CAGCAAACATAGTGGGAAATTTCTGTTCCATATGTCGTTGAAAAGCAACATATTTATTAGATTCTTCTTGATATTGTTGATCACACATTTGACACACTCCTTCTATAATTTCTGTCAGTTTACATCAACAGAGGGAGTGTGTCAAGTCATTCTTTGGATTGTTGTTGAAATTCTTCGTTTGCTGGAAGACCAATAATCATTTGAACAAAATCATTGGCATCATCTTCTGAGATGAAATATTTTGAGATGTATTGACCAGTTATTGTCGAAAGGATGTGAAGAATAATATGGTCATGGACAATTGAACATTTAATCATCCAACCATTCTTCAATATTGGTTTTGAAACAAGAAGATTATCTTTAATCTCTTTTTCAAAAAGCTTTCTCATTAAAAGGTTAATTTTATCTTCATCCATTCGATATACTTTTTAAATTTTTGGTTAATATTGTAAATTTCTTTTTTCCGACGCTAAATATTTAGACAACAAAAAGGAAGAAAGATGGAAAATTGGTTTTATGAAAATGATATTTTTGTATTAGAAGAAAAAAGTCAATATGAAGGTTTTGTGTATTTGATAGAAAATAAATTAAATGGTAAAAAATATGTAGGAAAGAAAAATTTTTGGTTTAGAAGAAAAAACAAAAAAACAGGAAGACGGGAAAAAAAAGAATCAGATTGGTTGGATTATTATGGTTCTTCGGAAACTCTTCTTGAAGATGTCAAACTATATGGTAAAGAAAACTTCAAAAGAACAATACTATATCTTTGTTTCTACCAAAAACAAATGTCTTTTTACGAACAAAAAGAACAATGGTGTAGAAATGTTTTACTAGATGAAAATTATTATAACACAAATATAGGAGGAAAATTCTTTGTAAGAGAGAAACACATATTTGAAAAAACAACTAAAGAAATAACTACAAAAAACGATAACTGGAGGAAAATAAAAAGCGATAATATGAAAGGAGACAAAAATATTGCTAAAAGACAAGATGTAAGAGAAAAACTTTCGGAAAAGAAAAAGGGAATCAACCACCACCAATTCAATAAACCAATTTCAGAAGAACACAAACTAAAACTGCACACCGCAGCAATGAACAGTTTGGTGTGCAATTGGTTGATTACATTTCCAAATGGGGATAAACGCACAATATCTAATATGCTAAAATTTTGTAGGGAAAATAATTTATCACCATCGGCGATGACACAAGTTTCTAAAGGGAAAAGAAACCATCATAAAAATTTCAAATGTGTCAAAATTTCTTAATTATTCATCGTCTTCATCTACAGAAAATTCTTCTTCTATTAAATAAGTTGCACAAAAAGGACAAAAGTGGGGATCGTCCTCACAATTGTCCTCTGAATAAGTTATGGTAAAGATGCTATCACATTCTTCGCATTTATGTTTAAGTTTCGCCATCCATTGCTCTCCTATTTTGTTCTAACATTTTCATATTTAGAACAAAATTTTCAAGCACTAGTTTTGTAATCGTAGCTAGAAGAACTTCTGGATCATCAATCTCCGAAAACATTTCTAGTACGGAAAGAGCAATAAGATTATATGCATCATCCTCTGAAATCGTCAACATACCCCAATCGATAGGGTCTTCACTTTCCACTTCTTTAGCTAAACTAATAATACTTTGTAGTGTAATCATATATCCTCAACTTGCCCAAACTTCGGACCAATTACCAGTCATAGCACCCTTTGCATAATCTGTAGCACGATTCTCAAAGAAGTTTGTATGTGTTGGTGCGTTAATCATTTCTTCAACCCAAGGAAGCGGATTCTTCTTAACCTTAAATATTCCTTTCATACCCATAGCAATCAAACGACGATCAGCAATATAACGGATATATTTCTTAACGTCATCTGGTGATAGGTTTTTCATTGGTCCCATCTCAAATGCTAGATCAATAAACTTATCTTCTAATTCGACCATACGTTCCGCAATGGTATAAATTTCTGATTTCAAGTCATCAGTCCAGATTTCTTTATTCTCCTCAATATAGGTTCTGAATAGCTTGATCATAGATTCTGTATGAAGTGTTTCATCAGCAATAGACCAAGTAACAATTTGACCCATACCTTTCATCAAACCATGACGGGGGAAATTCAGAAGCATGATGAATGAACTGAATAATTGCATACCCTCAGTAAACGCGGAAAATACCGCAACGTGTTTAGCAGTATTTTCCTTGGTGGAATTTTGTGCAGAAATATCTAAAACATAATCATGCTTCTGTTTCATTGCATCATATTCCAGAAACTGATTATACATTGTTTCTGGAAGACCCAATGTTTCGATCAGATGTGAATATGCTGCAATATGAAGTGCCTCTCTAGCAGCAAATCCAAGAAGCATCATACGAACTTCTGGTTGTGGGAAATATGGAAGATAGTTCTTGACATATCCTCCCGCAACATCAATATCACCTTGAGTAAAAAATCTGAAAATATGTGTTAGAAATTCCTTTTCCCCTTTTGCAAGTTTAATTTTCCAATCTTTTTCATCTTCGATCATAGGAACTTCTGTGTGTAACCAATGAGCCTGTTCGTGTTGTAGCCAAGCATCATAGGCCCAAGGATAATTGAAAGGTTTAAAATTACTCCTTTCATCCATCAAAGTATATTTTCGTTTAACCATTTAACCATTTCTCCAATTCTTCTTTTGTTCTCATACCAGTAAGTCTCTTCAACACAACATCATCATCAAACAAAATCATTGCTGGAATACCACGAATGTCATATTGCCTTGCCAACTCTGGATGCTGTTCAATATCAATTTCCTCAATTGGAACTTCTGTTTTGACACTTTCTAGAGTTTTGCTTAGTTGCTTACAAGGTTGACACCAATCAGCATAAAACTTAATAACCTTTTTCATATTTTCTCCTCAACCTTCGCAAGCAATACAGATATTATCATCTGTTGCTAACGCTTTTAAATCAATTTCATCAATTACTTGTCGCTCAATCTTCTTCGATACTTTATCTGCTTTTAGAATCTTCTCTGAACGGCAGTAGTACATCGTCTTCAAACCAAGCTTCCATGCCATAAAATGAACTGCATGAATGTATTTGATATTAGCATTTGGTCTAAAGAAGACATTTAAAGATTGTGCTTGATCAATATACTCTTGACGATCTGCCGCGTGTTGAATTACCCAACGTTGATCAATTTCCATGCTTGTTTTGAATACGTCTTTTGTCCAATCGTCCATCCAGTCGAGATGCTGAACTGAACCGTCATTAGCAATAATAGAACTCCAAACATCCTCATACCATGCCCCTATGTGTTTTTCCGATTCCTCACGAATGATCTTGTCGAGATACCTGTTCTTGTTGAGAAACGACCCCGATAGAGTATCTTGACGATAAGCATTGGCACGATAAGGCTCCACACTAGGAGAAGTGTTACCCATAATGATAGATGAAGATGCATTGGGAGCAACGGCCATAACATGAGAAAAACGAAGACCAGTACCCACAGCATCCGGAGCCTCGCCTCTTTCTTTACCAAGTTCGATATTTGCTTTGTCAAGACCATCCTTTATATGTTTAAAGATTTGTTTATTCCTACCAACTGCCAATGCTGATTCCCAAGGTAAATTATTCTTCTGAAGATATGCATGAAAACCTAGTGCGCCAACACCAATTGACCTTTCACGCATTGCAGAATACTTTGCCCTTTTAACCGCATCTGGAGCATTGTCGATGAAGTATTGTAGCACGTTATCTAGCATCTCAGCAACATCACGAAGGAATAGAGGATCATTTTTCCATTCATCATAATATTCAAGATTCAATGATGATAGGCAACAAACAGCAGTACGATCTTTATCTGTTGGGAGAATAATTTCAGAGCAAAGATTGGACTGTTTAATACTTAGTCCTAACTTTTTTTGGAATTCTGGCATCATTTTATTGCTTGTATCAATAAAATGAAGATATGGTTCTCCAGTATGCATTCTCATATCAAGAATACGTTGCCACAATTCTTTTGCAGAAATTGTATCACGAATTTCACCATTATGAGGATCTTTCAAAAACCATGTATCATCAAAATCTTTATCAAGCATACATTGTTCAATAATACGCATAAACTCATCTGTAATATTGATACCATGATGTAGATTTAGACAACGCATATTTTGATCGCCTGTAGGTTTACGCATCTCTAGGAAAGTTAAAATATCAGGATGAGAAATATCAAGATAAGCAGCGTAACTTCCGCGACGAGTTGAACCTTGCCTATACGCGAGAGATGAAGCATCATAAGTTCTAAGATGAGGCATAACACCAACAGACTTATTATCTGTAGACCTAATTCCAATACCGATTCCAACACCGCCCCCTAACATTGATAGCCAGTTTACTTCTGCAAGAGTGCTAACCAAACCTTCCGCAGAATCGTGAAGATAGGGCAGAAAACATGATATAGGAAGCCCACGACTAGAACGCCCAAAAGAAAGAATGGGAGTAGAATAACTGAGCCAATGTTTGCTGCTGTACTCATATAACCTCTGTGAATGATCCTCATTGGACCCGAACGCCTTCGATACATATGCTAACCTCTCTTGTGGTGAATTTTCGTCCTCCCTCATATACGATTCTTTCAACCTTGTCAAACCCAAAACATCGAATAGATTATCTCTTGAATAATCTACTTTAATACCGTTTACAATATTCTCCATTTATACCTCTACGAATTCTTTTGCCATTGGAAAAATTTTACTTATTACATTTGCACATTCTTTAGCAATTAATCTATGTTCTTTCTGAGTACCGTTTGCAGACCTCAATTCAATATAATGAATAAACGAACGCAATGTCCCATTTACATACATTCTACTCACAGTATTTCCCTCTGGTAGAATAACCCGTGCCTGTTCTTTCGCAATACCATGATCAATTGCCCAAGCATAAGTTTCTTTTACCAGATTGATAATTTCTAATTGTTTTTGATCCCATTCAAATTGAAGACTTGGATTGTCTTGAATTTCAATACTATTTTGCCTATTCTTATTGTCCTGCAACCTAGCTTCCCGAATAACAAAGTCTAGATCTTTTGTTGGATCAGCATATCGTTGACTAAATTCCTGAAATTGAAAACTACGATGACGAAGAATCTGTCTAGCAATATCCCTAGTTGTCTCAATTTCAAGACAAGCATTCACCATTTCAAGTGGACTCCAATGCTTATTTTTGACAAGATACCTGATAAGTTTCTCGCTTGTTTCCATATTTAATTGATTGCTTGGATTTGAAACTCTTGCACAAAAAGCAATCAGATCTTGTGCATCATCCAGTCCTAAATTTTTAAACTCATCGGATGCTTGTGAATAACTTACTAGTCTTACTTTCATATTATACCCTTTTCCAAAATGTTAACTTGACAAATGCTTCTAGTCCGCTGAATGTATTTGTCTTAATAATGTTCTCAATGTCTTCTGATGTTCTCCCGGAGATGATCATGTCATTGATATCTTTCTCAGAAATATTCTCAGGCCAAATTACTACTTTATAATTGTTATCGATTGCTGTCTTCACCATATTCACGATTTCTTTATTCTTTGGCTCATTATCAAAAACAAGAACCACATCTTTCGCATTTAGTGCATTTGCAGCGATAGTGAGATTTGAGTCTCCGGATGCAACACAATTATCGAGAAAAAGACTGTCAATTGGTCCTTCGACAATCTTCACTAATTTGTTTTTGTCTACTCTTTCCAGACCATAGATAAGCTTTTCTTTGCTTTCATCGGTCCTTAGTGTAACGTATCTAAGCTTGTTGGTGGTGGTGCCCAATGCTCTTCCACTAACAGCAATCAATTCATTGTACTCATCGAAAAACGGAATAACCAACCGTTCATCATCAGTAAGTTTGTCCTTACCGTGATCAGGAATTAGAGTGTCAATAAAAAGCTTGTAGTGTTTAGTATATAGTAATTTATTATAAAACTTCTCTGGGATTTTTCTTGATTTAAGATATACTTTACATGAATTTTCATCACTCAGATCAGAACAAAACTCTGCGTGTTCATATCCTTTTTTGTTCTCAATAGAACCAAACTTTGGTGGTTTGATATTGAAAGTGATTGTGCTTTTCGTCTTGCCTCGACCAACTTCACCAGAGGTATATCGTTCAAGAATGTATTCTTTGTATAGTGTTGGGTCAATGTGTTCGATCAGTTTGGCAAGAGTTGTCCCTACACCACAGTTATGACAGGTATAGAAAAGATCATTGCCTTTTTTGAACGCATATCCACGAGCCTTGTGTAGATTTTTCTTTGAATCGCCACAAATTGGACAGGAAAAATTATAAAGATCGTCTTTCTTCTGCTTAAAATTACGCAACCTTGAAGAGATCAAACGAATATATTTGTTATCAGTATACAATGACATAGAACAATCCTCAAAAACAAACCCCATTGTACACGAAATACAATGGGGTTGTCAATACCTATAGTTTTGTTCTATGCCATTTTTTGAACTGTTCTTACAAGTGGAGCATCATTCGGATGGTTCACAACTTCATGTAATTTATGTTTCGGAACTAGGGAAACTGCTTGCGATTCCCAACCCATATTTGAAGGATGACCACCAACTCTTCGGGCATGATAATATCTTGTGTACGATGTACTTCTTTCCACATCACCAGCATGACCAGTTAATTCAACTTTTAAACCACTTTCTTCATGTGCTTCTTTGATGGCATTTGCTCTTAGGTTTAGACCGGGATCAACTTTACCTTTGGGAAATGTTGCAGAATATCCACCAAATTCATTTGTGGGATGAACAACCCAAACTCTACCATCGTCCTCATGTACAATAACACCTGTGGCTAATTTCTTTCCTGATGGATTATGCACTTCTGGTTCTTCAAAATTACCCTGACCCTCAACTTTATTCCAATCATGATTTGGGTCATGTTCCCAGCTACCAAACTTTTTGCTTTCATTTTGAATGTTGTGGTTTGGTGTTGTTGTTGCTACCTCATTAGGATTGTCCCATGTCGAATGATGAGTTGGTTGGTGCGGACTATAAATTTCTACTTTACGTCCATCCTCATCTTTTTTTGGATGATAGCTAATTTCTTCTTTTATGTATTGTTTAAAAGTTTTCATTTGAATATTGTTGCTAGTGTGTTTAAGTTAACGTTACCAATGACCCAACCAAAACCAAGAGCGGCACCAACCAGCATCCATTTATATTTGTCGAACTCTTTAAAGCTTTTACTTTCCTCGACTTCTTTCTTCAAGTTTTGGTCGATCAATTCTGCTTTAAGATCATCGATTTTCTTAGCCAAATGTGTTTCGACTTCATTCATTCTGTCGGTAAGTTCACGATTGACTGTTGTGATTCTGGAATGTATTTCTTTAACGTCTTCTTTCAAATCTCTTTCCGCTATATCGTGTTGTTCGTGTTTTTGTTCATGTAGGGAAATCATTTTTACAAGATTGCTGTTTATTTCTTGTATTTTCTCAATAGATTCTGATACTTTCTGCCAAAGCTTATCAGTCATCTGTAAATCTTTTTGTAATAACCCGATTTCCAACTTTAATTTTCCTATATCTTCAGTCATACGATCCTCTTATTATATTTCTCTTTCTTCTTCTTGTCTTGGTCTTCTTCCGAATTTATTTCTATAACCAAAATCATTATAATAAGAATCATCATACTCACGATGATATTGTGCGCCAACTATTTTTTCTTTGCCTCTCGACCATGCAGCTATACCCAACACAGCACCCATAGCTAAATGGAAAAGACCAGCACCTTGTAATGTAAGAGGTTGCCAAGCTTCAATATCAGCACCTTTTGTTCCGACATATGCTTTAAATATTGCCCAGATTATAGGAAAAACAATAAAATCAGCAGTACAAACAACTAAGTACAACCATGCCATCGCAGGTCGCCACTTACGATTCATCCAGTCTTCTTGTTTTCTTGCGGATCTGCTTTTTTGTGGTTCGTCTGTCATGAAAATAGTATCTTATATGTTTTTTCGTACTTTGATATTCTATCTTCAAGACCATTATAACCACCATTGATTGCTCTTGTCAATCCTCTCAAATCATTACTGTCTGCAAATTTATTTAGGTTATTAATTTCCCAGAACCAACAGGCAGAATGAATAGCACCATCAAAGGTAGTGAGATACTCAGGAAGATCATCTACATCAAGTTCGACATAATCTGCAAACTTTTTGTAGTTGTTGTATCCAGTTAATTGGATAAGTCCTCGCCCACAATATTTCCAGCCATCACCACTTGCTTCGTCTCCATTGCCCATTCTATTAGCATAAACTCTACTCGCTATAGCTTGTTGGTTATGAGCATATTTTTTAGCTAGTTCATCATTTGGAAAATATTTTGGAAAAACTCTGCGTAGACTTTCCCAACGATAGTTTAAATTTTCTTTTAGAAAAGCAAAATTACCAGATTCGTGGGCACATTGCGATATAAATGCAGAAACTCTTTCCAAACCATCAATTTCATAGTTTGGAAGAAAGTCATTTAATGAAGAACACCATTCATCAATATACTTGTTTGTTGGTAGTATTAATGCTAACTTTTCTGGTTTTATAATCATTTTTTTACGCTTTCATAATTTGATTTCTGTTCGTTATACCATTGAACCCACAAATCAACTTTTGTTTGACATTCGTGGTATTTTGCATAATTTGTTGTCACTACTTTAACAACTTCACTCAATTTTGTTTCACCGTCTTTAACCTTATCCAACTCTGGACATTTTTCGCCGATCTCTTTTGGATAATCAGGGAACTTAGGGATGTCGTGTGAAAATAATGAACATCCTGTCAAAAAGAAACAAAATAGGAAAATAGATATGGTTTTCATTTGTTTGTTGCTGCCTCATTAAGAATATTGACCACTTCTCCAACAACTTTACATTCTTTATCCATCTTCTCGGAGTTTTCAGCAATCTTTTGTTGTGTCTCTTGTTGCTTCTCTTTTATTTTTATGACTCTATCACGATAAACATATTTAATCTTTGTATTTACTTTCTTGGCATTTTCTTCAACAACTTCAAGCTTGTGTTGCCATTCTTTTTCTCTTTCTTTGAACTCATTTACAACTGCCATTGCTCCTTCGAAATAAAGACCAATAACAACAACAGATATACCAACATATCTGATTATTAATTTTTGTGGAATCATAGTGAAAAAGGATGCTCCAAATAATGATACACCACAAAATAAAAAGAGGTGTATTAGAAAAGATGGGATGAAAGTAAATACAAAAATTAGAAAGTCAATCATTTTGGTGCTGACCTTCTAAAGAAATTTTTGAATGGAATGACTTTTCTTTTATTTTTCTTGTCAACTCCGGGTTCTGATTGATTTGGAAGATTAGGATTGGGAACACCAATTCCAGCAACTGCACCACCACCAACAGAATTAACAGGAACTTCTTCGTTTAGTTTCATTTATATTGCCTCAATGTATCTGCTATATTCTCGTCTATTTTTATATCTGATGAGAATATATCTCGACCACGTATACCTTTTATTTTCTCTGGCATAATATTGAGGAAGAGTAGATATGTTTTTAGGTACGAATAAAAATCCTCATTCACATTAAAAAATAGCAATCTAGTTGCTACTTCTGGACCAAAAACATTACAGAGAACAACGAGATGATTAATGACTAATCTTTCACGCAATTCTCCATAATTTTTATATCTAGTGAATAAACGGTTTATGTAGTTAAACCGTTTATTATCTTCTTCATATTCACTTAATATACAATTAGGTTTATCATATGCTTTTATGCTATACAATAAAACATTTTCTTCATTCAAATCATCAAACATTTTCTAATTTATGTAAGTCCTCGTCCTCTCTCATAATTCTTTCTATACCTGCTTCATCAGTCAATTCGGCATAGAAATCATAAGAACCATCATCATTCAAATAATATAAGAGATACAAATAAAATATTTCTTCATCATCCTCAAATTGTGGCATATCATATTGATCATATACTTTGCCAAATTGATTCATCTCCAACACAACTTCATCACCTTCAGGATCAAGTTCGTAAAGTGCTGGAATATCCAAACCATGCATATTAAGCACTTTACGAACTTTTTGTACTCCAATAACTGGTGACAAAATTATATCGTTTAACTCATTTCCCATGCGAAAATTAATCTTTGCACGAACCTCTGGATTATCGATTGAAATCGAATTATCTTTTGGTGTTTCGTGTTTAATTACCGCTTGACCAGTTTCAATATTGTGCATAATTATGAATTAGGGAAAATTGTGTTTTCAGCATCTCTAGTCATAGAACCCATTGCTACTAATGTTTCGTATTGTGTTCTATTTGCTCTTCCACCCATTACAATAGTGAATACTGCATTTGAATTTGCTACTGCTGCTGTTGGAGTTGTAGCATAAACACCACCAGAATTTAGAGTAACACTTGTGATTCGTTTTGAACCATCAGTAGTGATACTTGCATTTGCTACAGTATTTGCTGTTCCGCCACCAGTAAAGGTAACAAACACATTGCCATCAGGACTGTATGAATTTGTATTGGCTGAAATAGAAATGATTGGACCTGTTCCAACTTTTCTCAAATTCCATCCTGCGTGTTGTATTTTCTTCCCGTCACCAGTTGTAATACCTGCTTCGGTTGTATCTACACCAAATATTCCGTATGATGTAGTATTTCCAAATAGTGCTTGACCATTTGCAGAAACACCATGACCACCAGCATCTGCGGATTTTGGTGCGTTATTAGCTTGATCGTATGATCCCCATAAAGCCATTTCGTTCTCCTAAGAATTGGATTTTATTTTAGTATTTAGGTTTTTACCAAAGTGTCTTTTTCGCTTATCTCAGGTTCTGGATCAAACTTGTCCTGACCGTTGACTTTAACTTTTTTCTTTATAATGTCTTTGACAATTTGTTTCTTTCTTTCTTCTATTTCTTCTCTTGTAAGATTTTTCATTTTCAGAAATCCCAATATGGTAAATTTTTTTCTTCGTGGTGCGCTTTTATCGCAGTTCTTGTTCTTCTTAGAGCATCTGGTTTTATGTCTTTACCGTGATGATTCCAGCCAGTAGCAATAAAACCAGTTTCTTTATGCCTCCATTTAGGATGGTCGCCTTTTTCTGTAACAGGCTCATAACCAAGTGATTTTAACCACTCAATACCATCCTTGTGCTTCTTTCCGACAGCATTCCACTCTAACAAAGAATTTGAATTTTCTCTGAATAGTTTTAAATTAATCATTTGTTGCTCTTCTCTGGGTGTTTATCGTAATAAGCACCTAATGCCATTTTGATTCTTTCTTTCTTTGATTTGCCTTCAAATCTTGGATCAGCAGAATTTACAAAATCTGTTATCCACTCTGATGCTTCGGCGTCTCTTGAAATAACTTCATCTAATTGTTTCTGAAAAGACATTTCTTCAATTTTCTCACCAAGCTTTTCTTTCTTAATTCTCTTCAGATTTTCTAGATCACTCATGGTATCTTTTCGTTTCAAATCTGCAAGCTTTAGTGGTGCTTCGCCTTTTTGCTTACGGAGATATGCTGGAATGTCTGCCTTTTGCACTTCTTCTTTCTGAAATTTTGAATTGTTTGATTTTTCTGCTGAAGAGTGATACCATTTCTTTTTATCACCATCGAAACGCATACCTTCTGCTTTTGCTTCATCTTTTTGTTTGAATGGTACTTTATGATAAATTTTTTCTGATGGTTGTGTGGTATGTTTTTGTTTTCTATTCCACTCTTCATCTTCTTTTGCGGTACGTTCCCAACCTTCATCGTCTTCTCGACCACGGGCACCACCAATACCACGATAAGGAACACCGCGACCAATATAACGCGATTCGTCCAATTCCGATTCTTCTTTCTGAATAGTTACACCTTTTGATGATGCAGCACTAATCTTTTTCTTGATCTTGCCTTGGCTTTGGTCCTGTGCAATCTTGATTTCTTTATTGAACTCTTCTTCAGTTGCCTCCTCGACCATCAATTCAGAAAGTGCTTTTAGCCTATTTTCTTTATATGATTCTACTAGTTTTGAAAATTTCATTTGTTTGTCCTTATAAGTATGCGTTTGAAATTAAATAACCTTCTATTTGCCCACCAATCCTACTTGTTCCAGTTGTTGAAGATACTTGCCATTGAATATCTGTTTTTTCAAAATATGGGCGAGGAACAACTTTTAAAGAATTGTATGTACTGACAAATGGGAAAGTTAAAATTATATTAATGACTCCAGTATTAGTTTTCGTCCAAGATCTATATAATGCAGTCTGACTTCCTGTTTGATTTGTGTACCAATTCGATTGAGTTAAAAAGAATGTAAAACCAGCAGGAACCGTATATACTGTCATTTGACTCCTACCGAAACTTGCATCTGTTGGACTACCAATATAAGCAAGAGTAATAACTTTATCTAAACTTCCTGCTCTTATTTTTCCAACATTTTCTGGAGTCTGTGTAATATTCAGAGAGTTTATTCTTAAAAAATTATTTACGGTAGAAACACCAACTGTACCATTTGTCAAAACAACAGTCTCAACTATTTGAGCGTAATTAGCATCAAGACCAACTATTCGAATACTAACATTTGTATCTGATGCACTATCACTCCAAACAAGAACTTTTTGTGCTGATGGAAAATAAACATATTCCCCATTTTCCCATGCTGGAACGAATGTTGTACCAACCGCAGAATTATAGCCGGAAATACTCAGCCCAGTAACACCCGGAACTTTCCCCATTGCAACTTGAAGTGCAAAATCACCACTTTGTAATGTGGTATAATCTGGCATAACAACTTCATAAATGTCTCTATTGATATGTAATAGAGAACCAGTATTTTTACTATACTGTGACAATTAGCATCTCCAACGTCTTAGGGCTTTATTAATTCTTGAATCTGGATCGTTTGCAGTTTTAGCAGAAGTCAAACGTCTCTTCATACCAGACATTCTGCTACAGAAAGCTTTTCTACGATCTGCACGTTTTCCTTTTGGATTTTTCTCGGTAACAGCAGTTTGTAATTTTGAGCCGGGATTTTCTCTCTTATAAGCATTGACTGCTGCCTGACTCAAACCATCAGTATTATCTTGACGATTAACTTTTTGCCAATCTTCTTTTACTGGAACACAATTTGGCACCTCTTTACCATTTTTCTTCTTTGTGCCATACTGTTCATATCCTTTCCAACAAGGGTCTTTTTCTTTCTCTTCTAAAAACTCTAAAAACGATTTCATATTGTCCTCTTTGATTTAAAAGAACTCAATGAAATCCCCTTCTTCTTGAGTTCGTCTTCTTTTTGTGCAGACATAGTATTCAACATCTCACCACCATCGCCAATATTTTCTTCTAGTGGTGGGTCTTTCTTTATTCTGCTTCCCTTTTTGTCTGCTGGTCTTGCAAGATTCTCACCAGATGCTGCCATAGACATTCCGGGTTCGATTCCCTTATCAATCGACTCTTTTATTTTTTTCCTGAAGTCTGTGAGTGTTTTGATTGGACGTTCGCTGTTTGGGTCTTTTTCCCCTTTGAAGGTCTTTTGTAGTAACGTTTCTTGGGCGGCAGAGGCATTGTTGAGATTTCTGTCGATTCCTTCGGTGAGATAACCACTTCTTCTTGTTTCTTCTCTTGTTCCGGTTCTTGTTTCTTGAACCAACTTATAAGCTTTGTCCATAATGCTTTCATTTTGTTTTTCCTTTTTAATATCATCATTTGTTATTGTTGATGATTTTAGTGGTATATCAGTTTTTACGATTCCCTTTCCTAAAGTTATGGAATCGGTTTTATCAGAAAGATCGTAATTAGATTTAGTTTCATTACCTGTCAATGATGTCAATAATTGTTTTAGTTCGTCGGTTGTATCGGCATTATATGTAACAGATACTGCCTCTGAAAGAAAATCTGCAAAGGTATTATTCAAAGTTTCTTTTATTTTCTCTTTCTCTTTTGGCAATTCTGTCAATTTATCTTGAAGAGCAACATGAGTTACTTCATCTTTTGTGCCATAACGATTTTTGCCGTGATATAGAAGTCCTTTTTGTTTTGCTTCTTTTGCGGCATTTGAACTTGAATGTGGTTGTTGTTTAGCCAATGATGGTTTGCGACTAATTTTTGTTAGTTCACTATCGATCCATTCTTTTGCTTTAGGTGATGCGTGTGGTCTGGATAAAAATTCTGCATGAACTTGTTTGTGTTGTTTTAACAGATCCTTTTCGGATTTGATTTCTTCTGGTGTTGCAGTTGAAAGATCTTTTGAGTTATCATATTCGATATAGTTGTTACCGAACATTTTGGCGTATCTTGAACGGGCGGACTGAACCTTTTGCCATTTCTTTCTTCTGATGTTCTCATCAGTAACCCTACCACCATTCTTTGCTCTTTCTATGTTTCGTTTTTGTGATGTTTTATCGTCAACATGAACAAAAGCCATAGATGTGTCATAACCAAGATTCTCTAGATGGTCTTTTATACCTTTTACTTTTTCATGATCCTCACCAGAACCACTAATCAATAATCCATTACGACCAAGAATTGCTAACTTGCTTTTCAATTCTGCTGGTGATTGAACTTTTTTGTGTTGTTGACTGTGAATATCTTTGAGATGATTGTGAAGATTGTCTAGATCAACCTCTACCAATCCATGATCTTTTAGTGTATGCTTCATGTACCAATCTTTACCAGAACCTGTACCACCAACGGAAAAGATTGCTTTGTGGGTTCCATAATCTAAGACATTCTCTTTAAGAAAATGTGAGAAACTTTCATTTATTGAATTCATTAACGCTACCTCTACAGTAGAAACTTTATATTATTTAGTATTTATGGTTTTTATAAATATAGAATAAAACATTTTTTCGGGATTGTACAATGAAAGAACCTATTAGCCTAAGAAATTTCATCAAAAATATCAAGAAGCAAAACAAACCAAAAGCAACATATAGCGAAAAACCAAAGAAGCAAAACAATGAATATGTCTCTGGTTATGGATCTATTGGCAACAGAAAAGATATTGGTGACTTTGTAGAACTAGAAAAACCAACAGACAACAATTATGTTTCTGGATATGGTTCAATCGGCAATAGAAAAGATATTGATATTCAACCAAAGAAAAAGCTAAAAGAGTGGATATATGATGAGGGTAAACCTGTAGATCTAGACAAACCTATTGAGAGAAAAGTTGACAGTTCTGGATACCCAAGTTTTGCGGAAAGACAAAATTATGATGACAAAAAACACGAAGAAACATATGATAAATTAGAAGCACACCACCATCCAGATTATGATACACAAAACGAGAAAAGTCGAAACCAACATTTCCAAGATTATGTTGGTGACAGTTCAGGCTTAAACGGCAAACTTATAGCTTTACATGGTTCTGGTGCGGATTCATATAAAGAGGCAGATGATGATTCCCATGTTTCTAATATGGATCGGGCTTTAGTTGAACATGAAAATCCTGCCCCAGAAGATCATTATGTTTATACTGGTCTAGGACGAGGAATTAGTGCTCTTGATGCTTATAAAAATGGTAAAGGCATCCACTTTCCAGCATACACTTCTACAAGTACAGATCCTGATGTAGCCCAAGGTTTTGCAAAACAAGGATTAGAAAAACCAATATCAGAAATTTTAAGAATAAAAGTTCCAAAAGGATCAAGACACGGTGTATTTCTTGGTTCAACTTCAGCTTTAAGTAGTGAAAAGGAAATGATTCTACATCGTAATAGACACGTTCGTTTTGTCGGTGAACCAAGAAGAAATGGTAATCATCTAGTATATGATACTGAACTTGTTGATCACCCAGAACAGGACAATCATTTAGAGAAACACAGAAAAGAAATTGAAACAGATAAGGAACCATTAACAGTATTGAAAAACAGAAATGCGAGTGAAGAAGAAATCCATAATGCATACACAAATGGTTCAAAGAAAGTTAAATTAAAAGCATTAACACACGATAAAGTTGGAAAGAAAACATTATCTACCGCGATAGATGATGGTGATCCAGAACTATTGAAAAAAGCACTACAATCAAGAAATGTCGATTCTGATCACATTCATCAGGTCATTGATAGTAAACATATATCTGAACCAGAAAAAGTAGATGCCATAACTGATCACTCCAATGATTTAGACGATTCACATATAGACAAAATAATAGAAAAACATGGTGATGATGAAGATATGATGTCAGCTTTGGCATCTTCGAAAAATCTAAAGTCACACCATATTCATCATTTCTTAGACCATCCGAATTTTTATATGAATCAGTTGATTAGGCAACATCCTAATTTAAGTGATGAACACATTCATAAAATGATAGATTCAGACAAGTATACTGGAAATACTATGTACGGTCTACATAATATGGGTAAACTGAATGCGGAACATAATAAAAAAATAATTGAAAAATATCCAGACCATCATGTTAAACAAGACATTATTGCTAGAGGAAAATTGGATGATGATACCATTGATAATATTATCAAAAATGGTACAAATGAAGATCACTACAATTTAAGTGAAAATAATAGTCTTAAAACACACCATGTCAGAGATCTCATACAAAAAGCAATAGATACTAAAAATGATGATATGATTTCAAAATTATCAACATCATCAAAACTAGATTCTGATTCCTTACACAAATTATACGCTCATGCCGAAAAAAAGGGAAGTTCGTATATGAAAAGAGGAGTTCTTAGAAATAGAAATGCCTCACATGGTTTATTGATGAAAGCTTTGGATGATGAAAATTCTGGTGTACGTAGAATGGCTATACAACACGAAAATGCAACACCCGAACACATAAACAAAGCTTTGGATGACGAGGATCACACAGTTAGATCAGAAGCAGCTAAACACCATAATGCAAATGAAGAAAATTTAGAAAAAGCATTACGTGATAAACACACTAATGTTGCAGAAACTGCCGCCTCAAATCCAAATCTTACATATAAAAATATTCATACTGCATTAGACCATGAAGATCCATACGTAAGAATGGGTGCTATAATGTCTGGTGATGATAAAGTTCATTCTGATCATTTAGATAGAGCAATAAAAGACCCAGACTATGGAGTCAGAAGAACAGCATCTAGACATCCAAATATAGAAAATCATCATCTAGAAGTATTAGAACATGACGAACATCCAAATATATCAGAGTATGCGAAACAAAGATTAGGAAGGGACAACGAAGAATGATTAATTTTAAACAATTAAAATCAATTATAAAAGAAAGTAACAACACCAAAGACGGTGAAGGTACTGTTAAAGATATAGATAAATGGACAGAAGAACCAGATACACAGTATGGTTCTAATCGTGGTGGTGTTCACTATGATGAAAATGGTGATAAACATTATGTAAAGTTTTATCATAATCCACAACAAGCAAGAACAGAAGTAGCGGCAGCAAGAGTTCATGAGATGCTTGGTGTTAATACAAATAAACCATTTTTAGTTAGAAAGAATGGGGAAGTTGGTGTTGCATCAAAATGGAATTATGATCTTGAAAGAAAGAGTCCAAGTCATTTTGATACTCTCGATCATGAACAAGCAAAACACATTGCTCGTATCCATCATGCAGGAGTTCTTACAAAGAATTGGGATGCTGTTGGTCTTGAACATGACAACATCACATTCCATAAAAAAACTGGTGAACCATATTCAGTAGACCAAGGTGGAACAATGAACTTCAGGGCGCAAGGTGGTCCAAAAGATTATGGTGATGATGTTAGTGAAGTACATTCATTTAGAAATCCAGATAACTATCAAGCACATCATGTTTTTGATGGTAATTTTAGCAGACACCCTGATGTTGAAAGATCAGAACTTGACAAAGTAAAAGCACTCAAGTATGATGACGTTCATCGTGCGTTTACTGATGCTGGACTTCATGACGCACATAAGAAAGCGAAAACTCTATGGAATCGTAGGAGTAATTTATTGAAACATTATGGTGAAGGGGAAGAATAAATATGTGGATTTGTCTTAATAATGCGTTTTTTAGTATCATTGAAGATGTTGATAACCCAAAAAACCTTCTTGTAAGGGCTAGGGACGAAAATAGCATCGAAAATGTTTTTCGTGATGTGACTGTAAAGAAAACCCCCCACCGTGATTATCTTTATCGAACTTCTATTAGGCGAGAAGTAGTAGCAGAGAAAATTAAAGAAAGTCTGATGAATATCAATTATGACAATTTTAAAGACTCTGTTGACGATAAGGAACTACATGATGCTTATGCTCGTTTTTGGTATGTGATGTACGATTACCAACACAAGCTAAATCGTTAAACAAAAAGCCCGGTTTTATCCGGGCTTTTTTCATTTATAGTTACCAACGAAGTCAGAACATATTCCAAAAGGTTTCTCTTTAGTAACATATTCTTTCGTCCAAATACTATCTGGCATCACAAGAATACAAGTTCTCCCAACCTTCTGTTTACCCGGATAAGCCCAGATAAATCCTTTACTAGTCATTGTATAATCATCGTTATTATGCCAGAAATAGTTCAAGGTTGTTTTTGTCATCAATTCTAGTGCCTGAACATTCTTACAATGAATCCATAGATGTTCTTGTCTCTGACCTAACCAATCCAGACTAATTTCATATTGTCCGTAATCGTGACCCAATAGTACGTGTTCACCAAATTTCCAGAGATCTACCTCAACATGATATTTCTTATCAATGGCATGATCAATATAGTCTGGAGCATTTTCTCTAGCAGAATTTGGTCCGTATAGATTTCCTCTGTGTGAAATTAAAAGCATTATTTGTCTACCTCAATATATTCACCTTTTGGGGTGTGTTGCAGTTTCTTTCGGATAATGAACTCTTCCCAAGGCAACCCAAGTTCACGAATCCATTGCTCAGACATTACGTGTGGGCATAGCAAATTTGTTTTCTTATAAATTGGTTCTAGGAAACAAGCAATTTTAGAAAACATAATCACGCTAAACATATTGCCAGCCTGAATCATATCACCAGTTCCCATTTGCATATGGTTTCTATGGGCTAGTGTATAGAATTTGTTTGCTTGAAAGTTTGGAAATGGTTGTTCAAAAATCATATCTGGTCGCATTCTGAAAACAAAATCATAGACTGTTCCTGTTTTAGCAGAATAATTTTCCATGAGTTGAATACCAGCATTCAACTTGTAAAACATGGATAGAATGTTTTTTGGTCGGTGTGCAAAATTACCAAAAGTTTTTCCTCTCTCTTCGAATTGTGCATTATAATTATTCCAACTTTCGACAACAATTTCTTTTGGAAAATAGTGTCGAACTAGATCATCAATATCAACTTTTGGTGTTTCGTCATACACGCCCGATACAGTATTCTTATCACTTGGAACCCACCATCCTTCATCATCCCAAGTATGAATAAAGATATCTGGTTTATACCCATCAATAATTGTTTGTTTAAAATTTGGAAAGACATCTCTCCAGCATCTAAAATGTCCGGTCAATACAACAGCAATCTTCATTAATAGTATTCCTTAATATTGTTTTTTCTTACCACACAATCCATCATCTTATTTTTTTGTACATTCAATTTATTGTAATTTAAAGCATTAAGGAGTATTCTGTGTGGTGAGTCCACATGACTATCTTCAAATATAGGATTAAAAAATTCCTCATACATGAAAGAATAAATATCTTTCATATTATTTGGGTTCGTGATTATTATACAATCATTTGGATGAACATTTCCAGAATCGACAACAACATCTTTATCACCCAATACAGGAATATCAAATCCTGCATACATCATATCACATCTAGTCTTTATTGCCAAATCATACCCATCTAGATTAACAACATTAACAATGGTGTTCATCTTTTCTATTTGAGAAAAGCTACTAGATAATTGTGCAAATTTTGGATTAACGTGTTTAAATGCTTCGGATATTCTTGGGCGAATATCAAGTCTTTTGAGATTGAATCCATTGAATTGTTCTTTCAAATATTCTTGATTTATGAACTCGTCCTTATTGTCATTTATGCGACCCTGAATAGCTGGGTGATGTCCATATCTGTAATAATCAACAGAAACAAATAAATCAACATCGTGATTTTTAAATGTTTCTGTGAAATTGTTTTTACAGAAATCCCATGTCCTAATGTTGCCGATTAGAAATATGGCTAATTTCATTTTATAATATAAGCAGTAGGTGCCTTAACAAAAGTTGGTCTTAGTGTCAGTCTGCGTTCCCGAATAAAAACATCAGCAGCATTCGACTCACTCCAATTATGATATGCATACTCATCAAACACAACCACACCACCGGGAACAATGAAATCCCAGAACGCCTCTAATGCGTTATATGTGGGGTCTTCAAGATCCATATCGAGGTAAAGAATGCTGATACGGAATCCGGGTTTGTCCTTCAAAAATTGTACTGAAGATTTTGAGATGTCACCAGAAACGAGATCAAATTTTTCTCTGCGAAATCCTGCATTAAGTATTTTTTGTGTGATTCCAGCTTGAGAGATATCATCATTTGTCAAGTTCTTATCTCTATCAAAAACCTGTTTCATTGCTATTTTATCTACACTATATTCCATATCTTCCAGAAAGGACTTGCCGAAAAAGTCAAACCCAATAACTTTCTTAATGCTATTTGGTTCATACATATCCACTAATTTAAGCCAAGTTAGAAGACCAGACCCTTTGAATACTCCACACTCTACGATATCACCAACAAGATGCTGAGTCATATTGTAAAAATTGTGTCGATACATCATTTTATTAAAGACGTTTCTATCTGAACTAAAGATAAAATCGTTAAAATTATCATAAACACATTGGTTGCTGTTTATATCAACGTTTGAATTATATAAATTTACCATTATTTTTCAACCTTAAAATTTCCATTGCCATCTAATCTAACAATAGAGATATCGATAACTTGTCGATATTCTATACCATGTTTTTCTTTTATGTAGTCCATGCTCCAATGATGTATCATATCTTCATTGGTTGGATATTCATTTAATCTATTAATGTAGATGCTAAATGCGTCAGATTTACACGCAGCAAACATATCGTTTTGTGTCATATGAACTGCTCCAAGACCAATGTAAATAAGCTTTTCGTTTTGGGTGCATTCACTCAGTATTGTATCATAGTCCAAAGGATTATCCAAGAGCAAATCGAATCTAGAACGAACCAGTAAACCATACTTACCATTCTGTTCTTCTTCTCTCTTTACCTCTTCATAACATTTTAGGATTTTTCTTTTCTGCATCATACCAGACGATCCTGTCAATTCTGGTTCGATGCCAAAATATTTCACATTAATCCCAGAAAACATTTCCTTTATTTCGTCATCAGATTTCGTAATTTGCATCTGATTTTCATTATGAAGACTGTAATCAGAACGAAACAATTGATTATATGTTTCAACAAAAACATCTATATCATGGTTTTTGTTGTATAATGTTTCAAGAAAGTTTTCTCTACAATATGACCATGCCCTAACATGACCCGGTAAAATTATTGCTATTCTCATATTATTAACTCTTTAGCCAAGATTCTACTGGTCCTTCTCTTCCAGTAGATCGATTTTCTGATTTTATATCGTGATATTTGTGGATAACAAATGAATTTTTAGAACCAATATAGAACTGTCTCAAATTATAAAATTTAACACCACCCCAACTTTGAAATTGAATTGTAATACCTTCCATCAAAATCAAGCTAATTAGATGGCATGAAAAATCTGTATTAACTGTACATGATGTAAACCTAATTCTTTCATCGGTAACAGCAATATCAGATCTTCTTACAAAATCATTATTATTGCTATTGGTTTGGTCTTCTACAAAAAACGTTATATCATCTGATTCGATAAATGAATCTCTTTGAGCATATTCAAAAATTTCACTATTTGGAACTCTTTCTTTAGCACAAACAAAAGGTGCTGTAAAAAATACTGGTTTGTCTTTTGGTAGAGACATTATATCAGAGAAAAAGTTTTTAGATAGTACACAATCAGATTTAAGGAGAAGTATCCTATCATCTGCATCATAATATTTTTGACAATACTGTTTTATGGTGTGTACATCTGCGCCAAGAGATTTGTTTGTGTTGGCATCATAGTTAAAAAATACAACTTTTTTGAAGAATCTTTTCAGATCATATTTGTTGAAAATTTCTTGCACATATACGTTACTTAATTCATTTTCATGTGTGTTGTATATGTACAAGAGATCAAACACACACGATGGATCTTGAAAAGAGATGCTACGAAAAGTAGCATCCAGATGATCCTCTGTTAACGTTTTATGTGTGATGAAAAAACAAATATGTCTCATTCTTTATGATTATCCAAAAAGTAATCTAGATCTTCTGGTGTTCCAATACCCCACATACGTTCAATATTCTTAACACGAATCTTCTTACCATCACCAATAGCTTCATTGAATACTGGACAAACGTAAAACTCATTATTTGTTCTGATATTTTTCTGAATCATTTGTTCTGCGTATTTAACATAATCAGAACCCTTCTTCCAGTAATAGATACCAACTGTTGCTAAATTAGAGATGACTTTCTTCTCTGCAACCTCTGCCACAAAACCATCATCTCCGATTCTGGCATAGGACCATTTTGGATGAGTTGCTTTGAATGTTAGAATACCACCATCAATGGAATCAGCAGAGAATGCATACATACATTCATTTGAATTCCATTCTACAAACTGATCTGAGTTTGCCATGACTAGAGGATTATCATTGTCGATAAATTCCTTGGCTAGAAGAGTTGTACAGGCGGCACCTTCGGTAATACCATCAACCTGAACGATCTTGCAATTTGGTGCAATTAGATTTAGTAGGTACTTTAGATTATACTTTTCATAGTGTTCTTTCTGAACTAGGAAAATATAGTTTGCTTCAATGTTAAGATTCTCAACTACAACTTGAATCATTGGCTTACCACGAACCTCAATGAGTGGTTTGGGGAATGTGTAGCCAGCCTGTGCAAAACGACTTCCTGCGCCAGCCATAGGAATCAGAACATTTAGTTTTGTGTCCCTCCAAGGAAGAGACTTGTTAGACGATCCTTCGATTTTACTCATAACTTCAAACATCCTATTTAACATATTTGGGGAATTTACTTCATAAGAGTTTTCAACAGGAAGAAGATGTGCGCCAGAATTCAATGCACCTTGCCGACCGATATGAGAATCTTCAACGATAATTGTGTCCTTTGGCAATGCGTTTAACTTGGTCATACATTGCCAGTACATTTCTGGATATGGTTTTGTTCTTGTCACATCCTCATTACTAACATAATAGTCTACTTGCTCAAGAACACCAATGCTTAGAAGAGATAGTTTAACGGTTTCACGAATTGAATTGGAGGCTACAGCAATTTTGTATCCTCGATCTTTGATTTCATAAAAAAGTTTCTGTAATCCATCTTGCCTCTTAAATTGCTTAAGAAACTTAAATGTTGCTTCCTGTTTATCTGACCAAATTTGATCATAATATTTTTGATCGAGACCTTTATGCTCAGTCAACATCTTAAGCTTTTTGGTGGTGTTCAATCCATCATAAAGGCTTAAATGTTCTTCTCTACTGATGATATATTTCTCATCTACTTTTTTTAGTGCTTCGTTTAGAGACTCATAATGCAAATCCCTTGAGTCTATAAGTACACCATCTAAATCAAATATAACTAATTTATTATTCATGCTTTATTAAATTCATTAAAGAGTACAAATGGATCATGACCTAATTGATGGTCTGGTATTCTATGTAGTTCAAAAATATCAGGCTTTATGATATATGAGATCAACCATAGACCTTGATCATCATCAACAAAATTGTTCTTTTTGAGTTCACCATAAGAGTGATGCATTAGGTTAAACATAGTTTCCCATAATGATTGATGGGCAACCACTTTAGCACCAAGAATGTAAACATCATTTTCAGCAATAACATTCCCAAGTGGTTTTCCATCATAATCTTTGTAATTGAAGAGATGGATCTTTTCCTTGTTAAAATCATAATCCCAACGTTTTGATGGTGGAATATTTTTCTCCGACCTACAATAACCAAAATCAATCCATGCAACCATTTCGTTGGAGTTCAATTTATTTTGTACTGCTAGGTTTACAAAGAATGCTTTAAGATTTGTCACCAACACATACTCTGGATTCCAATACTCTGGATTTTTAATCTGAGTTGGGTGGATCTTTCGTTTGAATTCTTCTGACGCTTGAATCTTTGTGATATCAGTTCTCATCTCAGCAAAGACTGTGAAAACATCAAACACAACGATCTTAGTCCTATCCAACCTGTCTTTACAGATTTCCTTGATTCTATCAGAAAATTCTTCGGTTGTAAAGACAATGATCTCATTTTCAAGCTTGGTTAGGTGTGTGAATCTTTCAAGATAAGTTTCATTTGTCCTATGAAGATAATGGGGGAGTCCCTTATCTGGTGTCCAAGTGCCCCTACCAATATCGTAGAAGGCAGTTACAATGCTAATTTCACTCATTATTAATCCTCATATTTGTTTTCAATAAGAAACTTTAAAGCAGGGACTCGATCATATTGATGAACGATATAATATTCTTTCCCTGTGGATGTTGTCACAGAATTGCCATTCCACTTCGGTGTAGGTTCTAGTAGATGTGGCCTAAAACTTTCAATCTTTGATGGATCTGCGGTAGTTCCTAATTGACAAGCCCAACCACTTTCCGATCTGGTATATAGACTCGTTGCCTGATATGGTTGTTGTGCGACCATAAAATTAAATGTGGACTGATCAACGATTGGAATTGGTCGATTGATAGACATATTGAAAATCATTGCAGCTAGATCACGAATAGCATATCCTATACCTGCTAGAACACCAACATTATAAATTTCTTTTGTTTTAAAAATGCTATGGAAGAATGGGCCAAAGGTTTCCAAGAGGTTTTGGTTTCCCCAAGGTTCATCTTCATACAATAGAGATTCTGATGAGAAGACAAGTTGCTTATCATTCAAATTATTTTCAAGATACTCGATAGGGTTCTTTTGGAAGATCACATCTTTGACATCAGTTGTCACCACATAACGGTAATCATTATTCCTGAGAAAGTTGTAAATATGAACGAATCTTTCAACATGAACAGGAATATTTGATGGTTGATGTACACAATTCCCCTCAGAGTCGGTTGCTGTGGCAATAACACCAAACCCAGAATCCATTACCTTCTTTACCGTATCTTTATCACAGTTTAGAAGGATTAGGATTTTATCACCTTCAAATCCACATTTATTAATTGAGTTAACCCAATATTTCAAAGTGTCCCATGTGTAGTTGGTGGAACACCCAATAATCAAATCTTTCATAACAAATCCTTTAATTTATTTTGTGTACTGTTTGAACCTCAAAAGTTTTCTTGACTGTCCCGGTGTGTCTTTAAGGTATGTATTTAACAATTCGTCGGTGCCTTCCTGACCAGCACCGGATTTGTCAAGAATGTCTATTTTTGATTCCTCTTTAACCAATGTCCATCTTCCATTGATCTTTTCTAACATTTTAGTCTCTCGTTAATGATAGGATTTTTTGTATTTGTTGTTCAAGAATTTCTTTTCTATTGGGCCATTTGATGATTGGTTGGTCAGCAGTCTTCAACAACTTGGTTAAAAAAGGAAGAATGATTTTCTCTACCTCTTGTAACCTTTGTTTATATTCTCCAACAGACCTTTCCTTTTCATTCAAGACATCATTATATTCTTCTTCAGACACAGCAGAAAATCCAAAATCATCATCATCAAATTCATCGATGATTTTTTTCATATCGTATTTCATATTTATTCTGATGTTTGTTGGTTAATGAATGCTAGTTTACCCATCTCAAACATTCCAACACCCCTATATGTGTCGGAACAATATGATGCAATTGCAATCTGTCCATGCTCATCAATTCCAAAAAGAATGAATTCTTCGACATCACCGTCGCCAACCATCTTTTGAAAACTCTCGACAATCGCCATTTTTTCACTATTATTGGTATTCATTTTAACTTTCTCTTTACTTGCTTTTGGCATTAATCCCAACTCTTGTTTGTTTTTTTCCATGATTACACCTTTAAATTGCTAAAATTTCTTTTTCCAGATCTCTTCTCAAAGAATGGACCTTTTGGTTCTTCTGGTTGACCCGAATCGGAAATGTTATTTTGTGCAGACTGTTCAATGTCATACAATTTCATTTTCGATCTGTCAATACCAACAACAAACCTCTTGTACATATTTGGATCAGAGTATCGATTCTTTAATTGCTTAACCATAATCTGATTCAATGCATCCAATTCTTCATTGCTGACCAATGCAAACATAAAATCTGCTGTTGCTGGAAGACCAAATGATTCCGACGTATCCTCTAGACCGGGATCTGATGAAGAATAACCAGACCTTGTGGTTTGAGTTGCTGATACAATAGGAACATTAAATTCCACAGCAAGACCACGTAGTTCTTCAGCGATTGATTTGATGTATGTATAACTGTTTACATTAGAACCTGCTTTCAACCTTGATGAACAACAGATATTCAAATAATCGATGAAGATAATACTTGGTCTAAAAGACTTCTTGAGATGCAAATCATTCAACAAAGCCCTAAAGTGTAGCGCAGATGCTGTTGCTGTTGGATACTCTTTGATGATCAACTTTCCATTAGCCTTATTTTTTAGATTACTGAACCTCTTGACATATTCATCTTTCGATAGCATATGCAGATCATTCAAACTAATGTTAAGTAGATTTGCATCAATCCTCTCAGCAATTTTCTCTTCCGACATCTCCATAGTAATATATAGCACATCGATGCCTTGTGCGATACATGATGCAGCTACATGACACATGAAGAGCGATTTTCCAACACCAGTACCAGCAAGAGCAATATTCAATGTTTTAACTGGAAGACCACCTTTGGTAATCTTGTTGAAATAATCTAGATCAAACCTTATGCGGGATTCTACTCTATGATAGGATTCATACCTCTCATCATAATCATTGATGTAGTCATGTCCGATATTATTGTCGAATGATACTGCCAAAGCATCACTTAAAAGTTTTGGAATCTCACCCTTGCTCTTATTGCTTTTTTTACCTTTATCAAGAATGCTGACAGATTCCATGATGGCATTATAGATTGCCTTATCTTGACAAAACTTTTCCGTTTGTTCGACCAACCACTCTTCATCAGACTCATTATTTTTGTTCTGATAAATTTCATCAAGTAGAGAAACCACTTCATTATATTCTTCAGAAGTTAGATCCTTGTTCTCACCAAGATTAATGATTAGCGATTCGTGGGTTGGCAGATTGTGATACTTGTTGATGAATTCCTGAACTTCATCGAACAGAATCTTCTCTGTCCTATCAGAGAAGTAATTTGATTGTAAAAAAGGAGAAACCTTTCTAGCATAATCATCATTATAAATCAGATTCTTCAGAATAATCTTTTCAATTCTATCCATTCTATTCCTTTTTCAGCATTAATTCCGTTAGTATATCACCAAGAATTACATGAAACAAGGTGTCCTGTTTTATTTCTTCCGGATCATATGTGGCAGGATCAACTATGTCATAATCAAAATGGAGGATACACAACCCTCCATTCTCTTCAACGGAAACTTTACCATAGCAAATTACAATATCTTTATAGGATGGCAACAGTATATTAATTGCCATCCTATCGTCATTCAATGGAATTATGGCATAATCGACATTTTCTTTATACGTCTTGTGCTTCTTCTTCCTCAATCTCAGTTTTGTGAGGATCGTCTCCCAGAATGTTTCCATATGCAATACCGTATTTTTGTTTTACAAACTGTTTAAATTTTTCGTCTTTAAGGATTGGTTCCCAAAATTCGCTTGTTTGTGTTTTATCATAGCGCATCTTATCGCCCAATTCACCTGTTTCCTGATCGACTTTTGCATACCAACCGGGAGATGGTTTAGAAACAAACTTTGCTTCAATTGCAACATCAAGAAGACCAGAATATCTTTGGATTCCGCCATCAAATGAGACTGTGATTGGAATCTTGGACTTCTCCCTAACATAACGTGACTTCTCCACATTAATAATGAAATTATATCCTGTGATTTCTGTTCCATCTTTTTCTTGTTGGCGACCAAGGATATAAATATTATCAGCAGAATAATAAGAACCAGTTCCACCACCAACAACATCTTTAGCATACATTTCCATTGTCTTGTAGGTGTGGTTTACAACGACCATAGGAATGTCTTTCAATGTTAGGTGTGGAGTCACCATTCTGAAAAGACTCTTGATCTGTTTTGCCCTAGACATATCCGCAACAGACTTGCCTTCTAGAGCATCTTCAACTTCCTTTTTAGATGCAAGATTACCAATTGAATCGAGAACAATAATAAGTTTCTCTCCACGATTGATATCTTGTAATTGTTTCATGATATCAAATTTCAATTGTTCAACATCAGTAATAGGAACGTGTAGTGTTCGATCCATATCAATGTTGAATGTCTCAAAGTATTTAGTTGGAGTACCAAACTCTGAGTCATAAAATAGCAAAACCGCATCAGGATATTTTGCCATGTAAGCAGATGCCATCAATAGGCTAAATGCTGTCTTGAAGTGTTTACTTGGTCCAGCAAACATGGTCAATCCGGGTGTTAGTCCACCATCAATCGAACCAGATAGCGCCACGTTAATCATTGGAACGCTAGTTGGAACCATATCCTTATCATTGAAGAATTTTGACTTGGATAGGATTGAAGCATCCGTAATAGTCGAATTCTTTTTTAACTTGTCCATCAAACTCATAATTACATCCTTTTAGAAAAAACTGTCTAATGTGTTGACCTTCTCAGCCTTCCAATTCACACAGTCAAGAATAACTGAGATTGGATCAAGGAAGGTCTTTTGGAACTGTGTGTCATAGTCAATATACTTATGCAAGCCGAACTCTTTTGGTAGACGTTGAGGATAAGAAATAACAATATCCTTTAGTGGGTTTGGTTTCTTAAGATATGCAAACTTCAACTTCTCACCTTCCTGAATTTTCTGATACTTCTTATCAAGCTTACTCTCAACCAAAAGCTTGTTGTAAAGGATTGCCCCCTTTACATGAATTGGTGTGCCTTTCTTGTAAATAGAAACAGAATCCTCATACTGCTTCAGACCATTGCAACCGCGAGGAAATGAAATATCCTCTGGTGGCAGATTCTTAAACTCTTGCTTGAAGCTTGAAATAAACTTCTGAACATCATCCTCGGTGCCATTAACAACAATCTTGATTAGTTCTTCCATCTTCTCCCTGACGAATTGTGGAGTTGATGATTTAACCATCTCCAGTCCCATAACCTTCAAATGAGGTTCTTTGTACTGAACACCTTCATTGTTATACACATTGAGGATATATCGTTTCTTAGCTGTCCAGATACCTTTATCAGAAAGACCTTCCCGCTTCATCTGCATCTTCTGTGCATATGCTTTGGTGTAGTCAGCTAGTTCCTGATAACTTTCATCAATAAATGGCTGAATCTTTCGTTCACAGACTCGATCCATGAATTCGATAATCTTGTCTTTTGGTAATGAACTGTCACCATAAACTTTCTTGACTAGATCACCAAGGCACAGATAAATCGAATCGGTGTCTGATGCGATAACATAATCCTTATCAGAACTCAACAAAGAATTCATGTAACCATTCAGTTTGTTCTCAATCCAACGAATACTCAACTGACCGGCAAGTGTAACAGCAAGTGCAAGACGAATATCAAAGAAACGGAAGAACCGACTTCCCATTGCTCCGTATGCTGAATTAAGACCAACCTTCTTAGCCAACTGAAGATTCTTGTACCTTGCAATACTCTTAGAAATAGTTACTTTCTTTTCTTCATCGGTTTCGTTCTCATATTCTTGCTCGGAAACAAGCATAAGCTTTTTATACTTTTTCCTATCTTCATACATTGCCTCAAGAATCTCAGGTAGGAATCCTTTCTTGTCTGTCCTGAAGAACTGACAGTTTGGAGTGATCGTGCAGTCCTCTAGACCAGACAGATCAATTTCCTTATTCAACATCTTATCCACATTGATGCTGGAAGAAACAATATTCCTCTGCGCCTTTGTGTAGTCCTTAGGTTCGATCAATGTCTCAGGTGAAATGTTGTACTGCATGATCAAGTGTGGATACAGAGAGTTCAAGTCAAAACTGGCAATCCAGTCATGCTTGCCGACCTGTGGTTCCTTAACATACGCACCTTCAAATGCAGAATCCTTTTCCTTAATTTCCTTTGGTGGAACAATGATGTGACGCTTCAACAAGTAATTATAAATGATTGCGTCCCACATCCTTGTCTGAGTGAAGACATCATCATAATTGCTCTTAGAGTCATACGCGAGAGTCAATGCCAATTCAATTAGCTTTAGCTTGTCCTCCAACATAATAACAAGTCGAACGTCTTTAATGTTATATTCAATAAACTTCTGATAGTTTAGTTTGTATAACTGATGTAGGCTATCATATTCATCATATTCAATCTTCTTCTCACCCAATTCGACGGAGGCAATCGTGTCTAGTCGATAGTTCTCTTGTGACTTACCATTAGGAGCATATGCCTTATAAAGTTCAAGATAGTCTAGATGACCGATTCCATAAATGTCATACGAAGTTACCTCTTTACCAGTAATCTTTTGGAATGATTTTTTCTCCCTGATGACTTCCCAAGGTGAAAGTTTCTTAGCCTCATCCTCACCAAGAACTTTAACAAGACGATTGACCACATAAGGGATATCGAAGAACTTTGTATTCCAACCAGTAATAATGTCTGGACAATTCTCGACCCATTCCTTTAGGAATTTCTTACATAGATCATATTCATCAGAACATTTTGTGTATTGTTCTTTTCCTTGCACAACATAGTCCCCACAACCAAAAACCTTTGCTGGGTGTTCTAGTCGAGTGATAGTAATTGCTGTGATGGGTTCCTGTGCTAAATCGGGATCTGGGAAACCATTCTCCGAACCAACCTCGATATCCAAAAAGGAAATGTGAATATCATCAATATCCCACTCTAGGTCATCTGGATGTTCGTCAGCAATTAGTGTATATGCATAATTTGTGTTACCATATACTTTAAAGTTTGAGACATCTTCGTACTTGGCAACAAAATCATTAGCCTCACGAATGTTCTCAAACTTCATTGGTGTCAGAAAATCTCCATCAAGAGATTTCCATTCTGTTTCTTTATTGGAAGTTAAAAACAAAGTGGGCGCATACTGAATCTTATACTTGACTCTGCGCCCATCTTTGATCCCCCGATAAAGAATGTTGTTACCATATTTCACAACATTAGTATAGAAGGATTTTTGCATAAATTACTTTCTTGGTAGATCTGTTACTTTTGCGATTTGAATACCCGAACCGAATACTTCATTGTATTTGTTGATCAATTCTACCACAGGAGTTGTTGTGGTCAGAATATCATCTTCATTAAAAAGAATACCCTGCTTAAACTCTTCACAGAACTCAAGAAAGGGAACAAAACCCATCATTGGTCCTTGTTGAGTTGGCTGAATGATAATTTGTACAGGATAGCTTACGCGAATTTTTTTGTCAAGAATATCCTGTGATGTTGTTGAAATTTCACCAATAATGGTTTGTGTTGTTTTAAATGTAATTAGTTTAGTTGCCATTTAGACTCCTACAGGTGTGTTTTGTGAGACAACTCCGAGAGTCACCCAACGTTTTGGAAAGAGCATTTCGCGCCCAACAAAATCTTTCATGTCATATGTTGGATCTTCAACATATCCAATAATTTCTACGGTGTTATCATAGTCACGAAGAACCATGTCATATTTTTCAGCTTTAGGGAAACCAAAAACATCAACTAGTTTCTTTGCAATAACTTCAATGTTCATATACAATCCTTATTAAACAAACTTCTGAAAATTAGGTTCTTTCCAGCCTTCAGGTTTTAGAATTTTACCATCATGGCGGCGAATAACCTTTCCTGTTTCCTTATCAATCTTTGATAGATTGCTAATGGAACCTTCATCCCATGCCGATTCCGCATCCCAACCACGGGAATGCATATATCCAACAATAACCCAAATCATATCAAAACAAGCATCTAGTTCTTTTGTGTCATTGTCATTGAAAAATGCTGTTGCAAATTCAGAGAACTCTTCAGCAATTAGTGATGCATATAGTTTTGCAAGATCGGATTTATTTGTTGGTTGTTCTGGACATTTCTGTCCTGCTGCTTCCATAAAAATTTTCACATCTTTAAATACTTTTGTTGTCATACTATCTCTCTTTTCCTTTGTGAGATTTTTGATGATGATTGCTCCATCATCAAAATCAAATTTTAGCACATCATATATTCTCCAGTCAAGACTTTCTACAAGTTCTTGTGGAAATTCTAGAATGGAATCCCCATCATCATTTTCTTGAATATCAATCGTCCACTTGTTCAATATAAACTCCACACTTTTTCAAAAATTCAATTCCATCTGTTGACCTGTATTGTTTCCTGTAATACACAGAAGTGATTCCAGATTGATGGATCAGCTTTGAACAATCAATACATGGCGCATGAGTAATAAACATTGTAGCTTTATCGCTAGAATTTGTTGACTTGGCAATCTTAGCCAAAGCATTTGATTCTGCGTGTAGGACTTCTGGTTTTGTTTTAAGTCTAGTATATTGTTGAGTGTATGAATCATATTTCCAATTTTTCGGATCACTCGCAACATCTCGACTATCATAAGTCTTTTCAAAAACTTCACAATTATTATCCCAACCAGAGGGCATCCCATTATAACCGATACCGATAATTGTATCATTTTTAACAACAACACAACCTACTTGTAATCGTTTTGCTGTGGAAAGTTTAGCATAAACTTCGGCAGCATTCAAGTGTGCATGAATAAATTTTTCTTTCATAACAAAATCCTTAATCGGTGGCAACAACAAGTCACCACCGTAAGTTTATACTACTTAACTTATTCTGTCAATAGTTGTGTAGCACGTTTTTCATTGACATATTTGATGTCAATTTTCTTAGCTTTCTTGTTTTCTGGAATGATGTTAACAAGGCTAATACGTAGTACACCATCAACAAACTCTGCGCCTTCTACCTCAATGGTGTCGGCAATCTTGATTGTTTTTGTGAATGAACGTGTGGCAATACCTCGGTGGAGATATTCAATAGTCGAGTCGGGTTCAATATGACTTCCCTTGATGACTAGACTATTATCTTCGATGGTGACTTCAATATCATTTTTATTAAAGCCAGCCAAAGCAAGTTCCACAGTATATTTGTTTGTATCATTTTTAATGATATTGTGTGGAGGATAAGTTGATATTGTTTTGGTTTTGCCTTCAAATTGTTCGAAAGTCTTTTCAAACTCTTTAATTGCTTGTTCAAAACCTAGTGTTGTTGGACGAAAAAAATTTAAATATTTCGACATTGTGATACTCCTTAATTAAGCAAGTTAAAAAACGTCCCATAAGGCGACGCAAATCCCGCTTACCGATTACGGGGCAGACATACGCTTCTGCGGCAAGACGATCCTAAGGTGGATTCTTTGCGTTCCCATCCCGAGAGAATTTATTTCTTTTCTATCGTGAACGCTTCTTTGTTTGCTAGATAGACTCTATTTGGTTGTTCTTTTTTATACACTTTCAAAAACGTGTATTCGTTATCTTTAACGATATCATTCATGTCATCACAATAGACAATATCGTTTTGATATATGTTTTTTAGTTTTACTGGTTTCTTAGTCATAATATTTATTCTTTCCGATATTATATTTTGAAACAAGATTCCAATCATTCTTTTCTTTAAACGATAACACTTTAATCTGATGAAATGGTGCAAGGTCTGTATGTTCAAATTCAACAGGATGAACCAAATCAACAAGTCCCCAATCTTTTAGAAGCTTTGCTATGGAATTTCTCCTAGCAATATCATTATCACTAATGTTGGAGGGTTTTCCATCTAAGGCAAAAAGTTCCTTAAAGTGTACTATATAATACTTTCCCTGTTTATGCAATATGTGACAAGATTGATAAAGTGTTTTATCTTTTTTTGACGAAACACCAATTCTAGTAAGTGTCTCTTTTACTTTTAGAAAGTCATCGCTTTCTTGTAATTTAACCTCAATAAAATTCTTCAAATCTACCATTTTTATTTCCTCAATAATCCACCTGAATCGGTTTTTTCTTTTAGTTCTTGGATTTGTTCTTTACTGAGTAGAAGAAGAATTTCTCTAGCTTTCTTATCCGATACCTTATAATAAGCTTTTATGCAGTCAAGATTCTCATCTCTTTCATTCTTAATCCACTTAGCAAAAGGTCTTTTATAACCTCTTACTGTATTTAGTAAAAAATCATACTGCATTTTTTTATCGAGATGTGGCTTATAATTCATCTCATTTGCTTGGAAAATACAATCCTTATGAAAGGATAATGCTCTGTTAACAATATATGGGTTGTATTCCTTTTCACACAATTCATCCGTCATAATATTTTGTTTCTTATGAAGGATGTCATTTACATAATCAAATGGGTTCATAAATTCCTCACAAAATCATTCTAATTAATCCAATACTATCTATAGTTGAAAGAAGCATATAATTCAGAAGCATACCAAAAGATCTTCTAGTATATGCTGCCCAAGCATACATCATACACCCAGAGATCCACAAGGGATACATCATCAGCAAAGGTGGGAATGGTACAGTTAATGCCATTGTGATTGAACATCCAATGGAAATCACCCAAGCAAGAATTTCAACACAAAATCTTACTTTATGTGATTTCCAATCGTTTTTTATCCAACCAAATATATTATAAAATAGGTCATTCATTATATTTGTCCAAGTATTTTTTTACAGACTCTAAAAGTTGTTTGTTTTCTTTTGAAACACCGAGTAATCTATTACATTCGTGACATATATATGCTCTGAATTTTCCCGTTTTATGATCGTGATCTTTACACCAAGAACCTGTCTTCTTTCCACCTTTTCCTTTTACTGTATTTTCATCTCTTTCACATATAGGACAAATGTAATCAGGTGGTGGCGGGAGAATATTTTTGCTTATTTCCTGTACTTGTTTTCTTAATTTTTTATTACATTCTTTACATTCACTTCGCTTATATTTCCCACCACTCGCATTACCAAAATCAAATAATGGTTTTTTCTGGGAGCATTTAGAACAAACTTTTGTTTCGTCTAGATCCTCGTCCTCCCAAAGTTTCCCCATCATGATTTAAAAGTACAATCCGCCATTAATGCACTTAGAAAAGCTACGAAGTTAATTTCGTTGTCATTCGATAGTGCTGCGCGACCCATATATTCAGAAATGTATTCAATGGCGATAGGAATACTTTCTGACACCAATACATCATCTAGTGCATCATAAACTTGACGATAGATGCTGTTGTAATCCACATCATTGTTGACAACCCACTTCCTCATTGAGTTGAAATCACGGTTAGCAAGAATCTTCACAAGGTCTTTGATGTTTGTGTTATTGATCTGAGGAAGAATCCCAACATCAATGCTTCCAAACTTGGAATACCTTTGTAGTTCATTAATAACCCTCCTAAAGTCTGGAAAGTATTTCTTAATGACTTCGGCAATAACTTTATCATCAAATATAATGTTTTCAGACTTAAGGATGAATTGAACTCTCTTGAAAAACTGTGCTGCCATCTTTGCCTTCTCATTGTTCTTAAGAGAGAACTCAATGACCGCACATCTTGAGTGTAGTGGTTCAATAATCTTAGTCTTATAGTTGCAAGTAAAAATGAATGAACAGTTGCTTGAAAACTCTTCAATCGAATTACGGAATGCTGCTTGTGCATTAGGCGAAAGGTAATCTGCCTCATCGATAATGATTACCTTCCTGCCGCCAGTTAGAGACATTGCAGAAGCATAGTTTTTAATCTTGAACCGAACAGTATCAACACCATTCTCATCTGATCCATTGATGACCATATAATCACAACCAACTTCTTCACACAAAGCTTTTGCTACTGTGGTCTTACCGACTCCAGCAGTACCATCAAGAAGAAGGTTTGGAATTTCTTTTGCATCAACATATTCTTGAAATAAGTTTTTCATCCTATCTGGAAGAATACAATCAGAAATTGTTTTTGGACGGTAACGTTCTACCCACAGAAAATTATCTAGTTCCATCAATACTCCATTATAAAATTATTGGTCTTTGTAGAAAGAACCTTTTTCAATTGATACCCAATATTTCAGATTCTTGTTCTTGTTCTGAAATAGTGCAACTCCTTGTGAAGAGATTTGTACAGCATAACTTCCAGCAAGAATCTTTGTTAGATTTTCTGTCTTGAAAATAAGCTTGAATGAAGAACCGTTGCCATCACAGATTTCAAGAGAGTCTGTGTGTGTAGAATCATCTTGCATATTAGTAGTTACGATATACACTTTACTACCATCAGATTCAACAGCAATATGTGGTGAGGAAAGAACAGATGCTGCCCTAAGAATCCAGTTAAAGTCATCAACAGTCAGATCAAATTCTACCTCTGTGGTTGGCATATTGATTGCCTTGTCTGGAGGAAGAACAATCATGGTAGGCTCACAGAAACGATACTTGATCTTTGACCTATTGTTATTTCCAACAAGAATAACGTGTTTATCATCGAACTCAAATGATGGTGTATCCTTGTGAAGTGAAATTACAGATAGGAAATTATTTAGATCATAAACACCGAAATCTGTAGGAATGTTCTCTTCGATCTCGACCTGTGCAAGAATTGTCTTGTGTGGGTTGACAGTCTTTAGAACATTCCCTGCCTTGAAAAGAATACCTTGGTTGATATTACCAAAGTTTTTTAGAATTGAAATTGTGTCATCAGAAAATTGCATTATATAATTACTCCTGTAAAAACGTAGTATATCACATCAAAATAGCTTTTTCAACATCTCATCGACCTTTGCTTCTAGGTCATTGTATGTTCCATCGTTATAAATTATATGATCGAATGTTGAACCCACCCAATCCCATTCAGAACTGTGAATTGGAAACTGTGACATATATTCGTGGCGTTCATTTTTGTCATCAATTTCAGCAAGTTTTTGATACCAAATCGGTTCTTCTCCACGAATAATCCTAACAATCTTCCCACCGTTTTTCTGAATATAATCAATTTCATTTCCGAATCGAACATCAGTAACAACAACTTTTCGTCCATTAGCCCTGTTCAGAAGTGAAATGACCCAAATATCTGGGTGAAAAACATTCCTACCTGCTTCGGTGCCAAGTAGTTGTAATGCTTCCCTTGGTGTGAATTTGAAGCCAAATTTTTCTGACCAAAATGGATCTGGTAATTCTCTCCATTTTCTTGAAACTTCTGTATCGCCTTCAAGTAGTGAGCGGGGCCACCCAAAAATAAATGAACAAGCATCCTTTAAAGGTTTTGCGAAAGAATCTTTTTCGAAACCTTTTTGCTCAAGGATATCCCCAACAGTCCCCTTACCAGATCCAATAAACCCAACTAGACCGATCAAAGCCATTATATATTATTCCTTTCAATCCAAATTCTTTTTCCAGTTTCTTTATCAACAATCCAAGTTTTACCTTTTAACTTTTTAGCACCACTTTTGTCGCCAGATAATTGTGGACACTTTTTCCCTTATTCCAAGCAACCTGTCCTTTAGAATTTTCAGACATTTTTTTAAAGTTTTTTGTCAAACCAGATGTAAACAAACCCATACTTTTCCACAAAATACTCCTATAAAATTTATTCTACAGGAGTATTTATAATTTCATCGATTTACAATTTTCCCGCGAACATTGCTACTGCTTGCATATTGCCGGTAAATGCATATGAGCCGATATGCTGTGTCTTAACCCAAGGGCATAGGAAGATTGATCCACCTAGTTTACGCCACATTTGACAGAACATATAATCTTCACTTAGGTAACGATCACTACCACCACCTGTAATGCTGTTCTCGCTATCGATTACTGTATCAAAGTATGCGTGAATATAACGTGATCCATCAAAATTTGCTTGTCCAACATGATCTGGTTTGTAGTGAATCATTTGATAAGCTTCCTGCATCTTGTCAAAAACATGACGCTTGATCATCATGTAGCCTGTGCCGATTTCAAGAACTTCTAGTGGCTCAGTTACTGAGAATTGTGTGGTGCCTTTAACCACATTGAAAACATATTCGCCAACAAGGTTTTCTAGTTCGCGTGGTTCAATGTTTGGATTCTTTAGAACTGCTTCTTTGATATTTCCCCAATTGATTGACTTTTTGGGATATGGTGCGCCAATGATATCTTTATCCAAAGCAAGCATTGCCATAACGTCTTGTGGATTAAAATTGATATCGGAATCAATAAAGAGCAAATGTGTATAATCTGTACGTAGAAATTCATCAACAAGATAATTTCTAGCCCTAGTAATTAGGGATTCATTGAAGAGAAATGAAAACTTTACTTCAATACCATAACGCGAAAAGGTATTCTGAAGATCTAGACATGATTTAATGTAGAGACCATGTGCCATGCCGCCATACATTGGTGTGGCAATAAAAATTTTGTTTTTCTTCAATTCATCAACGGATACTTTAATTTCCATAATAACTCCATAATTAAAAAAGGGAAAGCCATACAAGTATATAGCTTTCCCACCTCTAGACTACATCAGGTTTTTAGAACTTTTTTGATGTGGCCTTTACTTGTTTTGATGTTGTTTTTGGGGTAGTGTTGAGAACGTAGAAGTATGTTTTTGTTCCATCTTTACGAACTTTGGTTTTTGATACAATATCATAACCGTCTTTGCGAAGTTCACTAACCCTTGCGCGGACATTACAGATACCAAAACGTGCCTGTGCTTGGGCAACAGTTAGAGTTGCGCCTTCTTTTTTGGATAGTGCGGTTAGGATTTGTTCTTTTGCTGTTTTCATAAAAACTCCATAATGTTATTCGGCTAAGACCAATTCTTAGCCTACTGATTGTAACACAGATTTGATTCTGTGTCAATTAAAATTCTTCAACCTTGTTCGGATCGGTTTCTGATTCTTTTTTGGATTCTTCTTCCTTATGAGATCCATCATCAACTTTTGTATATAGATCCAAGAATGATGCTTTTGTATCATCATCAAAACGATTCAGACAAAGTGTGATTGCTTTAATTTTGTCCTTGAAGATCCCATATGTCTCGACAATATGCACTAGACGACGGGTAGAAATTACTTCATCACAACCACCATCATCAAATGTTTTACGAATGACATCTGCCCATAGAACAAGCTTTTCGGCAAAGTTATCATCATCACAACCAACTGAAGAAAGTTCTTTTTTGATGATTTTCTTTTCTGTGTTTACTGGTGCCCAACCCTGTTCGATAGTATTGCGGAAACGCTCAAGGAAAGCTTCATTTAGAACATTGGTAAACATATACCGACCATCATCAGAACCTTTACCTTTTGTATTTGCAGTAGCGAATACGGTAAACCCCTCTGATGGGGTAACAAGTTCACCTTTCTTTTTGAGCATGAAAGGTTTGCCTTCTAGAACACGTTGAAGGCTAGATAGGTTTTGTGCGCCATAATCAATCTCATCGATACATAGAACTGCACCTTGACGAGCGGCAGTAGTAACAGGACCATCTCGCCAAACCATTTGTCCATCGATTAGAACAAAGTTGCCTAGAAGATCCGACTCATCTGTATCGGGAGTCATAGACACACAAATGAATTTGCGTTTTGCTTTGGCGCAAGCTTGTTCAATACTCATGGTTTTTCCGTTTCCAGAATGACCAGAGATGAAGACTGGAAAGAAACGATTTGACTTGACGATTTCAAGAATATCGTTAAAGTTTCCAAATGGGACATAATTCTTGTACACTTTTGGTACAAGATCATCAAGTTCAATGTCTGTAGAGACTGAACTAATCCTGTTGTGTTCATGATCGTTTTTCAATGGGATTACCTGCGCTTGTTGTTTAGCCATATCCATAACTGATGCGGGAACTTTGTATAGTCCACGGGAGATTCGGTTTTCTGGATCATTGACGAACCATTGTGGTACTGCCATTTTGTTTTCACGGCAAACGTCAATAATTTCGGTTTTAGTGATTTCAGTCTTACCAAGACCGATGATTAGAGAAATAAACTTTTCACGAGTTTCATTATAATTCATTTTATTTCCTTTTAAGCTAGGGTGGTATAAGATTATACCACCCAATTCAAGTTGTCAATAGATCAGAAAGAAATGTCTTCAACAAATTTAGAAACCATGACCCGAGAGACATTACGCTTCTTATACATTTTCATGAAAGCATTCTTCAATTTGTTTGCAGTCATTGTACCATCAACTTCAATTTCAACATCATCAGACCTCAGATCTTGACCACCCAATACAAAGAAAAATTTAGAATATCCGGGATTGCTGGATACAATAAAATTTTGTGCCTTTAGTGTTGCATAAATTTTATTGATGAGGTTGGTTGATGCAGCATGATCTTTAATCTCTTTTTCTTTAAAAGATACTCTATCATCAAAAACAAATTTCTTTCTTAGATTGGATTTCAACTTCGATTGTGGTGCAACAAAAAACCCAATAACTTTTGATCCAGTCTTGTGTGTAAACCACTCAAGTAAAGCCTGAGTAACAAGTTGCCTTTGTTCATACACAAAAGAAAATTCCAATTTCTTTTGAAAATGTGTACTCTTATCCTGAATTACAACATTAGCGTTCCTATTATCAAAACTATTATAATTCAAATTATGATCGTAAAATGATTCTGTTCTATCAGAATCGCCATCCTGAACAATAACAAGATTGGTAATATCCAAACCATGTTTTTTCTTGAATTCTACCATAACATCCGCAACAGCAATAATAGCTTCGTTTAGTGGAGTTGAAGAAAGTGTTTCGCTACGAGGTCTGCCGATATAATTAAATGGCTCATAAGATTTCATGAGACACACCATATTCCACAAACAATCATTAAATTGTTTCTTGGACATATCAGAATTCAAATATTCCCTGAGTTTAACATAACCCAATGCGATATTATTTTTTTCAATTTGGAAAAATGTATTTTTTGTTTGGAAATATGAATCTTTTGGTATGGGTGGAATGTCATTATCAAGCCTAATGACACTAATATCATCATTGAAACACAATACCCTAAAAGGAATGTTCACCTTTCGACAGAACATAGATAGCACAAGGATCTGTTCGATAGAACCACTCATGTTGTCTTCCATAGATCCACTACCATCAAGAAGAAGAATCAGACCATGCGATTTTCCTTTTGGAACAACCATAACTTTCTTGAAAATATTGTCATCGAATTTGTAGTTAGAAAGTTTGCTGATATCAATGTCGCCAGTATCGGAAACTTTGGTCTTTGAAAAAACTTTTGCAGCTTTCTTCATCTCAAATTCTTTAACGAGAAGATCTACATATTTTTCATTTTTTTCTTTAAATTCTTTTAGATTTGTGTCAGCTACCTTTTGGGTAAGTCCATTATTATTATTAATTTTTTCCATATAGAAATCACGAAGTTGTGATTGGACTTTTTGCCAAGGAGTGACGATCAAATCATTTTCTGGTTTAGGAATATTCACATAAACATATTTTTTACATTTGTCATCAACGAGAGATGCTTCATTTTCCCTGAATTTCTCATCTGTGTTACAAGTTGGGAAAAATTCTTCAAGAAGTTGTGCAATGTCTTCTGGAATAGTGATTGATTCATCATTATCATTATCATTAATATATTCATCATCAAAGTAATCATCGTTATCAATTGCAGCCCTTTCAATCCCAAAGGAAAATGGGTCTGCATTTTTCAGTTTGAATTGTTCTTTTTTGGAATACACCCAGATGTCATTTGTTAGAGAAATTACATCATCCCACGTTTCAAGGTTCTTTGTCCTTACAACAAAACCCGATTCGATGTTATTGAATTTAATATTATATGTGTACTGTGATTTTGAATAGATGTTTAGACGGTCAATGAATGGCAGTTTGTTGACATCATCATTGCCGATACCAAAGAAATCCCGATCAAATAGAATCTTGTAAGCGGCAACGAATGATGCGCGAAGACCGGGGTAACGACGTTGGATTTTCTTTTCAATCCGAGCGTCTTCCACAACATTTAGAAAATGTTTGAAGCTTAGTGGTTTGTTGTCTTCAAGTACAGCATCATGCCATCCTTGAACTGGAGTGTACAGAGCATGGCCGACCTCATGACCCGTAAGCAGATCATAGATCTCACCAGTCATATCTTTCCAGATGGGAAGATAGAGAATTCGATTTTTTACATCGAACTTTGCGGTACTTAGTTTTTGATGCTCAACCGTAAGATTTTCGGTTGCCATCAATTTTGCAAGACGAGATTTTGATTGAGTTGTGTAGGTCATTTCCACCATCCTTTGTTGAAGATGGTGGAATCATAACTGATGCAGAATTGGTTGTCAAGTCATTCGTTTGTATCTTTTTAGAATTTTTTGTTGCTTCTTTCTTGCCAACATCAATGTGGTGTTCCCTACCCTATCAACAAATCGAACACCATTCAGATGATCCAATTCGTGCAAGAAACATCTAGCGGTAATTCCTTCAAGCCTCATTTGTTTCTCATCACCGAATTCATTTTGAAAACTAACTTCGATCCATGATGGTCTCGGAACAGTCATGAAAAGTGCTGGAAAAGATAAGCAACCTTCTTTGTCTTTAACAACATCTTCAGACATTGTTAAAACTTTTGGATTGAAACAAACCAATTCAAAATCTTCTGTTCCAATAACAAAAGCCCTCATTGGAATACCACATTGATTTGCGGATAAACCAATACCAGAATACAACCTACGTGTCAAATTCAATCGCCTTGCTAGAGTAATTGTATCGAAACCAAAACTTGATACCTCTGGCATACGTTTAGACAACATAGAAAAATCTTCACCATATAAAGGTAAAGGTTCTACTGTCTGATTCTCTTCTGTGTTAAATGTAATAAATTCACTCATAATACCCAATCCTCTGCAAATATTTCAGCATCTTCTTCTCTTTCAAAAGTGTCTACAAGATACTCACTATCATCATTCAATATCTCATGTCTCTCAACAAAATATACCTTTTTAATCATATCGAATGAAATTATAGAAGTTCTTTTCTTATCAGCACTTTCATACACGCTAATTGTTTTCATTTTACTATCCTTGAAAAATTTTTGACTTTCTCAAACTTAATCACATCATCAAACTTTTCATAAAGTATATCACCTTTATGGGAGATAACAAATAGGTTGACATCTTCTAACATATGGAGAATGTTCATCAGATATTCTGTTCCATTAGTATCTAGTGAGGAATCGAAGATCTCATCCAGAAACAATAGATTTGTATTTGTTGAATTTTTTAACTTTGCAATTGCTCTCCATGTCAACATCAGAGACATATCAATTCTTTGTTTCTCGCCTTCAGAGAAATTATTATATGTGAACTCATCTCTGTGCCTAGACTTGATTGTTTCCTTAAAAGATTCATCCAAATTAAAATTAACGAAAAATTCCAATGCAGATAAATACTTATTTACTAGTTTATTAATTACTGGTAAATACTGTTTAATGATTTTTGTCTTGATTCCATTATCCTTTAGAAGAGATGAAGCAACATCATAATATTCTTTTTCTTCTATAAGACTTTTCAAATGATTTTGTTTTTCTTTCAACTCTTTCTGGAGATCGACTAATGTATTTTCATCCTCTACACGCAATGTTTTGGTTTCATTTAATTCTTCAATTTCCTTATTCAGTTTGGTAATATATTTGTTGGTTTCATTTATAGCAGTATTATTCGAAGAGATCTTTACCTGTAATGCTTGAGCCTTTTTCAAAGCAACCAAAATGTCATCGAGTTTGTGCTGCTGTTCTTGAATCTTTTCTTCTATCTTTTTCAAGCCTTCTCTTGATTCTTTTATTTTTGAATCAAGTTTCTTTAACTCTTCTTTCTTAAAGTCATCATCAATTTTTTGACGGCAAGTCGGACAGTTATCGTTCTCGGTAAAAAATGCAGAATCGGTTTCTAGTCTTGACAAATTATTTTCGATCTTTGATTCGATCTTATTGATTTCTTTTATCTTAGTTTCGACTGAAGATTTGTCTGAAATCTTTTCTTGGTACTCCGACAATAGTGTAGTATTGGTTTCGTTGTCTTTCAAAAGTTTTTCAATACTTTCATTGTATTTTTTAATTTCTTCCTTATACTTCTCGATCTTCTCATTATTGTTTTGCTTCAATGCTTCGATATGTTTTTTCTCTAATTCATATTTCTGCTTCAACAATTCAATTTCGTTCTTGACACTAGAAAGAAGATCCTTATTGTTTGATACTTTGTCTTTGATGATTGTATTCATCGTGGAGAAGATTTGGATGTCTAGTAAATCTTCAATGATTGCTCTTCTATCTCCAGCCGACAATTGCATGAATGGAACAAATGATGCGGAACCTAGAATCACGATCTGAGTAAAAGACTTGAAGTTAAATTTAAGAATTGTCTTCTCCAAAACTTCCTGATAGTCTTTCATTGTGGATTCTTGGTTCAACAAATTGCCATCCTGAAAGATCTGAAATACATTAGGTTTGATTCCACGAACAATCTTATATCGCTTTCCATTTGTCGAAAACTCAAGTTCAACCACACAATCTTTTTGATTGATGCTATTTACAAGTTGACCCTTATTCACGCTACGGAATGGTTTGCCGAAAAGAGCGAAACACAATGCATCTAGAACGGTAGACTTTCCTGCACCATTCTCACCAATGATCAAAGAGTTCTTGTTGCTATTTAGTTGAATCTCTGTCCAATAATTTCCAGAACTTAATAGATTCTTATACCTAATACATTCAAAAATAATCATTCTGTTTTTTCCATATTCAATGCTTCAATATAAATTTCTCTCATAATACTTTTCAACTTATCTGGATCGACATTAATGTTTTGTTGATCTATAAACTTTGTGATAATTGAAAGATTATCTTCTGCCTGATCAACATCAGTATCGTCCTCTGCTTGTTCTTCGTCCTTCTCGGTGAAATCTTCTACGATACCAATATCACAGACTCCTGCTTTATAAAAGTTATCAACAACGAAATCGAAAAGGTATGGATCTTTCTTGTTCAAAGTTACGATCTTGATGTATGTGTCTTTCTTGGATTCATAGTCATAATTTTTCCAGAATGTCATATCATTAACAGTATCGTCATATGTAATTTTATGAAACATCTGATATGGATTTTTGATGAATTCAAGTTCACGTTTTTCTGGATCAAAAATGTGGAATCCTCGTTCATCATTCCAGTCGGACCATGTTAGTTCATAAGGTGTTCCAACATAGTACACATGACCGTCATCTGACTTGTGGTGAAAGTGACCAGACAACACCATATCATATTTCATTAAGTCTTTCTTGCTTAGATGACCACCACGAAACACATTTCCACGATCCATCTCAAAACCATCAAGTTCGAAATGGCCGACACATATTTGGGATCGACTATTCTTGATCTTGTCTAGAATTTCTTTTTCGTTCTCTTCACATATCCAAGGAATGACATCAATAGGAATTCCACTAGCAATACCAATTTTTTCAAAATCTCTGAAAATTTTGATGTTGTCATAACCATCTAATAGAAGGAGTGGTGAATTTACTTCTAATGTATTCTTAAATGAAACATCATGATTGCCCAAAAGAGCAAATAATCTGATTTCATATTTCTTCAGTTTATCGAAAAACATTTTCCGTGAATGATACAGAGAATTGAAATTCACAAACTTTCTTCTGTCAAACAAATCACCAAGCTGAATTACGGTGTCGATACCTCTTGAGATCAACTCTGGGAAAAATACGTTATCATAAAACTTCTCATAATAACGTAAAAAGTCTAGGGAATCTCCACGTACTCCAAAATGTGTATCACCAAGAATAGCTATTTTATTGCTCATCGTCTAATTCCAAATTAGTTTCTTCTTCAATAAATTTTTCAATACCCTTTAAGGTTTTCTTCTTTTTGTTTTTCTTATTCTCTTCAAATGTTTGAATGAATTCTGAAATATTATCGTATAGTTGGAATTGACTCATATTACCATCTTCATCTTCATACATTTCGCCTTCATCCAAAATACCAAACTGTTCTGTAGCTTTATACTTGATATATAATTGTTTCTTTTCTCTTGTGATTCGACGGAGAAACGCATAGTAGATTATTTGGGTGAAATATGCAAAAGGATTATCTGACTTATTTGGATCAAAGTTTCTGAAGTACATAATACAATTTTCGACACCATCAGAAATCATTTCATCCCTAAACGAATATGATACAAAGTTTGGTTTACGGGAAAGGTGTTCAGCGATCTTCAAGAAACACGAACCAATGTAATTTGGAATTGGTGGGTCTTGTAAATTATTATTCTGTGCTTCAACGCATTTGGTTTTATAGTCAATTAATGCATTTAAAAATTCTGTGTTGTCAATGTAATGATTGCTCATAGTCTACTCTCCATTTTTTATTATACTACCACAACTTTGTGGAGAAATCACCAGATAGACCTCATGTTTGCCCAAATGTGCATTGACTTCCCTCTTGACAAAGTATAGAATTCTGGGTGTCAGGGATGAAATGATACTTAATGTAATAACTTATTACTAGTTTCTACATTAATTATCTGATCTTCCGTATCAAAAGAATCATCGTTTTCTGATTCATCATATGACATAATTTTATTTTGATCCATTTCCATCTTCTCAAGTTTTTCTTTTAAGACTTGAATATTCTCGTCATAGTATTTGATCAATTTATCTTTTGGTTCTATGATTGTCAAAACATTGTTTTTTGAAATTATAGCTTTATTCTCTTCAATGAACTCTACTGGTAGCCAAGGCAATAAAACCATAATACTACCAACTTCTGTTCTTTTGAAAATCATATGTAATGGTTCTGTGATGATGAATGAATCTTCATCTTCAAGGATTGATCCTATAAGATCCTCACCCGATAACAACCGTATAACTTTTACACCAAAAGGGTCATCTATTTTTGAGGTCGATTGGGTAGAATTTGTATTCGAATTTTTCTTCATCATATATTTTAACTCTTTCAATAAAATGTTTTAAGGTGTGGTTTGTATGTTTTCCAACTTTCAGATCATCAGCTATATCATAGAGTGTAGCCATTTCTTTGTTGTTGCCCAATCTTAAAGATCTTCCTATCGATTGTAGATTACGAATTCGTGACTTTGAAGGTGAGGCGAACACAATATTATGTAGGTTGTTGATATTAACGCCGCGAGAAAAAGTGCCATAAGAAGCAATGATAATCGAATCTGTTTCTTTTTCAACGATTGCTCTGATCTCTTCTCTGACCTCAACATCTGTATCACCATAGACAAAAAATACATTTCTTTCTTTAGCCTTTTCTTTTATTAGTTCGTACAATTCTTTTCCGTGTTTCTCAACGAATTGGAAAAGAACCAGAGAATTTCCTTTAAGGGAAACTGTTAAATTCTTGATGAAATCGTTTCTTGCCTTATTCCTAACCAAAAAATCTATTTCTTTTTGATAGTCTTGTGATTTCATTTCCTTACAAACTTCAGCAGGATATTTCAAAACCAAACATTTAATTTTGAACTTTGAAAGTTGTCCCTTCTGAATCAACTCTGTTGTTGTGGTTGATTTGTGTACCATACCAAACAATCCTTCAAGAACAAGCTTGTGTGTGTTTGTTCCATCGAGTGTTCCGGTTGTTCCTATTCTGTAGTCACAATTTACACAACTTGAAAGAATTGTGGTTAATGACTTTGCCTTGAATTCGTGTGCTTCGTCACCGATAATAAAATCAAATTGATGAAAGTATTTTTCTTTTAGTGTATACAGACTTTGCCATGTCGAGATATAGAGAAACTTGTCAGAATCTTTTTCTTGACCACCATATATTTTATGACAGTATTCATCAGAGTCATAACCATAATTTTTAAAGTCTTTATACATCTGAGACACAAGAGAAATACTCGGAACCAAAAGCAATCCTTTTTGTTTGGTTTTCTGAAGGTATCGAATTATCAAGTATATGATTAATGATTTACCAGAACCAGTTGGAGAAAGAATCAAAATGCGTTTGTGGTTTATGCTTGTCACAAACGCATTCAACTGATAATCTCTTACTTCAAATGGTATGTTCAAAGTGGATATGAATTCTTTTGCTTCTTCTACTGTTAACCTCTGTTCTGGTTTTTCAGTATTGGTTTTTACTTTATATCCTCTTTCTAAACAAAAAGTTTCGATATAAGGAACCAACCCATAATAAATTGTATTGGTTCGTATATCGAATAGACGAATCTTTCCATCCCAGAGTTTATTCTTAAACGCTGGCATAAACTTGTATCCGGGAACATAGAATTCGAAATACACGGAAAGTTCTTGTGCTATTCCACGATCACATTCTATTTTGACAAAAGCCTCATTCTTTTTGTTTATTACAATATCATATACCATTTACAAATTTTTCCCAATCTATCATAGATCTTAATTGATAAGTTCTGCTGTTTAATTCTTTTAGTATTGATTGACACACATCAACGATTTCATCATGTACTGCTTTCTGCGCGACATACTTATTGATGTCATCGTCGCTTTCAAGATATGTGCTTATTTCTGATTTGAGTACAAAAGGAAATGGTTCCCATCCCCTTTTCTTTAGAGTCTCATCATCTAATTTGCCTGTATAATATTCCCACTTCAACTTCTTCATCTTTGTGTATCTGAACTCAGATTCTTTTGAAAGCATTCTGTGTCTGGACAAAATCTGAAGATATTTTGCGTGTAGTTTTGGAATATCTAGTAAAGCTTTTCCGGGTTCTGTTCTATCAATTTCACAATCATTTTTCCACATGGTCATTAATTCTTCAAGTTGTTCCATCATATAAACTCCATATTAATTTATTCGTTCAATATCGTACCAAGAATATCTAAAGGTTGCATCTGCTGTGATAATAACTTCTGGCGATTCTGTCATGCTCAATGGGAATGAAGAAACGGAAGTTGGGAAAATATCAACGAACTTAATATTATATAGTGGTTGATTTGCAGAAGAAAGAATAGTAAGTGTTGCAAATGAAAATTGTTCTTGTACAGGATTAAAATATGGTCTTCCTATATTTGTTAAGTTTCGATATTCAGCAAAGTCGGTTGGGAAACCCATACCACGAATCCAATCATGGACTTCGATCCATGCTTTCAATTCTTCATCAACAATAAATGTAACGTTCAAAATATCATATGATATCTTTTCTCCGGGAGAATATAGATCAACGAATGGGTTTGTTTTACCAACTTCCCCAATTGATACTCCGGGAAAAATTACAGATTGACAAAAATATTGAATGTTTGGTAATCTTGAAAAATGTAATTGAAACTTATTAGGATGCAATACATTTGGATTGCTTGGTATTCTTGTTAAAAATGACATTAAATAACTCCTTTCCACTATTTATCAATTTTAATACAAGTCCATCCTTTATGTTTGCCCCTAGACATATTACCTTGATCTAAATTATTTTCTTTACAGAATTTTCTAAGATTGTGTATAATATAGATTTGTCCGTTTGGGGTAGTGATTTGCCAAATTTTTGATAATGCTTTTGATACTTTTTCTTTTTGGGATTCTGGTTGTGGTATTCCTGTACGCCTTGACTTGTCTATATGCTCTTGTGTCAATTTTTTTCCTTTTTTAGCATCACTCATTTTTTGTTTCGACTCTTCGCTGTATTTGAAACTTTTTCTAAATGCGCTTACAAGTTCACCATGACCTTCTGGTTTGGGAATACCTTTAAGTTTGTCGCTAATTTTTCTTTTAGTTTCTTCAGATGTAATATAACCAATTGTCGTATCTCCACCATCTGTTCTATTTAATAATATTCCAGTACCAGTATCTTTACGTCCATACCACCTAATATAAAAACGCTCCAATGACAAAGCACCTAATTCGGTTAAATCAGATTCCATTATAACAATTTTAGATTTGTCTTTTGGTACAGACACATTATGGTCTTTACTCCATGCTCTTTTGTTCTTGCCTTTACCAATATAGTATGGTGTGTTATCGGACTTTCTCAAATAAGCGTAGATATAATAAATTAACATATAATTACCTTTAAGTTTCATAACTATATGTATTTATAATAAAAAAAGAGAGTAAACCGAAATTTACTCTCCGAAAAATAAAGGATTTGTTATTATTATTATAAAATCCCTTATGAATCAACTACTTATCACATGAGATTGCTGATTTTGAACGCTCTGTAATAGAAGTTGCTTTGTGCAGTCAATGCACCTGATCCCTGACTTGTACCACCAGCAAATGGATTAGCAACTAGACCATAACGGGTCTTGAAGCCAATCTTTGGTTGGAAGTTACCAGTATCAACGGCACGAACCATCTGTAATGGAACGTATGGGCAATAGAACATACCTGAATCGTATGCATTTGCACCTTTGTAACCGATTACAGCAAATTCACGGGCAGAAGAAACTGGAGCGTATGGATCGATGTAGACCTTGATACGACCGAATAGAGTACCAGCAAAAGTATTACCAGTATCATCAACAGTTAGGTTAACTTGACCTTGTAGTGCTGATTGATAGTCTAGAATACCTGCCATAGCTAGGGCTGAAGCAACATCAGATGATACGATCATGATGTTACCTTTTCCTCTACGAGTTGTCTTTGCGATAGTGTTAGCTTCGCGCTCGATTTGGAATGCTAGACCCTTAACTTTTTCAACCATCCAACGACCATTTGAGTCGGTGTCTAGGTCGAATGTACCGGCAGTTGTAGTACCAACTTGGCAACCTGTCTTAGCAATACCGTAAATTGTACGAACAACTTCACGGTTGATTTCAGCTAGAATCTCTGAACTTAGAATGTTGCTTAGTTCAGTTTCAGCATCTAGACCATGAACTGCTTTTAGGTCTTGTGCTAGTTCTAGTGAGTATTCGGCTTTTAGGGCGCGAGTCTTAGCAGTAACAGTAACCTTCTCGATTGAGAATCCCATTTCTTGGAATGTTAGGTCTTCTGCTGTTGCTGTTGGCATACCAGTACCAGTTGTTAGTGCGGCAAATGTAGCTGCTGTGTTTGCTGCAACGTCAACTGCTAGTGCGCTATGAGTATTGGCACCTGCGAACTGAGTATTTGCTTCATTGAAGAATGCTTCTACACCAGTTGAAGGAACGCGATCAGTACCATACATAGTACGCATTGCGAAGATTAGACCAGTAGGACCAGTCATTGGCTGAACGCCGCAAACATCATATGCGATTAGGTTTGGTAGTGAACGACGAACCAAGCTGATTAGGATTGGGTCGAAACCAGCAACTGGACCTGTTGAAGTTGCACCACCACTAAAACCACCAGTACCAGCAGAGTTAGTTGGGGTTGCTTCATTTAGAATTGATGAAGCTTTTGACATTTCCTGTGCTTGGTTTTCTAGAATTACGGCAGTAACTGCTTTACGATATGGGTCTGCAATTGCTGGTAGTTCTGGATGGTCGAGAACTGCTGACCATTTGCTTTGTAGTTGTTCGGACAAATACATTTATATCTCCTTAGATTATTTTTTACTTAAAATGGTTTTGTTTTAGAAATTGCTTTTGAAACTGCTGCAACGAATGGATCGGCAGGAGCAACTGCTTTCACATCGTCTTCAACGGTTTCATGTAATTGTGAAACATCAGCTTTCTTTACATTCGATGGGAAATAGTTCTCACGAATTGTCTCAAGCTTTTCTTTGTATTCGTCCTCTGTGGAGAATTCTACACTCTCTGCGAGTGCTTTAATTTTTTCTGCTTGAGTTGCTGTTAAACCTTCACAAATATCGCGTGTGATTTCTGTCTTGCGTGATTCGATTAGTGCTTTACGATATTCGATACCACGTTCGATTTCTTCATCCAACTTGCTTTCAAGCTGAACGACTTTTTCTGATAGTTCATCAACTAGATTTACTTTATCTTCTGGAACATCGATATAATGTTCAGCAAATAGATTTCTCAATCCAGAAATAAACTCTTCAGAAAGTTCTGTACGAAGACCGTTATCGATTGCTAGTTGATTCTCATCCATCCATTGTTCAACAACATATGAAAGGTAATCATCAATCTTCTGTGATAGATCTTCTTGAATTTGTGTAACTGCTTCTTCTAACATTGAAGCATATTTTGATTCCATTTCTTCTTGAATTTGCATAACCTTATCGTTTAAGCGAGCCTCAAAAATTGTTGCTGCTTTCTGTTTAAAGTCTTCAGAAATGTATTCGTTATCTTCAAAAATAGCATCAATATCTTCTGTGCTTGTTTCTTCTTTCTTCAAATGATCAACAACTTTAGCTGATGCTGCTGATGCCTTTGTTGAGATTGAAGATTTGTTTTGACCAGAAGTATCCTTTGAACCTTTTTCTGTATGGATTTTTTCTGAGTCATCTGTTGGTTTACCATTAAATGGTGTTGGCCCGCCCAAATCTACAGCATCTGCACCGGGAAGTTTTTCTGCTGGCATTGCTGTTGCTTTGCTTTTGCTTCCAGATAGGATATCTGCTGCGGCTTCCATTAATTTATTTGTTGACATTTAGGAATCTCCTTGTGATATCTTTATTTATAAAATTAAAGTTTTCGTAAATATTGTTCAAAAAGCTTTAGCGCAATAGTTTCAACTTGGGCACTAGATGCTTCTTTAATCATTCTTTTTGCATTATCGAAGTCTTTTTCGGTATACTTACCATCAACGATAACCCATTCTTTATTTTCCATGATGCCATTAACAAAAGCACCGGGGGCGGATGGATCTGCAACAACATCTGCTGCTGTAGCCAACCTTAAATCGTCTTGGACTAAGTTATAACCTTCTTTGGTCATAGTTAAAGAACCCAAGGCGCGTGATGAAACTCCTAGGTTTACACCACTCTCAATTAGGTTTTTCACTATTTGACCATAAGGTGTTTCTAATACTAAAGCTTTGCCTCTGAATGTATTACCTTCTTCTTTTAGAGAAACGATTTTAATACAGGCTCGCTCTAGGTTTAATGATGGTGTATCTGGATGACCTAGTTCACCCAAAGCACGATTTGTTTTGATATATTCTTCATTATATCTACCAACTTCGCGTCTTAGTGTGTCCATTTTATACATTCTATTATTTCTATTAACAGCATCACCAACTAAGAATGTTCCTTCGATGAAAAGCTTTTTCTTTCCGTTTTCTGATGCTTCTGTTAAATATTGAATGTCATCAATAGTTTCTGTTATTAGTTTCATTTTAGATACCTACTAATGGTGTGTTATATGTTGTGTCTTTTGTTACTTCCATTACAACTGTTCCACCAGAAGTAACAGTAATAACGATTGCTGATGTTTGGTTTTTACTTACTACATGACCAATTTCAGAGAAACGCATATCGCCGCCACCAAATAGTTCCAATAAAACTTCTCCATTTCTTGCGATTGTTATGCTGCCATTTGTAGTCCACATAACTCTCTTAATAGATGCAGAATTAACAGTTTCTACTGATACGTTTGATGATAGATTAGCTAATTGTATTGTTGATGTTCCTGCACCTGTATATCTGATAATAGAGGCGGAACGTAATGAATTTGTAATTTCTTGTGCCATTTTATCTTAGTCCTAAAGAATATCTTCTACGCATTGACATTTTACGTTTTAATAATGTTCTCGACAGTCTAGCCCTTCTTGACGATTTCCATTGTCTTTTAAGAGCCTGTGATCTACGCATTCTGTCATATGCGGAAATTCGTTTTATAGATCTACCAGAAACCATATATCCTTTTATGGCCGATCTAGTTCTATTTGTTTGAACTATAATTCTACCTTTGGCGTCTCTTCTGACACGTTTTCTTATTTTATGAATCCTACCCATCCTTACGATGTTATGATTCTCTTCAAGTTGTTCAAGAGCAATATATTGTTTAGCCTCATCAAGATAATTCATAGACTTTTCTGTTAGTCTTTTGTATATGAGATCTTTCGCCTCTTGTAATTTATTTTCTATTAATAGATTTATAATATTCATTATTGATTATCTGATAAAAATTGCTTTAGCTTATTATATGTATTTTCATTATTATTAATCATTTCAATCATCATTTGCTTATTCTCTTCATCTAACTTCAGATATAATTCGAATAATGAAGACACAACATCTCTTTCATCTGTTATTGTCTCTTCTGCTTGAATGTTGATTTTTGCAACTTCGTCATCTATAATGGGAACAGTAAAATATTTATCTAATTTTTCATTGTGATAAACGGCAACTTTAATTTTTCCATTTATCATTCTTATGTTTTTTCTTTTTAATACGAGAACATAAGGTGCTTCTTCAACAGATTCGTTTATCTCTGTTGTGTCTTCTTTTCGAAGATTTAAAGCTTGAATATATTTTTTATAATATTTTGTGAAAAGATCTATAGTTCTATCTTTATCTTGTTCAGCATCATTAGAACCAACATCCGGACCAGAAATACCTATTGGGGATGGGGCTTTCTTGCCCACCTGAATTCTTCTTGCTCGGACAGTTCGGTAGACAGGACGACCTTCTGAATCTATATCAGGAACTTGTTTAGAGTCACTTCCATAGACATATCTACCTTCACCTTGCACTTCATTAAGTTGTGTCTTTATTTGGTCTAATGTTTTCATTGCTTATTCTGTTTCTGGAACTTCTTGTTTAAATAAGTTTTGTGCGACTTCTTTTTTTCTTGCATCTAAAGCATCTAAAGCAAAACTTGAAAGCAAATCATTTATCGCTTCCTTTGCTTGTGCTGCATCGCCTTGGGCAGCATATTTAATAATGTCTACTGAATTCATAAAATCACCCTTTATCTTTTATTTAGTAATGTAGAATATTTATTAACTTGAGAATCTAGCATAGGAGTTCTGGATTCCGTTTCCTGATTATCTTCAGAATTGTCTTCTGGAGGATACTCATTTGGGTCAACTTGTTCCGGTTGTTGTTCTGCTGCTGCTTGATCCTGAGTTAATGATGTCACACCATTAGCTTCATCTTCTTGCATTTCTGCTTCTAGTTCTTCTATCTCTTGTTCATTTTGCTGAAGAACATATTTCTTGACCCATTTCATTGAATAGTATTTTCCGATGTATGGATCAATCATTCCTAATGAAGTCAATCTTTCTCTCAACAATTCTGCATCACGAAGTTCTGTGAAGTTGTTATCTTTCTTATAATCGTAGTAGATCGATTCTTTGAAATCTTCCCACTCTTCTCTTGTGCAAACACCCTTAAGCGCAAGTTGAATACCTAGTGCTTGGTCGAATATTTGGGAGAATTTGATTCTCAATCTTTGAATAAACTTTGAGAACTTAACTTCGTCTCTAGTTACTTCTGTTGATCTACCAACACCAATCATTCCACCATCAGTTGGTTCTAGTCTTGAGATTGGAACGTTTAGTGAATTCAATAGTTTCTTTCTGAAATAAACAACGTCTTCGATTTCACCAAGATTCTGTCCTGCTGGTAATGTTGTGATTTCTGTGCCCTTACCACCTTCTCTTCGTGGTAGCCAGAAATCTTCTAGCATTGAGAGGTGTTTACGATCATCTCTTAGTTCACCTGTTGATGCGTCATATACCATTTTGTTACGATACTTAATCATAACGTCACGTAGATATTGTTCGGCTTTACCTTTTGGAAGATTACCAACGTCGATGTAGAATATTCTTCTTTCTGGTGCGCGAGAAAGCCTATAGATAACGACTGCATCCTCAATCATTCTAAGTTGATTGAGAGGTTTAATTGCTTTGTGTAGGTAAGAGATAACGAATGTGTTCTTAGCATCCATCAAACCAGAGTTGACATTGATGATGGAATCTGGTGAAATACGTACACCTTGATTCACGCTTGCTGTGTATGTCTGTGTGGTTGTACCTCTTTCGGTATACACATAATACTCAGCAATAGATTTGATAATCATTGCTCCAGTTTTTGCGTCTTTTTCTCTATTGATCTCACGAACTTTTCTAATCTTTCGTGGATCAATATATCTTAATTCTTTGATACCTTCTTTTGGATTAGCTTCGTCAACAACTATTTGATAAAAAATTCTACCATCGATATACCATCTTTTGAAAAGGTCATCTGCTAGAGTTTTGAAGTTCAACATTTTCTGAACATTTTCGAACTCTTCAATGATTTTCTTTTTGATTGTTTCTGGTTGTTTTAGTTTATCAAGATTAATGTCTACAATTTTACCAAACTCATCTCTAGTAATTGCTTCATTGACAATCTCATCGATAGCCATTTCCAATTCTGGATGGTTTGCCATTTCACGATAACGTGTTATCAGTTCTAGTTCATTTCGAACAGAACCTTCTAGATCGACGTATGTGCCATAATACGCATTAGATGTGATAGTAACTGCACCATCATCCAATGCTTCTGTTGGTAAAGTGAATACTGGTTGAGATGGTTTTTGGGTATCAACAATACCTTCTCTACCAATAGTAAAACCGAATAGTTTAATCATTTATAAATATCTCCACTCACCATTTTGTTGTAGCCTATCCCATATCATTTTATAAGTATATCCTTCTATTTGTTTTGCAGCATCTTTTATACTTCCATACACACCAAAAGGAGTTATGATACTTTTTGAATTGTTGTTTTTGCTCCCGGTTTGATTAACATGACCACGCTTTCCTCGCATATTATTTTTATGTTCTTCTGTTTTGGGAACACCTTTCAATTTTTCTTTTGCTGCTCTTGCTGCTAATGATTGTATTATTTTTATATATTTTTCTATATGATCAAGATGTTTTTTTCTACTTATTGGATTTCTCTGGCCCAATTTTGTTTTTTCGCCATGAAGCTTTTTATCGATAACTGTATTGCCGCCTTGTCCCTCTTCATTACACAAATTAGCCCATTCTTTTGAATTAATAACATCATACTTTAAAGAGTATTCTAAAGCAACTTTTTTAAATTCATTCTTATCTTCTGTCATAAAAACACATTCTGTTTTGATATGTTTTCCATGTTTTTTTAAATGCAATTTCCAATATGTACCAGATCCAGAATATCGTTCACAGTCTGAAAATGATTGTGCTTCGTGTTTACACAGATATTTTAAACCTGTTTTTTCGTGAGTTTTTATTAAAAGATATACCATATATAAAAATATTAAAAGAGGGAAAAACTTCCCTCTTTTATTTATTGTACTCCGTCCTCGACGGCTTCCCACCATTGATATGCTAAAGTAACGCTAAATTCTTCGATTTGATCATTTGCGCCCCAATCAACATCTATTGCACTAACATCTACAGGGAACATACCTATGAATTTATATTTCTTTAGAATATTTCCTGTTTTACCATATTGATAAACATCGCTGTCTACTGTATAGTTTAGTGGTGATAGTGCTGCTGGATTACGTAAGTTTGTTACGTGAGTATTGATACCGACCAACCATCTTTCGAATGCGTTTCTGATTAAGAAGTCTTCGTCATTCATAATGGTGATTGTCCAGTTATCAAATGTACGATTACCAGCAAACTTTAGTTCACGACCAAAATAATTTGCAGTAGCTATACCGATAGATGAACCGGGTAATTGTGCTGTCTTGCATAGGAATGTAGTTTTTACCTGTGCGTTTCCGGGTGCGGAAAACGATGGGAACGGTAAAGAAACTTCAAACAAATTAGGACGGGCACCATCACCAACCATCTGTGATCGAAACTCGTTTACATTAAAAGCCATTTAATTTCTCCTGTTATTCTTTTATTTATGCGTCCACCAGTTATTTGATGGACGCATATTATTTTAATTAGAATCTACCAACAACTTCTTCAAATGCAACACCAGTTCTAACGGCAACAAAATTCAACTGAATGAAGTTGATAGAACGTGCTGGTTTGATGTAGATATCCCCAACGAACTCATTTCGATCAATAACTTCTGGAGTGTTATTTGTTTCATCACAAACCACACGGAAGTCATAGATACCACGACGACCTTGTACATCACGTAGATATGGCTCAACTAACGCAACAAATTGGGCGCGTGTAAATTGATCATTGAATTCGAATAAGGTAGAACGTGCTGCTCTTGCAATTGTTTTCTCAAGAACGATAAACAATCTACGAACATTGATTCTATCAAATGCTGATGGACGAGATAGAAGAGTCTTATCGCCATACAACATTGTTCCTTCTCCGGGGAAGGTTACAACAGGATTTATCCCTTTTAAGTATAGGTCATCTCGTTCAGCTTTACTTGCGTTCCATGCAAGTTTGATGACATTCTTAATGATTCCTCTGTTTAGACCAGCAGGAGAGAACCAAGGGTCACGATCATTATCTGTTCTTGCAGCTAGACCAGCAATGTCACCGTTTAATGGAACCCATCTGTAAGTGTCATTGTACTTGTCATACTGATATTTCCAAGTTGAATCCATTACTGCATATGAAGTGCTTGTCAATGAATTTCTTGTTGTTAGTACATCATTCAATTCTTGTCCATAGTTATCAACAACATCGTTCTTTGCTGGTGAAACGAAAACGATACAATCTTTTCGTGATTCGACCATTGCGATAATTGATGTGCAAACTGTTGCATTTGCTGGACCTGACATTACTAGTGAGATATCAACACTTTCTGGATTTGCAAACTTATCGTATGCTTGGATTAGTTCGCCATTAGTTACGGAACTTGCTGAGGTTCCACCTGATAGTGTGTAGTAAAGGTTGTAAGAACCATCTTCTGCAAATGTTCTGTTGGCACCCTCTTGACCCCAATTTGTTTCAATTGATGGGTGTACTAGATGCCATAGGTAGCTTGATCTGTTATTAATTACTTCTTTGTAGTAATTTGTAGATCCATCAGAATTCTTAGCATCAGAGGCTTTTGATACGAAACCAAACTTCTCGATGATTGTCTCTTTTGTTCCTGTGATTAGACCTAAACGATCATATACAACAATATGCATTTCATCGCTTGAACCATTTCTTGAAGAAACGTAATCTGAAGTTGCTGGAACATCTGAGAAATCGTTGTAATATTTCCAACGTCTTACGATTGATGAGTTTGCTGGTACTGTTGCGCTAAATCCTTCTGCGACAGTAATGACGTTACCAGATCCATTAACTGCTGTAACAGAAACGAAATCTGTTCCAACTTCACCTGAAGCTGAATTTGCTAGAGCGATTAGATCGCCAACTTTAATGTAGCTTGAGACATTTCCAGCAGCAGTTATTGAAGTATTACCTTCTGCTGTTGATGTTGCTACAATAGCGTTTGCAGTTGCAGTTGCTACGTTCATCGACCAAGCATTTGCATTTGGGCAGATTGAGATACCAAGTGTGTTACCAAATGAACCAGCATATTTAGCAGCAAATTCACCATAAACTTCTAGTGATGAACTGTTGTTTGAGAAATACTGTTCGTATTGATCTGTGTTCTTAATAAGAACTGCTGTGTTTGTTGTTGCATTTTTAAGTGCGTTGTTTGCTGCACGAACAACTCTTACATTGTTTGAGTAAGCCAAGAAGTTTGCTACAGTAAACCAATTCTCATATGTGTTTGCTGTTGGCTCACCGAAAACTTCTACTAGCTTATTCTCGTTCGAAATAGTAACGATTTCATCGACTGGACCCCAATCAAAATTTCCAGCAAAAGCACCGATAGAAGTTGAAAGCGAAGGAATAATAGTTGTCAGATCTGTTTCTGAAACATTTATCCCCGGTGATAGTTGAAATGCCATGATTTCTCCTTATTATTAGGTATATTCTTATTTTATATTTAGTATTTTGGGTTTTTGTGAATTACTTCCAATAATCGAAACCATCAAAATGTATTTCTTCTTGCATTCCGTCATCAATGAAACCAACAGGAGAAATGTTTTCTTCAATCAATAAATTTTGCTCTTCCAACATAACTTTTCTGATGTCTATGTTAGTGGAGTCTTTGAAATAAGACTGTGCTGTCAACCAAGAAAAAAGAACCAGACCCATCACAAGGTCATCATTATTACCTTCTTCTGCTGCATAAGAATCCCTGATCCTAACAAAAGTGTTCAACTCTGCAATAGTATCAAAATCTTTTATCAACAATTTATCGTTCTCAATTAATGTTTTCAAGTTTGCACAACCAATCTTTTTTACAGATTTTGTTGTTTTTACACCAATACTGATATTTCGTTTGAAACCAGATGAAATGGTTTGACCTTTAATATGGTGTTGTTCTAATTTATAGATGTTGTCATACTCTAGATCATAGTGTAAAATATCAACAACTTGCTGCCCAATATTATTTGTCTCAACAAGAACAAATGCCTCATTGTATTTCATGGCAACATTGAATATTATGGTTGGGAAAAATAGAAGTGGGAGATTGTTACTTCTATATTTTGCAACCTGTTTATATGGTATCTGTGTGACATCAATAACATTAATTGTTGAGTAGTCTGCCCCAACACCCTCTGAACAGTCTACAGTACAGATATACAAATGCCCCTTGATTGGTTGTTCGTATATGTCGAGATTATCCGCAGAATATTCTGGGTTATTAAATGCCAATGACCTAAGTTTTGCACCAGACACAAGAGTTGCAGATGAACCAATGAATTCGCCTTCAATCTCCTGTCTCCAAGATTCTTCTCCGTTATTTCGAATGAATTCTTGTTTCCACTTTTCATCTCTACCGGGAACCATATCCCAACGAATTTCATATGGCACATAAGTAGATCTTTTCTCAATAGCATCCATCCACATTTTGTAAAATAGATTCAATCCATTTGGTGTGGAAATGATTACTACTTTGGAGGTTTGACCTGATGAAATTACTGGATATGTTGACTGGAAGAATTCGTATGCTATACTGTTTTGAACGAATGCGAACTCGTCAAGGATTACACAGTTGAATGTTCCGCCTCGGACACCTGATGCTGATGTGGCATAAGCATAAATCTTGGATTTGTTTTCAAGTTCTATGTTACCACGGTTCCATTGAATGATACCTTGTTGTAACCACTTTGGAAGACCTTCATAAGAATATTTTATACGATCAAGAATCTCTCTTGCTAGTGAACCTTTGTTTGCAAGAATAGCTATCGAATAGTTTTCTTGAAATAGTACGCACCAAAGAGCATATGCTGCTGTGGTAGTTGTTTTACCAACCTGTCTTGAAAGTTTAGCAATAGAGAATCTATTGTTGTGAATTACATCAATCAATTCTTCCTGAAAAGGCCACATCTCAAAAGGAACAAGACCTTTATCTACGTTTACGATCTTGATGTAATTCTTGATGAAGTAGATAGGATCATTCATGCACTTTATCAGTTCATGTGTCTGTTCCTCGGTGTAGACTACTTCTTCTCCGACCCTTTTTAAATTTTGATTACCTAAGTATCCTTTATCGTCACTCATTATTTCTTACTAAAGCTTCTCAACATCCAACCATGTTTTTCGTGGGCATCAATTCTTCCTGTTAGAAAATCTTGTAGACCAAACTTTTCATATTTCTCTGCTAACTTTGATGCAAGAATTAGTGTTTCTAATACTTTTTTATTATCTTCGGTCAATCTTTTAATCATAGACATTGCATCTGGAACATTTGTTTCATCTTCAATGTCTGTAAGTTCACCGAAACGCTTAAATGATCCGGGTGCATATGTATCTAGTGTTCTAATTTCTTCGGCAATAAGATCAACTGAAGCATGAAGTTCTTCATACAATCCTTTAAAGAATGCATGATATTCTGTGAAATTTGGTCCTTCAACATTCCAATGATAGTTATGTGATTTTAGATAAAGAGCAAACGTATCTGCCAGTACCTTTTTCATTAATTCTTGTAAGGTTTCCATTATACATCTTCCTTATTTTGTTGTTTTATTAATTTAATTAATTCTGCTGTAGATCCTGTAAATACAACTGCTTTATCAACATTTATATTTTGCTGCTTTCCATAATCTTTAGGTGATAGTTCTTTCTTTCTTTTTTGTATCTCCAAAAGATCTTTATTCATTTCAGCGACACTCTTCATCAAACCAGCAATAACCTCATATGCTCTTGCTGTTTCCGCTTCTTTTGCCAAAATCAATAATTGGTCCAAGGCAGTATTACCCTTTTCTATAAGAGATTTTAAGTTTGTTCTAGCATATTCAGTATCTGCATCAACAACAGTATTGTGTTGTGGTTCCTCATCAACTTCTTGGTTGGTGGCGACTATGTTGGTTTGTGGAGTCTCATTTATTGGTTGGATGTCCAATATTGTAGAAAGGTTTTCATTAATATTTTTCATATTTTATGTGAAATGATATGTTATGGTTTCAGTAAATCCAAAGTCATCATCCGGATTCGCATCTATTGGATCAGGTGTTGTTGTTATGGTTACAACTGGTTGATCTGTCTGAACATTCATAGTTTCTATATTTGAAGTATGAATGTTTGTATTTGCTTTTCGAATAATATTGTTCGAACCATTCTTAGTTGGGGGCCAGATATATCCTTTGGCAGTAAATGAAAGATCCCAGACTATTAATCGCGTTCCTTCTGCTGTTGCACCTTCATAGTCAGTTGTTGTTTCTACCGAATTTAGTATGATCGGTATATCATACTTATGATCCATCTCTGGTATAAAATCAACAGTTGGTGTAAAATCTGGAGTGAAGAATGGTAATATTTGTTCTAATATTTGTGCGCCATCTTCGGTGTTTCTAACAAACACCGAAAGACCAAATTCAAAGTTATATGGAATTGGAACGTACTGAATATTTGTTATGCCACTATTAGTTGCATAATTCATCAAAGTTGTTATTTGTTTTCTTGTGGCATCATATGCCATACTCTTCAATTGAAAAGATATTCTTGGTACATAAATGGAAATAGATTTAGTCAAATTCGGATCTGACTGAATCCTATTAATGTACTTTTCCTTAGGACCATATATTAATGGAACTTTTACTCTTTCTTTTTCTGTACCATCTTTTGTGAATCGTATTAACTGAATATCATTAAACAATGTTCCAAATGTTACAACAACCTTTCTGATCGATCTGTGATAAAAATGAGGATTTCCTAACATTATGCTTCTCCAAATGGATTCTTCTCAGTCCAATCTAAAATCAAATCAGATTCTGTTTCTATTCTATTGTTGTCGATAATATCTTCGAATGCGTTATCCATTATTACAGTATCGGAAGAGAATGTCACATTAGCAACAGCGCCGGAATTTCTGCCGATTATGGTTCCTGTTTGGAATTCCCCGATAGTTCTATACACATCAACATGGGAACTTGGTGAGAAGTCATAAACAACTGCTTCTGCTGTTCTTGTTTCATAGGTGTTTCCTTGATAAACAGTTTCGTCATTCAAGAATCTACCTGAAACATTGTCTAATGATATCCTTGTTCTTGGATATTCGTCTCTTATTTGCTCGTCTATTTCTAGTATCCCTGTCTGTATAATTTCGTTTGAGAATACGAATTGTTTAAGTTTCAATGCATAAACATAAACATTCCCGCCTCTACCTCTACCTAAGGTGTAGAACATCGCTTGATTGTTTTCATGCTCAACGAATGTTATTTCGAAAAAGTTTTGTACTAGGGGAACATATATTAGATCCCCTTCGTTTGGTCTAATTTGTGGAATGGTGAAAGCAAATCTTCTTCGTGATACTAATAAAGTTATTTCGTCACGAATTTCAAGACCAAATTTAGAAATGAAGTCGCCCTCACCTTCCATACCAGTAACATCTTCCAAATACATCTCTATTGGATATGCATTTACATATTGTTTTAATGGATCTTCACCATAAAGCAGATCAACAGAATCTCTTGTTGATCGTGGCATATAAAACACATCCATCCCGTGTATCTTAAGGGATTCTATCACCAGATCTTCTACTAGAAGTTGTTCTGGTGTTATGTGTTTCGGAAAGTTGTTCCAGTATAAATTGGTTGGCATTTATAAATTATCCCATAAAGATTTCATTAGGCATAACATTATAAATTTGCATTTCTTCTTCTATCTTGTCGATCTCAATTTGTGCTTCTTGCATAATTCTTGGACCGTCAAGAGTAACACCACCGGGAAGTTGAACACCAGCAAATTTACTAAGGTTTGTTCCCCATTGATATTTAATTTTTGCTGTGGCATACTGCTTCAAGAAACGATCATTCCATATATCAGAAAGACCTTCTTTAACATAACCAAGACCAGTTATATCAGAAGTTAATTCTTTTGTAAGTTCTGCTGTTGTTGGACTATTGATCTTTTGGAATTGAATTTCCCTTCCATCAGACAATTTAACGATATCCCCTTCAATCAATTCCTGATCGAAAATTGTGTTTGTTCCAGTAATAATCTTTGATCCTGTTGTTCCAGATAATGTTCCTGTTAGCGAAACAGAATTTGGGTTCATCACTCTATAACACTCAACAATAACATATCGACCAAGATCAGCATCCCTTGCCCAATCGATATCTAGATATAATTTATTGTGGTGTCGATTAAATCTGAATTGTGGTGTGCCAGAGAACAATAGATTTAGTGTTCTCAAATGTTGCATTGTGATTTCGTATGACACATAAGAAACTGATGTGAAGTCATAGAGATCATGCAATCTTAATTGATACCTTAGGTCAAACATATTCACAGAAGAATTTGAATCGTCCCAAGGAAATACACCTGTGACGAAATTGATAGCCTCTGGACAATATATCCATTTACGATCAATGTCTTCTTGTGTGAATTGATGCTTCATGTAAATTTTTTCCGTACCATCAAAATGATAGTCTTGGAAGAATTGTAGAGCATCATCGATTCTGTCTTCTATTTGATCATCATCCACGTTAATTTCAATAACGGGCCAGCCTAATCTTCTTAGACAGTATTCTTTAAATTGTTTTCTTGTTGATGGATTTGCCATTTAATTTATTCCGTAGGCATAGTGGGCCAAATGACATCTGTAGGATATCCAGTTTGTCCTGTGAGATCCCTTAGTTGTTGTCTATAGTCAGCCCATTCTTGTCTTTTTTGTTCAGTAATTGGATAATCTAATAACATATATTTATCAGATAATTGAAGATACTTGTCTCTTCTACTTCTAACTCTCCAACACAATTCACCATATGTTAATTCTGGTTCGTTAGTTTGCCACTCTCCATTTTGAAGAAGTGTCCAACCAACTTCACCATCGTTTCTCGGTGACTTAATGAAATATGCATGATCTTTCCATTCGGATTCATCTTCCAAAAAAAGAATATTGATACATTGATTATTCCTTGAATCTAATATACATAAACGATTCATATTTTTTCCTTAGATAGACAAATACTCTATAACTCTTATATAACCAGCAGCACCATTTCCTCCAACAACACCACCAGTTGCGTTTGTGTTTACTCCACCAGATCCACCTCCACCATAAACTGTTGCATTTACACCAGCAGTTGAACCAGCAGCATTTAATCCCGGCCCTTGAGCACCAGATCCCCAAAAGGAATGACCGCCGTTTCCACCGCGAACAATTGGTCCAGCCGCGCCGACACCATCACCACCATCTTGCCCTTCAAGATTTAAAGTTCCACCAGTAGGAAGTCCACCTGCGCCACCACCAAATGTTCCCCAAGTGTTACCATAAGCAGATCCTGTTCCTGTACCGGCAGCGCCACCTGTACCTGTAATAACCCCGGCAGTACCAGTTGGTGTGAATGTCGAATTACCACCACCAGTACCATTACCACCAGCAACTGAACCACCGCCCCCGGCAGTACCTATCGAATAGGTCGCATTAGCACCCAACTGTTGTGGAAAAAGTATTGCAATCGCCGTTCCTCCAGCCCCACCACCTCCAGATGCACTAGAAGAAGTTCCATCAGAGTCACAACCACCCCCACCACCCCCGGCACCAGTAACATATACTTCGGTGTATAATGTCGATGCGTTTGCGGTAAATGTTCCAGTTCCTGTTGTGTATTCTGTTATTAGTATACTTTTTGCATAAGCAGTCCCAGAGTATCCAGAGATACCAGAGTATCCAGATGTTCCTATACCAGAATATCCGGAGTATCCAGAAATACCCGAATAGCCTGATATACCCGAATAGCCTGATATACCCGAATAGCCTGATATACCAGAGTATCCAGAAAAACCTGAGTATCCAGATGTTCCAGAATATCCAGAGATGCCTGAAAATGAAACAGAACCGGGTTGTCCTGAGTATCCAGAATATCCTGAAATACCAGATTGTCCGGTAAAGTTTGTATTGAGAAGTGAACTTAAAATAGCCATATTGTTTTATTTATAAGTATTTAATTATTTCTTTCGGTTCTAAAAAACAGTCATTACGATATGAAACCATCTCCCACATAAAGAATTGTTTTTCCAGAAGATAGTTTCTGCCTTTCAACAAATTTATGTTTTCTGGATGACCGAATATATTTGGATCTGATTGTCCCCAAATAACAATTCCGTATTTACCAACATCCCAACAAAAGTGTTGAAAGAAACTGTCAACAGAAATCCAAGTTCTACATTGTAAAACAAGTTCTTTTAGTTCTGGTAAAGACAAATTTTTTCTAAAGTCTTCAACCAATTGTTCTTCACCATCGACACCAACTTGTACAATCGGTTCTTTGATCAATGAAATCAGTTCTTTCCAATAGGGATAATCTTTTGGGTTTGGTTTTCCGTTAAGTAGTTTTTTAGCAAATGGAGATACAATAATCATTTTTCAACCATATACAATTTTCTATAAGCATTTTCAATGGAACCTTTCCATCCCCATTCATCCATTTTCTTATAAATGTTAAATTGTTCGATATCACCAAAAAGACATTTTGCTTCTTCTATAGATCTCCCCGGTATTATTTGTGGGTAAGAACTGAAAACAACTGGATCTTTTATATCTTTAAGAACACGTTTAAAAACAATGTGATCTCCCATCCCATTATTTATAACAACAATTGTTTTATTTTTTAGTTGAACTATGTTGCGAAAAATGTTCTCATCATGCTCATATAATTCTTGTCGTTTTTCTGAACGTATTCCACCATTTGGATTTTTACTGTGCCAAGTTATAGTATTCGGAATAGCCAATATTCGATATCCCTTTTTCTTTATTTCGTATGTGAAAAGAGTTTCTTCCCGGTGTGCAACTCTGGACAGTCCGAGATTATAGTTTGCAATCCGCGTTCTATACAAAAACGAACAATGAAGATGATCAACCTCTTTGACTTCACGAATTAAATTCCATTGAATATTGCTTTCTGTGTCGATGTTTTCTATTTTACCTGTTGACCTTGTTGTATCAAAATTTGTATTTGGAATAATTATAGAACCGCCGATTGCCCCAACATCATCTGAAATGTAAGAGCATAAGTTTTCCAAGACATTGTTCTCAGCAATATTGTCATCGTCAATTCTCCACACCCAATCAAATTTAGTATTGTTTGCCAATTCGTGATTATAATGCTGACCTTTTTTCTGACCAAAAATAACTTCCCAACTGATTTGTTTTTGTGTCAGTATCTCAAATACAAATCGAATATGAGGAAGATTTCTCATATCAATTGGATTATCGTTGTCATCAAATATTATTAGATGGTCAACCTTTCTTGTTTGATTGACTATTGACATCAAGGCCAAAGAAAGGGTAGAATCATATCTACCCCTAGTTGAGATAGAACACAGAACTCTCATTTGAAAGCCTCAACGGTTAGAAACAAATGAGCAGTTTCTGGCATCACATAATTAGATGCTGGTGGTAGTCTTCTTACAAATTTAAAACCAGACCAAGACAAATTTGTTCTAAGTTGTGTTTCTGTGAATAGAAATTTGTGAGTCTGACCGGGAACCCAAGGTTGAGCAAACATATGTCCATACAACCTTATCCTCCATTGTTCTATATCACAAGTTGGACTGCCTTCAACAAAAGAACGACAAGTCTCCAACAGATCAGGAGTTTCTAAATAAAGTCTACCATTAGGCTTTAGAACCCTATACCATTCATCCAATATATTTTTAATTTCCAAAAAATCGAAATGCTCTATTATGTGAAATGCTTTTATTTCATCTACTGAGTTATCTGGATATGGAAGCTTTTTGACATCAAATCTTGCGTCACACTTAGCATCTTCTGGGGAATATAAATCGATATTAATATATTCTTCATTATAATCGTAACCACAAGCAAGATGTAATTTCAATTGATTCAAAAGCTTATACTTGTTTTTGAATTTTTCAGATGGAATATTCTCTTCAGGGAGAACTAAAAAGGAAACATTCTCCTGACACGAATAAAAAGTATAATTGCTTTCGTGAAGTCTTATACACAAGTCCCAAAACTCATCACTATCCAAAGATTCGTCAAATCTATGATTCTTAAAACATTCTCTTTGTATCAGCACACTTGAACTATCTATGAAATTGTTGTGATATAATTGTCTACCCAAAAAGACATTCGGAGATATTACCTGTGGATTTGGGTTTGTAGAATATATTATATTGGCGTGTTCTTTTTGTGTAAGAAGAGTTTGTAAAAAAATACTTGACCAAAAACGATTGGAGTCCAAAAAACATATGTAATCACAAAAACCAAAAAGTGCTTCTTTTATTAATATATTTTTTGCTTCACTCGGAGAATTGTTTTTTCCTGTAATCAATACCACACTATGATCTCTTGGAAACATACTCTTTATGAGTTCTTTGCCACCAAACTTTTCATCGATGTATATGTAATGAATAACATTATCTACGTTCTGTCTTTTAACGGAATCGACAGTTTGAAACAGATCCTCGATTCTATCTGTTATAGTAGTCAATACTGCTATTTTTTTATCGTTGGTTTGTTTTGATAATTTCCAATAAAAGTTTTTTTCGTATGCAAGAGATAATTTGTTTTTTGTGAATGTAACATCCCAAAGACTTACAAGGTTTTTGTCTAGCATTGTTCCCTCTGCGACATGATATATCGGAAAAGCCCCTGTATAGAATTCGGTTGTTAATGATTTATCTGTGATTTCGTAAATCTCAAATCCAGCATCTTCCACCTTCATGGAAAATTCTATATCTTCACAAGAACCAATTCCATATTTTTCGTTGAGTAGTCCTATCTTATCGAACACTTTTCGGTCTATCATCACACAGAAAAATATGGCATAATGTCTACAGGTTACTGGTGTGAATTCTTTTACTACACAAGATATACCACAATCTGGATTTTGGAATGGTTTTTCCAAAGTTTCCAACCAAAAATTTTTAGGTTGATTTAGAAGTCTTGTATCATTGTTTAAAAGAATAATTTTATCACACGTTGCTTCTTTGATGCCATTGTTTGTTGCTTTTGGATAACCCAAAGGAACATCATTCCACACAAGCTTTATGTGATTGCCGTAAATGTATTTGAGTTCGTTGACGTATTCGCGTGTATTGTCTGTACAACCATTTGCGGAGATAATTATTTCGATGTCTTCTATATTGGAATATAGAAGAATCGATTCGACACAATTGACCAAAAAATCATTACAATGATTGTATGTTGGGATGACTATGCTATATTTCATGATATAAATTCCAATTCAAAAATTATTTTTTATCTATTTCTTTTTTCAGTTCTTTTATAGCCTCTATTAGAAGTCCTATGATATTTCCATACGAAACTGTTTTCTCACCGTTCTCATTTGTCTGAACAACTTCAGGAATTATCTTTTCAATCTCTTGAGCGATAACACCAATAGATTCCTGTCCGGTATCTTTTAGCGTATATGAAACACCACGTAATGACAAAACTTTTTCAAGAGAATTTGTTATAGTCTCTATGTTTTCTTTCTTTCTTGCGTCAGAAAGTGTATTGAAATTTGTTGTAGTTAATGATCCTGTTGTTGCATCAAATTCAAGTTTATTGGTTGTCGTTGTAACTTTTGCAGCTTGACCACCGGCAGCAGAAACCATTACTGGATACAAAGCAGATGTTGTTGTGTCATTTGTTGCTTTGATAACTTCTGTTGATGGTGATGTGATGGATGGAAATATCTCCCATGTTGACCCATCATATACAAACTCCATTCTTAGAGTTCCAATATCAACAGTTAAATTTTCTGCGAGACCTTCAATAGTTGAACCATTTCTACCAATAATTAAATTGTTTGTTCCCCAATTAGCACCATCAACAATAACAACAGAATGACCAGTTGTTGGTGTTGCTGGTAGATTAATCGTGAAGGAACCACCAGACGTATCCGCTACAATTTTATCACCATTGACTGCCGTGTATGCGCTTGTTTTTATTAGGTAAGAGGTTGCTCCACTTGTACTAGATGCTGCTTTGCTGACCCATGTACCACCTTCTGATGTCAAAACATTACCAGCAGTTCCGGGTGCTACAGTAAGAACGTTTCCAGTACCATTTCCTAATATTACAGCATTAGCACTAATTGTACTTAATCCTGTACCACCACTCGATACAACTAACGGATTTGAAAGTGTTAGGCGACCTGCGGATAGAGTTCCTGTTGCTTTGTCAAATGTTAGAGATGCATTTGCCCCAAGAACCCCACCGTCATTAAATTGTATTTCCTTATTTAATCCAGATGGTCCAGTAAAACTTTGTAAATATTTTATGGCACCAGTTGTGTTGGAATAGAATAGCCGACCGTCAGTTGTGTTAATGGCTAGTTCACCATTAGCAAGTGATGTCGGCGTATTTCCTGTTACCGTAGAATATTTTATCTGAATTACTGTGTTTGCCATTTAGAATGTACCACCAGATTGAACTTTAGTATTATTTAGTTCAGGTGGTTCGGGAAGTTTTTTCTGTTTTGTTGTTGGGACTGCCTCAAGAATTTGAGTAGCATATGTTTTCAATTCATTATAGCTAGCAACAAATTTCTTTTGGTTTTCTTTTATTTCATTTTTAAGTTGCTCAATTTCTTGATCTTTTTGTGAAACTAATTCATTAACTTGTTGAAGTTTTGTTTTAAAATATCCAACTTTATTGTCAGACTCTTGTTTCTGTGCAACAAGTTCATTTTTAGTATGTAGATCTTGCCTCAATGAATCGATCTCATTCTGCTTTCTCTGCAATTCTTGTTCCAAACCAACAACCCTCTGCGTTGTCTCATTCAAAGCTTGTTGAACTCTATTTTTTTCTAATAGAATGGCATCACCATCAACAACTCTTTGCTTTAAAGATTCGGCAGAGGATAGTTCAATTTGTTGTTGAGAGATTGTCAAATTCAATCTCTCAAGTTCGGTTAGTAGTTCTTGAATCTTTTGATCAGCTTCTGCTTTTTCGTTTTTAATGTTTGACACAATCTTTAGTTGTGTCTGAAAAATTAAGTTTTGTTTCAGAACTGCATCAAAATTTTCAAGAACTACATCCTTGTAATTGTTTAGAAATTCCACATCCATATTGTTTCTCCTTTTTCACAATAATTAAAAAGTTGTCTAAACTATTTAGAAGGTTCCTCCAGATAGGTGTGAGAAGGTTGGAACACCAGAGGCATTGATTGTTAGTACGTGACCTTCTGTTGATGAAGAAGCAGCGGTAATCGCATTTGTTCCTTGACCCAATAGAACACCATTGTTGGTTAATGTTGTTGCTCCTGTACCACCACGGGCAATTGGTAATGTGCCAGATGTAACTTGTGTTGCAGAGATTGCAATTGGTGTTGCTGTAACTGCTGTAATTCTACCATAACCATCTGTTGATACAGAAGTTAGTGTATTGCTTGTTGCTAGAGTTGTGCTTGTTACAGTTACGTTAGCAAGTTCGCCCAATGCTCCAGTACCAGCACCAACAAGGATTGCGCCAGTTGTAAATGTTCCGCGACCTGTACCACCATCTGCAACTGCGATATCTGCACTTAGACCAGAAACTGTACCACCAGTAATATTTGCAACAAGAGTACCAGTTGAGAATGCAGCTACGTTTACTGTATTTCCTGATGGTAATTCAGTACCAGCAGTTAATAGCTTATATTGACCATCTGATGCATCTCGGATAAGACCAGTATATTTAGTACCAGTAGCGTTATATTGACCAAAGAAACCTATATCCAAGACATCTGTAGCATTGTTTGATGCCAGTTGGATTAATGGGTCTTCTGTTCTTACGTTTTCTACATCTTGTGTTACTGTGTTACCAGAAACAATAAGGTTTCCTGTAATAGCAAGATCACCAGAAATTGTACCACCAGTTGTTCTAACAACAGTATTATCGACATCAAATGTTACGTTATTTGTTCCTACTGTTGATGTTATACCAGCACCACCAACAAAAGTTAATGTATCTGTACCAACAACAATAGTATCTGTACCAGAATCGCCAGCAATTGCCAATGATGCAGATAGACCAATACCTGTTGTTGTGACGTTAGTAACCCTACCGTTTGCAGCAACAGTAATAACAGGAATAAGAGTTCCGCTACCATATGAACCAGCAGTAACACCTGTATTTGTAAGTGTTAGAGGTATGTTTGCGTTTGCTGAACCATCAACAGAGACAACACCAGTAGCTTCACCAGTTAGACCAATATTTCTTGCTGTTTGCCATTTTGTTGCTGTTGATGCGTTGCCAGTTAGTGGACCAACAAAAGAAGTTGCTGTTATTACATTTGCTGCAAAACTTCCATTTGTATCTCGTTTAACAAGCGTACTTACTGCATTCAGATCAGTTGCTGCATCAACAATATCGGTATAATACTTACCACCAATTGTTATTACACCATTAGTATTGTTACCAATGAATAACTTATTTGATTGAAACGAGTATGCTGCTTCCGCTACGTTTAAGCTTGCTGGCGCTGCTGTAGCCAGAGAGTATTTAAGTTGAATTACGGTATTTGCCATTTTTATAACCTTTTAAAATAATGAACTATTTTATTATTTATTCATTAGAAAAATCCGCCGGCAATCCGATCCAGATTTTCTAATGAAATTGCTTTTGCTTCGTATTTTTGTGTTATTGAATTATAAATTAATGTGAAACCATCTTGGACGTTGTTGGTATTAACGTCATTCAACTCACCTATAGATAAATCCAAAACTGGAGAAAAATTTGGATTTGCAATTGTTGTTTGAACACTTTCCCGTATTCTAATTCTTCTATTAGAACTATTATTTGAAATAGTAACCTTGCCTATATTTGGCATTTTATCTAGTTACTCCCGGTAAAACGACAGCGATCCCTTCAACTACCCTTGTAACTTCTCCGGTATCCGATGTAATTGTCACATCATAAAAATATCTTCCGGGATCTAAGTTTGCGGTATTTGCTGAAGACATTGATATGGTAATTTCTCCATTCGAACTGTCTGTAATGGTTGCTACGAAATCTTTTGCTGTTGACGAGTAGAAAGACTTCCTCATCTGTGAAGCAGCAGAATAAGACGATAGATTTAAAGAATCGCCTTGTATATCTTCCACGTTTAAAGAAGTAGAAAATGTCGTATACTGCTCAATTGTTATTTCTGAATATGCGGCCACGAATGTCTCCGTATGTTATTTATTATATTTATACATAACTAGTATTGAGGTGAGAAAAATGCAAAGAAAAATAACAATAGGCACGACGTATTATAACAATCCCGACAATCTAAAGGGGTTCTTGAAAAACCATTTAGAATACTGTGATGAGTTTTTGATTGTTGATGATGGGTCCGAAATACCTATGGACAAACATCTTCCCAAAGACGAAAGAATAAAAGCCTTCAAAGTTAAAAAGGACTATGGCTTTAATTCACATGGATGTAGAAATCTGATAATGAAACAGACAAGCAATGAATGGAACATTCTTTTGGATATAGATCGGTATTTTGTTGATGCTCAGTATTCATTCAATACACTAAAACAAAGACCACTAAAAAACAATGTTCTTTATAAATTCATGGCATTTACAGAATGGGCATCAAAATCAGACTCCGCACATGAATCTGTTAATGATTTTCTTATTCACAAAGACTACTTTTTTAGTGCTGGTGGGTATGATGAAGAACTAATGGGGTATAGAACTGGTGATAGAGAATATTTTTATCAGCTAGAACATTTCGGGCACAAAAGAGTTCTTTATGATATTGAAATCATGCTATGTCGAAAACCTTCCACCACATTACACTCAAATGAAAAATCTAAATTTGACAAGAAACAAAAACTTGATTGGGCAACACAAAAACTAATTTATGATAGAATAAAGTCCCCACAGAAGGTAAAACCAATTCTTACCTTCGAATGGGAACGTATTGTTTAAATGTTTTGATATGTCTTTAGGTCAAACTTTGTTCCTTTCATTTTATTGATAGAAACTAGATCGTTGTTCTTCCAGACAAGAACTTCGTTGTCATCATAAAGAAAATCACAATCCTTACAGAAAGAAACTTCATCAAATCTTTTTTCGTGGTGCATCTGTCTCAACCATTGATATTTTTCGCCATTCCAGACTTCGGCAACAGACTTCCCATCAAGACTTCCAAGATCTGCTTCAGCGTCTCTTCCTAGAGTTTGGCAACATGGAGCAACAGTTAATTTGCCACCATTGTTTCCTCCAGCCCTAACGGTCAAGTCTGGAGAGAATGGTCTACCACAACTTCTCTTTTCTCCGCGACGTTTATAATCAGAATCGTAAACACCAGACCAATTATGCATTTTCCAAATTTCTGCAAATGATCCAACTGGTTCAATGAAATTTTTACGATATTGCTCGATCTCAAAGTCAACTTTATCATTATCAAGTATTAAGTGGTATGATGCGACAATACAGTCAGATCCAGTTTCACCAATATATTTTTTCATGTTGATTGCATTGGATTTGATGACATTGAATGCGTCACGGTTCATCCATTTCATATACTGCAATTGACTGTATCCGATCACCGAGAAACGTGCTAACGAGAGACCAGCATCCACACATCGTTTCATATAATCATCTTTTAAATTAAATCCGTTTGTGTAGATGAATACCTTTGCACCATATTTTCTAACTATCTTGATGTAATCTGGGAGGTTTCTATTTAGTGTTGGCTCACCAGAACCCTCAAGGTTTACAACATTGAGTCCTGCCTCTGCACATTCAGCTACGATCCTCTCAAAGTCTTTAAGAGACATCTTTTTGAGCCAGTCCTTGCCTCGTCCTGTTGTTTGTGGACACATACCACAGGAATAGTTACATCCCCCATTGATTTCAATTACAGCACGGTCAATAGATAAAGGAATTATAAAGTTCGTGTTTTGTTGCATCTTTTTTCTCACTAATGTAATTTTGATGGAGTTGTTTCACTTCCTCGACTCTTTTCTGACTTGCTCTGACATAATTCTTAATGTTAGAATCGAGAAATCTTTTTGGGTTATCTTCTAGAACTGCTTGTGGTATGAGAACACTATTTAATGGTTTTCTTTTACAGAAAACGATCAAAGGTTTCCACATAAATTTAAATAATTGGTGTGCTAAACCATCATAACCAATACCGAATTCACATTCATTTATGTGTCTAATTACTTGTTTGATTGGTGTTCTATATGTCACTTCATAAATATCATACCCAGACATATGTAGCTTTGCACGAATATCAAGCCAATGTTTATGTGCTGGATCTTTATTTATTCCGGGAAATTCTATATTGAAATCTGTTGTCCAGAGAACAACTTTTTTCTTGGTTTCTTGTGGTTCAAGATTAGTGTACCACAAACCATGTAGAGGATTAAATTCGTCTAGTTGGTTATAGAATCTAAATTTCGGATTACTATTGAATTTGTGATGGATAGTTATTCCATCAGTTTGTTTGAAAATAGATTCTATGTATTGAAATCTATCAAATAGAGTTTCAGTATCAAGTGGTGAGTATAGGTGATTTTTGTCATCCTTCCAATGAAACGTTATGTCTATTGGTCTTTCATATTTTAGTCTTGATGTGTGTGCATAGCCAAGACCAGTTACAAAATCACCATACCCAATTCCAGTTCGCCATTCTATATTCATAATTACTGATTGAAGATTTCTGGATCACAATCTCCTTTTGTAATTTCTTTGATCATATTAATCCACATATCTTTATTGTGCATTACCCAAGCTAGAGTTACCCTTTGTTTTTTGGTTTCTGCCATATGCCAGAAAACCCTATTTGGTTCTTTTCTTTCATTTGGGTAATATCCTACACGAACATTCCATCCGGGTTGATCTTGTAGTCTCACGATTGATTTTGTGTTATAGTCCCAATAGCTGAAGTTACCATCACCATCTTGACTGTATGTTAGAAGTACATTGTAACCGGGAGCATTTCCATTATGGTGCCATCCGATATATCCATTATCTGGGTATGACATGATTAGAGCATTTACCGGAGTTCCCAAAAAGTTTCCGATTCTTGCTGCTTTCTTTCGAACAGATTCAACTTTATCCCAAATTTGTTGGCTAGCATTATTCATTCCTAATCCAAGAACTGCCCTTGGGAATCCATATTCAGATACGGGATGCTTAAATGCTTCAAACAAATACTCGTCGGAGCATGGGTGAAAATTTGGATTTAATTTATCTTTTTGCTCTGGAAGACTGAAAACTAAGTCCTTAACAACTCCCGAATAAAACTCATCAGTTATACTCGATAATAGGGTCGTTAGTCGCTCGCTTTTTAACTTTACGGGTTTCATCATTTATCCTTTTCTGTATTTCTTGCCAAACAAATGGCATTTTACTCCAAGACTGCTTATCAATTTGTGTGATAACTGCTGGACCATCATTGTCTTCTGGTAAGTCCTGTCCTGAGTTGTTCCACCTTCTCGGCAAAGTTATTATGTTTAAATCATCAAATCTGCTAAATTCAGGAAACCTTTTGCTGGTCATTCTCCACAAAGTAAACATATCAAAATTCTGCCATTCCTGATAATGGTCTTTGTATGTCCAAGGAGTGGTTACTTGTTTGATATATTCTTCATACCATGTTGTCATGAAGTCTATACTTTTTTCGTTTTTGTGATAACCGAAACAAGAACCATGCAACTTAGCAAAGTGCTTTCTCTGTTTATCTATGTAAGCCCATTTGAGATTTCCAACAGTATACACCATATTGCTGCCAAAGAACATATCACAATTATCAAGAAAATCGTGCATATTCCTGATGTCTCTATGTCTTACAATAGAGTCACAATCATTAAAAATAGTTCTCTGGTATGGTGTTCTAGCACAACACCACATTCTTGCTCTGGCGTGGATTGGAATATTTGTTATAACCCTATCGAAAACCTTACATCTTTCGTCTGTAAATTTTTCGTGGGTGAATAGGGTTATATGTGAGTTTGGATAATAGTCTTTTAGAGACTGTGCTGAAATTAAAGCCAACTCATAATATAAAACGTCTTTAGAAGCGGTGTACACGAATCCATCTTGTGCGCTTCTTCCATTATCATAATGTATATTCATAAATTATTTATTAAATTGCAAATCATCGATCATATCAAATAGATCTATAAATGACATTCCTTTTTCTGTTATGTATTTCTGTGCAAGATGCATGATGATGATATTTAGCATCAATGGGTCTGGGGCGCGACGAACAGCAGCTTTGTCTTCATCAGATGCCTCAGACACAAATGGTAAGCTGAAACATCTCATTTTCATGTCGAACAACATTTTCAGTTTGTCGTTTTCTATTGCTGCTTTTCGCTTTTTATCTGCAAATTCTTGATTCTGTTTAGCACGTTCCTCAATGCGATTTCTTTGATCACGCATTTGTTTCTCATCGAACTCGTCAAGAATTCGATCCCAATATTCGTTCACTCCACGTTCCCTATTTGCTGGAACTGTGAATTCTGCCAAGGACTCAATACCATTTTCACGAACAAGAGTCATTCGAATTCTTGTTTTTTTGGCATCAACGTAAACTGGATTTTTTATGATAGGATATTTCATTTGTATACCTCTTTAAACATTATTTATTTAGCTTTCTGTATCACCACAATATATTCGTTGTGGTTGTCTTCTGCTTTGTCACCTATATTATATCTTTTTCTGAGTTGTTTGTTGTTCAGAATATGTCTTAGTCCCAAATTCTCATGGCTATAGATTTTTATTTTGTTACCTTCTTTTCGTTTCTGCTCAAGTACCGAAGATAAACTTTCTAATTCTTCTCTACCGTATCTATGTGATATATCTTCGATGAAATAGAAACCGCCTTTTTTCAAATAATCCCAAGAAGATTCTAGAGTCTTTATTTGTGAATATGGGTGGTGGTCTCCATCGTCGATAATAATATCAAACTCTTTACCATATAATTCCAACCAATCATCTTTCTTTGTGCTATCAAAATACAATGTCTTGACTTTATTGAATGATTGAAATTTCTTTCTGAGTTCTTGAATGTTCATCACTCTGTCTTGGTTTATCACAATATCCACACCATAAACAGTTGACTTTGTAAAATATTTTTGCCAAGCTAATAAACCAAAACCATAATGTGTTCCAACTTCAATAATACTCAGATTCTTGTCTTTTAATTTAGAAATGTATTTTGAGTAAACAGCATAGTATCCCCTCCATCCACCTCGATCCGTTTCATTAGGATCTCTGTCTGGAAAGTTTTGCTTCATTGTATATCTGTTGTGGTTTGGATTATAATTCAAAAGTTTCTTCAATTCTTCATCGTAACTTTTGATTGTCTTATAACTTTTGGCTTCTGTGAATATCATATTTCTATAAATTTGTGAAATTTATCCTGTGACCAATGTTCTGGGTGAATGTTACAATAATGCTCAACGGTATTACCATATTTAGATGACATGACTTGGTTGCTACATGGAACATATTTTTTATGGGAGGAGTTTACAACTTTGTCAACAATTTTTTCATGCAAGGCAAATCCATGTATGAATGAATATGGTCCTGCTGTTATTTCTGTATCCATAGAAACTTCGACCAATTTTTTTGCAAACCAAGGTTTTATTGCATAACTTCCCATTGCAGCTTTATCATAGAAAATAATACCATAATTGTCATTTTTCCATAATTTTTCTGGGTGTTCAAGAAACGAATCATGTTCCATAATCAAAATTTCTTGATTCAAAAAACAACATTCTTGCCAAAGCTTGAAATGACTGTACCAAACTGCTTTTTCCGTATCTGTTATCTCTGCTTTTAAATTTAGATTTAAATATTTTCTGGCATGAGAATATTTGGTGAATCTAAGTTCCTTTTGCTTAACAAGTGTCTTTGGTGTTATAGCAGGAAACTTTTTTACTTTTAGGCCAGCTTTTTCCCATGATGGTATACAGTAGCTGGCATAATAGTTGGATGCTTCACTATCTTCAACAACAATCATAAAACAATTTTCAAATAACATTATGCAACTCGTTTCCAAAGAGTAATTTCTGTGATAATTTCTGTTGTTACCTGTACTCTTTCGCCTTCATATGTTAGAATGTATGCTGTTGGGTTTCCAAGATAGTCTGTGCCACCGGGGTCTAATGATGTATATGATACCTGTCCAGTAAATCCTACAGCACCAACGTAATCAGATCCGCCGAATGATGCACCATCATATGCAACTGCGGCATCATATAGTCCAACACCATAAAGGTCGCCGGTATATGATGTAATGAATCCACCAATAAATCCAGCATATGTCCCCCAGAATGTAATACCTGCCAAATATTCATTACCAACAGAACCTTGATATAAACCACCCCAATAAGTTTCCACACCAGTATATGTTGCGGTATAGGATGAAGCAACCCCTGCTGTATATGTAACACTACCTGTATATGTTGCACCGGGAGAATTGTAATTTGTAGATGTTGCTGAATTAAATGCTTCCTCGGACGAATATGATGCTGAGAGACCAGTATATGGTGTTATATCTGCTGGACCAGTATAGTTAGTAAATAAGCTTGCATAATCTGTTTCACCACCAAGATAATCTGTAAAATTGATTGCATATTCTGGGTTAAGATATACAGGACCATATGAACCAGCGTCAGGATCTTCGCCTATAAAATCTGTTGGAGAGTTATATGAACCACCAGCATAAGATACTGCACCATCAACACCAGTATAATTTGATACCCCCTGATAAACAGCAGTTACATAGTTCGTGTCAGTACCAACATAACCAACTTGACTTGTGTATATACCCTGAACAGATCCAAGATATTCATTTTGACCACCACCAATATATGAACCAGTATCAACAAGACCAAGATATTCTGGATTCATATAATCGACACCATAGGATATGGTATCTGCATTAAATGATATGTCTGCTGTTATTCTACGAATATCTTGTACACTTCCACAGTCGGCCCAAACCCCGGTTACTGGTGGAGAACTCTGTAGAGCATAGAAACCAATGCCCGTAGAAATCATTGAACTTTCAACAGTTTTAATCAAAAGTCTCAAATCCATTTCCGAGAATTGAGTTAACTGTGAACCAGAAAGTTTTAGTGGTGCCAAAAATGATTCTTGATAACCATTATCAATTTTATGCCACAAATAATATGTGTTGTTTACTATTGTAAAATTTTCTAATGTGTCTTTTAATTCACCGATACTAACCCAAGTTCCACCATCTGCCGGTGCTGTTGGTCCAAGATAATAACTGTTGATGCTGTTTTCGCCAGCAATCATATCCAAAATATAATTTGCTACGTTTTGGATTGGTGTGATACCTTCTTTTAATACAATAGTTGGAGAAGTTGATGTATCCAATCCAACATATTTTGGGGCATCTGGTTGTGCGCCATATGTTGATGTCTGTTGTTGAGAAAGTGTGTATGTGTTTGAATATACAGTAACGTTTGCGGAATCTACCCCTCCACCACGAACAGTATCTACGAACGTACCAATTGGATTTGTTGTGCCAAGAGTTATGGTTCCTGCAAAAGTCCCATTTGCCATCTCTTGAAGAATCCAATTTGATATTCTCTGAATATCAGTATCATTTGCTTGAGTTAACTCTGATAACCCTTCATTTTGTTTTAGATATACTAGATTGATACTCATTAATTACCCCAGACAATAGTACCTGTAGAATCTTTTATAACAAGAGTCCTACTTGAACTATCCAAAAAACCAGATGATTGTACAGAACTTGAGAATATTGCAGAATTTGCGTTTGTTACATTTCTATTGTCATCAACTACAATAATACCAGAAACTTTTATTGCCATCTTCGTAATCCTTACTCGGCAGTTGTTTTACTATTTATCACTCACCCCAAACCACATTACCATTAGAATCCTTTACAACTAATGTTCTGCTTGAACTGTCTAGGAAACCAGATGATTGAACTTTTTTGGAATATAGAGTTCCTGTATCTGGGTAAAAATAAATTTGTGTGTTTGAAACTTTTACATCAGAAACTGCACCAGTATCAGTATCGATGAATAACATATACTGAATGCTACTTGATACGGTATCATTGATAATCTGTAATGAAATGTTGTTTGCTTTATCAAATGCTGCTTGTGCTGTGATAACTGCACCATCATATTGATCAAGAGTAACTTTGTCTAATTGTTGACCAGAAAAATTAATAACACTTGCACTTATATTTGATATGTTTGCATTAGCAGCAAGAATACTTGTTGCGTTTAAAATGGAAGTGTTAGAAACATTCGAATAACTAGTATTGCTACTAATAGAGACAACATTAATCGTATTAGCATATAGTTGATTTATATTTGCCGAATTATCGACAATCAGTTTTGATCCAGTTCCAGATATTTTTAATATTGTGTTCGATGTGAATGTTGCACCATTACCATCAGTTAATGTGTTTGCAAACTGAATTAATGACTGTGTTGCTGTTAGCCATTGTTGAAAAGTATTATTGGATGTTATTTGATTGATGGGCATTTTTCATTAAACCTTAGTCTGTTGTATAAGCTGATATAACATCGCTTTTATTTCATTCATGTCATTGGTCATTTCATCGACCTTTTTTTCAAGAGTTTCCATTTTTCTTGATTGTTCTTTTTTTCTTTTGTAAGATAGCAGCGCATCGTTATTTTTATTTATCAATGCGCCACTATCGGTTCTAAAGATTCCGTTTACTGTTGTTGGTTTGTCCATTTTTTATTTCTGTAATGCTATTGCCCTCAAATCACCGACTCTTGGAACAATTGCGCTATCATCACCTAGAATACCAATCTTGATAGAGAATTGTTTGAATCCTGTTAACAAGCTACCAGAAGATGTTGTATATTGAACTTCTTGGTTCGGTCCTGTTAACATAGAAGTTGGAATCGAATATGTAAACTCTTTGAAATCACCTTTATTAACTAATGATGAGTAAACAGTTTCGTTTCTTGTCATCTCAACCCAAGGTCTTTGATTAAATTCTTGACCATCTTCAACATTCTTAATCTTCATCCAAACTTTGATATCACTATTTGTTGATGGTGGTAGATATGCGGTAAGCTTAACAAGTAAGTCTTCGGCATCTTGACCATCAGCTAGTGTAACAACTTTTGATATGTATTTATTGATCAAGCTACCACCAGAAGATGCTGTTTCTCCTGTTGTATTGCTGTTGATCAAGTTTTGTACGAATACGCAATGTGTAGCAGAAACGTCAACAACTGGTGAAACATAAGCTGAAGCACTTTGTAATGTTGCCTTAATCAATGAAGAATTGCTTGAAGAGAAATCTTGCAATTCGATTGTTCTTGATTTTAGAGTCTTTTCTTCTGAGAACTCAAAGCTAGTATCAGGTGTAAACTGCTGATATGTGCTATATGTGTTTGAAGACAACAAGATGCTACTCATCGAGAATGTGCAAGTTGTTTTTGGCAACTGTAATACTCTTGGCTTAAAGTTAACAGTAGAGTGAACGTATTCTTGTATTTCACTTATTGTTGTTATATTTCCAGATGTTGAACCAGCAATAGTTGCATTGGCAAAGAAACTTCCATTTGATGATGAAAGGATCATTGTATCATCGCTAGAGTTGTATTTGACAATATTACCTGAACCAGAACTGATTGCAGATATATTTGCAGTTGCTCCAGATGATGCTGCAATGCTTCCAACATTGAATGAGAAACCATCTGTGTAATAAACACTACCAGAAATTGACAATACGTTTGCGGTATTGGTTCCCTGAGTAATTGTATTACCCACACTAATTGTTCCACCAGCAATGTTTGTCAATGTTAGTGCTTGACTTGAAACAATAGTCTCACCGAAAACATCGAATGAATTTTGTGGTGTGGCTAACTTCAAGAACTCATAAGGTTTATTACCAAATACTGCCTGACCAGTTACTGCTGTATTGAAGTTTGCTCTGTTAAACTTAACTTTCAAATCAACATCAGGAACAATGCTCCAGTTCAAGTTGTTGTTTGTTGTGAATAAGCTTCCTGTTAGCTGTCTTCCTGTTACTGGTGTGTTTGTAATAACATCAGTCTCGCCCAAACGTGATACCCAGAAATATGTGTCTGGATTCAAACCTTCTGTGTGAATAACGAATGCATACTGTGTGTTATTTTGTAAGAACACAGGAGATTGGAATTTAACATTATGTGGTGTTGTTCCGTCTGATGTTGTTGTTACTTCGCTAGATCTGTACCAAACTTCACTATAAGGAACTTGTGTTCTTGTGATTCCGCCATCAGAACTCATCTCACGAATTTCAAACCAAACACCTAATGTTGGATGAACTTGTTGGATGAATACGTCAACAGAGGTTAAGAATACTCCAGCCTCAGTTTCTGGCACTTCAACCTTGAATGAGTATGCCATGCAAGATGGTCCGAAAATTTGGACTTCCTGCTTACCAGAAACAGTTTGTGATTCGTTAATTGGTCTTGTGATATACTTTGTTTCTCTGGTTGAAAGAATTGTGTTTTGCTTCTGTGCGTAGATACCACTTGCATAGAAATAGTTCTTAGCGTATGATGTAGCATCGATTGCATTTGTTGGACTATCTGTAATTATTACTTCTTTGCTTCCAACTCTAAATCTCTTACCTTCTGCTGGCAATCTCAATAGACCAGCAAGAATTCCGTATGAGTTTGTTTTCCATGCAGCACCTTCAGCTAGGTATGAGACTGTGCCTGAACTGATATCATCACTATCTGCCAATACTCTTGGTGTGATATAATCAGACATATCTTCACCATCGAAGAATGTGTAATATGTTGTGTTGGCTTTTAGACCACGAACAACAACATTGATTACCTGAGGTCTGATATATGGAATTACAGAAACGTCTGTAACATATGTACCAATTTGTTGCTGAATCTTTTCAGTTGTTGCTATTGTCTGAATACCTGTTCGTACTCTTTCTGATGGTGGAGTAACGATTTCGATATATCCACGATCTGTAGTGTCTGCTGTGTTTAATGTACCAACAGAAGCAGATGCGGCAACAGCATCAGCATAGCTTGTGAAAGAACCAACTAATTGTGCCCTTGACAAATCTCCGGATCTATCACCATAGTTTCTGGCGTAAACGTTATAGACAGTTTTACCTGTTTGATATGTTTCCCATGAACCCCACTCTGTTGTCATTATCTTGTCTGGTGGAATACTATTACCAAACTCGACAACTCTATCTACTGTTGTGGAATCAGTCCAAACGTCAATATCTGGACTTAGTGTTATATTACCAACAAATCGGAAAACACTCTGTTCGATATTTCTTATTGTTGTTACTCTTGACTGTTCCAACAATGTGGTTTCTGTATATGGTAATGTTACCAAGTTTCCTGTCTTAACAACATTTGTACTCTCGGCACTTGCATATTCGTATGCAAATGATTCCATATCAAAAACTGGTCTGATTACATTTTCTGCTTTATCAACAGCAATATTGTAATCTGAACTGTATGTTGCGCCTAATGAATGGTCCAAGAAACCATCAACGAAGAAACCATTCTTGAACCTGTCATTACCTGATGAGTCTAGAACCATAAGGTCAACAGCACTCTTTTCTAATAGTGAAAGAGCATTGTAGTATTCAAGGTTTTCGATTCTTTGCTTTAGAACACCAATGTCTCTCATTGTGTGTCTAGAATTTGTTATTCTTTTAATAGACACACCTTCAGGTTGTCTGTTGAGAATTCTAGCGTATGTTGTAGCTAATGATGGATATGGTGGGATATACAAATTAGCGATGCCCATTACATCATCAGGAACTTGTGGTGTGACAGGGAAGATGTCTGGAACACCACGAATTATTGAGTAGTTTCCTTGTATGTCAGTTATAACAACATCTCGTCTAGCAAGGTAGTAAGAATAATCGCAAGAAATTTGACTTGCTGGTTTTGGTATTCTCAAACCTTCTGCTGGTGTGTTGAATGAATTTGTTGTTGCTGGGTTAACACTAGCACCAGAAGGAGTAAATGCGTCACTTGCTGTATTTGTTTTTACTGGTCTGAAATCCAAATACTTTCTAAGATTAAATGTTTGTCCAGTAACAGGTGATTTATATACTGGAACCTGATATGTGAAAATTGTTGATGTTGATTCTGTGTCATCATCTATTGGGTACGAATCAATAGAGAAATAACCGAAACCATTTGTAAAGTCTGGTTTGAAGTAATCCAACTCAACAAGAATTCTATCATTTGTTGTCAGAGCAACTACAGGTATTAATTTTGCATGGTCATAAAGATCATCTCTTTGACCATTATCAAAAACGAAGTCATTTGTTACTAATGTGCCTTCAGTATTTGATGTGAAGTTTGTTCCTGTTTTCTTTCTGATTTGTTTGATTCGGAAAACATCAGAGATACCAAGGTTGATTGGGTCTGTCAATGATGATAAAGTTGCACAGTTTGCTTGTACATAAACGCTAGAAATCAAATCTTTCTTGATTTCTTTTGCTGAACTTCTTGTAACATCATATGCTATTGTTGCTGGTACTGTTGTTGGGTAAGTTTCTTTTAGGTCGAAGCTTAGTATTTTGTTTGATATTGCTGTTACATCTCGTTCAGTACCGGCAACATATCCCTTACCAGTTAGATCAATAATATCTCCGGTTGTGTAAACTTTTGATACTGTTTGTGCTGTAAATGATGATGGGAAAGTTGTTGTTATTGTTAGGTTCACATTATTTGCAATTGATGCAATTTTGAATCTTCCAGTAACGTTGTTGATAGAGATTAGGTCTCCAACGTTTAGATTCAAGAATTGTGTTCCATTTCCAACCAAAACATTTCCACTTATTGTACCATTTGCAGTACCAACTAGAACATTTGAGAAAGGATTTGCGTTTCTCAAAGTTAGAATCATTGTTCGTTTTTCGATATCGGACAATGATCCAGAAGAACCGTATGAATGTGTTTCGTTTGATGGTGTAACTTCCAATGAGAATGTACCATCTTGGTTAATTGTAATGTCTGTGCTTCTCTTAAATGTGAATGATGTATCCGAATCAGTATCGTTGTCTGAACGAACACTTCTGATATAATCAGAACCTAGTGGATACAATAAGGTGCTTTGTAGTGTATCTTGAAGAACTGCATCTCCAGAAGTTAGCACAACGTCAGCAAAGAATCCATTGTTGTCTGAACTATAGACAGAACGAACATTTGAGAATGTGTTTGATCCTGTCATATTAATATCAAACAAATACAAATCGTATTGGTCATTTGTTGAGTATTCTAGGAATTTTACTTTTGCGGTTCCTATTGCCTGACCAATTGGAGTTGTAGAACTGAAAGAGTTTACGTTTGAAACTCTCTGTTCTGCTTGATTGTATAGGGTTACTGTTTGTGCGGTATCTAGATCCAATGAACCAACAGCTTGAGTTATTGTTATATAATTACCATTTCTTGCACTCAATACTTCAGAGTTGATTCGTGTGAAGTCTAAACTTTTTTCTGTTTCGATGTATTTTGTAACAAGACTGTCAACCTCATAACCTTTAACATAAGCTAGTCCGGGTTCTACACCAACTGCCAACAAACTCACATTTCCGCCATTTGATTCTGACAAATATCCTTCATTTGAACCTGTATCAAGATGTTCCCTGACTCTTACACCAAAACCTCTTACAACATAATCACCAGATTCGTCATAAGTTCTTTTTGCGAATTCGTCATATATTCTTGAGTATTCAGATCTTTCATATAATTCTGTAACAACACCATCTTTGATAATGAATAGTGTTGTGAAATCTGGTGTTGTTGTGTCATCGTTAATATCAAGTTTAGTTAACAATAATGACACTTTTAGACGATCTGCTCCGGGTGCAGAATAGTTGTATGATCCTAATGCTGGATCTAATAGTGATGTGTCCTGACCAGAAACAATTATTTCTTCTAATGAATCAAATCCAACTTTTGCTGTTGGTGTTTGACTTGTTGGGCTTAGGATTATTTTCTGTTTTACGAAGCTTACAAAATATCCTTTTGAGAAAACAGTACCATCCTCGATTGTAAATAGAGAACCTTTTCCTGTTGCTCCTGTTGCTTTTACAGTATATGTTATGGGTTCGACACCTGTTTCTAAACGTAATTGTTCACCACCAACAAAAGTAGATGATGATGTGCCAGAAGAAAGATAGCGAATAAGAAGAATGTCTTCTGCTTCGCCCCAAACTGTTTTCGAAGCAAAAGCATGGACATAAGCACGAATTCCAGTTGTATTGCCAACAATTATTTTTCCAACGAGACTGTTTAGGTCTGTATTTGTAACTCCACTTGTTTGTGTCAGTCTTATTGTATCAACATCAGTTTCGATATTGAATTGACCACCCAATACAATAGCACCTTCTTTGAAAATGTGCTTACCAAAACGTTCTATCTGTTTTTGTAGTGCTGTTTGAAGTTGTGTTAATTCTCTTGCCTGTACCGCATATCCGGGTTTGAAAAGAACTCTATAAAAGTTCTTTGTCTCATCGAAATCATCGTAGTAAGGATTTAAATTAAAATTTATTGATGACATTTATTGCCCTTAACATTTAATAATTATTTTTATTTCTTCTGACTGTCCTTCGGTTCTTTCTATAGCCGAGACATTATTAACATAAATTATGTGACCAGAATATGGTTCAAATCTAGGTAATGTATATGAAACTACTGGTCTTGAAACAGTATTACCTTTCAATAGTGTTCCAATATCTGGTGTGCCTTTAACGTTTGTCAATTTCAATATAGTGTCTGTCTGTGAAATTACCAATCCGCTAAAGTTGGAATCTTGTAGTGATACACCTTGGTAAACAAATTCGTTTTGTTCATAAGGCAAACCGTCTGCAACAACGACATCAGTAGTCTGTGAAACTATGTTGTTTGTCACATTATATGAAACTTGTATCTCACTATTATATAGGTGTGGAGACATCAACATACCATATTGTCTAAATGATATATCTGTTGGAACGACACCACTATCTGTAGAATCTATATCACCGATTCTTTTTACAACAATGACTGCTTTACAAAACAGTTCCAAGGCTGGAGCAAAACCATGACCGTGCTTTGGTGGTAAAACTGCTCTAACAACAGCATCATTGGAAGTTCCATATAGAATTACATTTGCTCGACTATAATCGGAACCAGAAGATAGAATATTTATCTTTTTAATAGTATCATTTTCCAATACTACAGATGCTGTGGCGTCTGTTCCATCACCTTCAATAACAACTCTGGTTAATGTTGTGAATGTGTTTCCGCTACCTATTGTTGGGTATGATAAAAATACTCTGTTTGTATCTGTATCAATAGATGACACATAAGTTACACCATCAAGAATTCCATTTCCTGTAACAGACATACCAACAGAAACGTTTGCAATATCTGATGTGACAAGGTAACTTTGACCATTGCTGTAGTTGTATGTGTGTGTCTTGTGATAGTATCCAGAACCACCATCGTCCACAACGATTAAGTTTATAGCACCATCTATCAAACTTGAAAAGTCCATGTCATAATCAGGAGTATATGTCAATGGAATGTTGAATGGTACTGGCATCCAAGTGTTGGTCAAGAACCTATTGCTTGCTTCGATGTTATACATATATTTCCAAACGTAATCGTCTGGGGTTGTTATGTAACCATTTGATGAAGTATAGTTTCCTGTTGGTTCGATTGTCGAATTTGCTGATGCGTTATTTGATAGACACTTGTATACATTTCCTTCAGAGTTGATGACATAAAAAGCCCTAATGTCATTTTCTAAATCTGGTTCTGCCATATCTGATGTATATGACATATCATCAAATTGCTTGTAGGTGACATTATCTTCCCAATTGTATCTTGGTATGACTAATTCAACATCTCCGGGTTCGATTTGTTTTGCTACAATCATATTGTCCCAGATTGTCTTTTCATCTTTTACAGTATCTGTTATACTGTCGATGGATTGGACATTTGCATACTCTAAACTTCTACCAATGAATATAAAGCCAACTTCAGTATTACTTCTGTTGGCAAAAATGTCCCTAAATCGCTTTGATGCGAAGGTCTTTAATCGTGTTGAAACGTAATTTGTGCTCATAATTTATATTTATGTGATTATTTTAATTAATTGGTTGTTTGCGTCAGAAGTAAATGCAACATCGACATTCATGCTTGTTGAAGAATCGACAGTTATAACATTTCTTGTTTCATTATTGATTACTATAACATTTGAACTTACATTGTCAAAACCAGTATTAGATCCTGTGATTACAACAGATCCATTTGTCACAGAAACCCTACCAGAGTAACCCAAGGTTATTTCTGTATCCACAATATTGGTCAACTGTACATTTGCTTGAGATATCAATGAGTATCTAGCATATGGTTTCAACCCTGCTGGATGTAGCAAATTCTTCAATATTTCTTTATATTTCTTGAATTCTACCTGTGAAGTTATGACATAAGAGAAGTCTATGAAATAATCTCTTCCCTGTAGGTTGATGTCTCTATTTGACAATTTACCATCTGATGTTGTCCACCTTCCGGGTATTGTGGTATAGCTTTCACTTAATTGTGCTTCAGCAGTAGCTTGTCCGTTTCCAAAACCACTTAAATGAATAGTTGGGGTGTTTGAGTAATTCAAGCCGGGATATATGATTTTGATTTTTCTTATTCTACCAGCAACACCATCGGACAATAATGCTAACAATGATTCTCCGTCGCCCATAATTCCTGAAACAGCAAGAGATGCTCCTGAACCAGTACCAGAACTTACGGTCAATGTTGGAGGATATTGCATACTGTAACCAATACCACCATCTACAATATGTACCTGTGTGATAGCGCCATTATCATCGACCACTCTAACGAAAGCATTAGCACCTTGACCAGAATATGATAGCGTGTTGTTAAAATATATCTGATCCCCGACAGTATAGTTTTGACCACCATCCAAAATTGTTATTTCACCAATAATACCCAAATCTTTTAATGTTATGTCACCAGTTACTGTGACTGGTGTTATTTCAAAAGATGGGTTTAATGTTGATGTGATTGTGGAAACTGCAACATTAACTGATGTGATTGGACCAAGATCAGTTATGGTTACAGTTTGCAATGTCTCAGATATTATTGCTGTATTTGTGGCATTAACGTTTGCTGGAAACCCATATGGATTGTCAATGGCAATATTCAGATATGGGAATATGATATCTGGACTGAAAGATACTGTATTTGATGAATATGTTCCAGATGAGTCTACTGTCTGAACTGTTGCGGAAAAAGAATTTGTCGCATATCCAACTGCTGTTATATTATTGTTGACTTTAAAACCAACACCACCGTCTGCAATAATCAGATCTTCGATAAGTCCGCTTGTGACATCATCAATTACAGCAATAGCATCTTCCAATGCATTGCCATAGATTATAATTGGATCTCCGATATTATAGCTTGCACCACCATTCAATATAACAATATCTTTAAGGTCAGAATATGGCACACAATTAATGGTTATTAGATTATCACCAGAAACAACAGTAAACTCTAATACCTCATTCCTTAAGAAATTTCCTACTTTTGTTTTTTCGTTTATGAAAAGTTCGAAGAAAGGAAAATCTCCAAGTTTGCTCTCTGTTATTTTCTCAATAATAGAAACTGCATTGGATGTCTTGCCTATTAATCTTCTGCTAACCAATAAAGATGTGTTGAACTTTAAATATGATATTCTTACAACATCACCATTGGTTAAAGATTCTTGTAGAACTAATTTTTTGGTTTCGACATAATGTAGAAAATTTGTTGTCTCTATTCCATTAATTGTTACTGCTATATCGCTCGTAGCATATACTTCTGGTAAAAAATATGTGGTAGTTGTGCCATCATAGACATACTCAGAATAGAAAATATCTGATACTCTAAGAATATTCTCTATAACCCATCTTCCATCTGATGCTCTTAGAATGTTGTCCTTAGGATAATTCAAAGTGACATCAGCATCAAAGAGCATTCGGAACAATAGCTTGAATGACTTTTCAGACCCCTTCTCAAGATAAAGGGGCATTATATTTTTTATTATTAGATCTTTATTTGCTGCTGTCTCTTTTGGTAGGTATGGAAGAAACGAATTGAAAAAGTGTTCCTCAAAAGTGTCCAAAGAAACATCAATATCAGAGAGATTTCTTAGAAAATCAATCTTATTTTGAATATCATTTTTTTGACTTACAGAACCAGTAAACTGTTCATTCTCTAGGAATTCATAATACGCTTCCAAAAACGAAATGAATTTTGGATACTCATCTCGTATGAATCCGGGAACCTGCTTATTTACTAGAAGTGATATCTTTTTGTCTAACATTATGCAACATTCTCTAAGTTAACTACAATTGCTGCTGGATCGTTTTCGTCTATAGTAAGAATAGTATTTCTAACTGATTGAATTATTCCATTTTGGACACCACAATTCAATCTAATATATCCATCAACATATGGGACAGATAATATATTTAAATCATTTAGTGTGAGTATACCATTTTCATAATCGATAGTACCGGCATTATTATTTACGATGACTCTCTCAGAATTGATGTTATAATATACTGTTCTCAATGTTCCTATTTTTGTGTTGACGATAGGAACAGCAACAGCACCAGAACCGCCACCACCAGTTATTGTAACGATTGCTGTTGTGTAATCGATACCGGGATTAGTTACAGTTATACTTTCAATTCTTCCAAATCTTATGGTTGCAGTTGCAGTTGCTCCAGAACCGTCTCCAGTAATAGTTACTGTTGGTGTTGTTGAATAGTTTACACCGGGATCTGTTATTCGTATCTCACTAATACCAGTAAATGATTTTGGTACTTCTTCTAATACAACAGTTCTTTGAATTCCATTAGAATCAAAAACAACGAATTCTGTTGATGAGAATTTGTTACTTGTTGTTCCCTGTAATAATGGTATATTGAAATTTATTGTATAATTTGTTTGTGTGTTTAATGTCGGTGTGAATCTTTTTTGAACTCTAGAAGTAGTGTCACAACCTATTATGGAATTCAAATCTGTATTATTTATTGCTTCTTCCAACTTTGATGTAACAAATGTCGAAGAGAACTTGTTTAGATAAAGATCCTTAAAATCAATTATAGTCTGTCTTATTTGTTGTGCTAATGCTGTCTGAGTTAAAGTTGTTTTTGTTTTTCTATATTGTACTTTTGTATTAGTCATTAAAAACAAATATTCGGGATCTCTGATTTCTGTTTTTATTGTTGGCATTGATTTTGGTAGAATGATGTCGTTTATAATGCTTTGCTTTTCTGCTTCTGATATGAAGTAATTTTCTTTTGGTTTTAGTGAAACAAAAACCTTACCGAAAACAGGAGGAATCTCGTCCTCACCACCCCAAACAGAAATGGATTCTAGTGCAGCATATTCTCTCTTCAAATATGAAACGTAGTCATTAGATGTCACTAACCTGTTCTGTGAAACGAATTGTGTTGGCGCTAAAAACTTGATCTCATCAATTGTTTCTGCATCAGCACCACCAGAAGATTTTGATATCACATCAACAAAGAACGTGTTATACCCATCAACAGAATTTGCTACGGAGAAACCATCAATTCCATTTGCAGCTTTTCCGCTTGTTACCAAATATTCAACATTTACGACAGAACCATCTTTCAGTTTCTTACCTAAAACACCATCACCGAAATAGATGTCATATTTCTGATCTCTGCCTTCCTGTAAGAAGAAAACTAAGCTTGTCCCATCAATATCTGATATGTCTGTAACTTGATTGTATGTTTGTATTTCAGAATTGCTAATAGAATCTCTTACTGTAATTTTTATTGTTGAGGTGTCTATATTTTTTTCTGGAAGGGTGAATATTGATTTTGGGTTGCTTGATTCGACATAAACATAATCATAGTTAACCAAATTACCTTCATATATCTCAAGGTCTTCAAATACAAAATCTGTTCCAACTTTTGTGACTGTTGTGTCATTTAGTAAAACAAAGTTGTAGGAAACAAAATCCAAAACACTAGACTTGAAGGTCAATCCTTTAGGTAATGTAAGAAGACCATATGTTGTATTTGATGTGGGTACTGTAATGTTTATTATTGCTCTTGAAGCTTTTGTTGAATAAGGGACATAACCCAATGTTTTTGCGTGTGATACTACTGAATCCCTCAATATAGCAGAATCCAAGAAAGATTCGTTTGCTATCATGTTCAGATAGTATGCATTGTAGTGTGTGTTATATGCTAAGATATCCAATAAAATATTAAGACCAGAACCTTCAAAATCATAGTCTTGAAATTCTGATTGTGTTCTTAGAAAGTTTTTTAGATTTCTTTTTATTGTATCGAAATCTAATTCTGCTATTTGCAATTTATTTGTTGACATTTTATCTTAATCTTTGTAATAAAAATTTAATTCTTACTGGATTGTTGGTGTTAATAACAGTAAATCCGACCTCTACATTAAATGCATTCTTTTCATATTCTGGTTTTACATTAACGTATTTTAGTAATGCTCTTGGTTCAAAATTTGTTATGACGAGTTCTATTTCTCTTTTTAATGCAGAAGCAGTAATAATGTCCATATTTTCAAATAGTAGTTTCCTAATATTTGATCCAATTTCAGGACGAAACGGCTTTTCATAAGACGAAATCAAAACAAGATTTTTTATTGAGTTTGTTACTGCAATCTCGTTTTTGTGTTTATTGATATCTTTCTTTACCGGATGAATAGTAAAATTCAAATCCAGATCTAGATATTGTTTTGCTGTCGGTATTGTTATCTGTGCCATAATTATATTTATGTTGTTTGGATATAACTATTAACCATATTTGCCTGTGCTTGTGCAATACTATTAATGAAATTTGCTGATGCCGTTCTTATCTGTATGGTTGAATTTACAAATGCCTGTTCGTCTGCCTCTCTCTTTTCATCAACAAAAATAGTCAACTGAGAAAAAGATGATGTCATTTCATTAATTCTTTGTGTTGTCAGAGTTGTTGTGTTTGATGACTCACCAACGACAATACTATTTGTTATTTCTTGTGGATATCCGCCAACTTCTGCCAAGAAAGATGTTAAATTGGAATATGTGTATGCACTTGCAAAATTGTCTTTCAGATATGTGTCATCAACAATATTGTTTTGAACATAATTGATGTATGCCAAAGATCTTCCAATATTAGCGACCACAATGAGATATGGAACTGGTCTTGTGACTTCATCTGTTCCGGGTTGTGTTTTTCCGCATAGTCTGTTAGTATGCATGAAGAATTCTGTGGTTTGTTCGAATGCTGTTTGTGCTGTTTGTTTTAGGTTCTCAAGAGCAACAACATCACTACAAGCATCTCTTGAGTCACTTGATGCTGTCATGAGGCTTATAGTTACATTCGAAACAGGATTTACCCAATCGTTAGTATCGGTAAAATCCACATTATCTGCTAGTGGGTCTGCCATGATGATTTCTGGATAGCATCTTATATTACTTGCTCCCGGATTTGACATCCTTTGAACTATAGGTGGAACATTTGTATTTGCAGATTTTGGATTATTATAAGCATAGAACATAATATATTTCCTTTAAACCATTGGTGGAACAGGAATACCAGTCCATCCTCTAGGGGCTGGATGTGTGTGGCAATCATACATTGAGGTGTTTACTAAGTCTGTCATTAATATTGCGCCCATAGTACCAAAGGTTCCTAATGGCGCATTAACAACACCAGAAGAAGAAACAGCAGCAAGAGCATATACAACACCGGGAACAGCAAAAGGTATGCCAACAGAAAGACCACCAAATTGAGAAACGAAACCAAGAGGTCCAGCACTCATACCAGTACCAGCATCTACTCTGGTTGCTGAAGTCATTTTATCTGCAACGATTTCTCCAGATGTGAATAGATCTCCAAATAGATGTAGATAACCACCTGTGTTTATATTTAATGTTCCTGTTACAGATGTTGGATTTACAGTAACACGCATATCATCGTTTGATATTATGTTAGTTTCTTTTTCTACAGTTTGTGTAAAATTACCCTCAACAACTAGATCGTAATCACCCTTAACTCTTTGTGTTAGATTTCCTTCGATGTTGATATTGACATCACCAGTAATTGTCATGTTACATTTACCACCAACAATTATGTGTTTGTCTTTTACTGTAATATCGTATCCATCACCTTGTATTTTATGAACAACAGTACCATCTGGATGCATCTCAATAAATGATTCGATTCTGTGTTGAATCCTCACCCTTTCTCTTCCGGGTGTATCATCCATTTCAAATGTATGTCCAGATTCGGATTGTGTTATCTTGTTGTATGGGTATTTTGGTTTTGTGTCTTCGTTTGCTTTTGATTCTGGCTCGATACCAAAACTTCCAAGTTCTTTTGTTATATCAGATGTAGCAGTACCAGATGAAACATCATCTTGTAATGTCTGAACTTCGGAATCGAGTTCTACTGAAACCTGTGGTTCCAGATCAGCTATTTGTGTAAATGTTTCTGCCATATTAAAGTTCCGGTGTAGGTTCTACTGGTGTGTTTGGATCGGTATTCATGTTAAATTGAGAAGATGTGAATTGTGTTGCTGCTGCACTCACTTCTGATGATATGTATTTTCCAATATCACTAGTCACAGTATTCAAATCTTCTATACTGGATATGTCACTCAATCCGTTCACAATATTTTCGGCAGCAGGAGTTAATGCTGAATTTGCATTCAATAGATTAGATGCTGCATTAAATGTGTCGTTTATTACTTGACCAGTTGTTTGTATCTCTTGTTTTAGTTCTGTTAATGAAGGCAATCCATCTATACCAACAGCAGAAGAAATTAATTGTTTAATATCATTAAATACTTTTTTAATACAATTCAAAACAAATTTAATTAGTCTTGCTGGTAATGAAAGAATGAAAGATAAAATTGCTCTTAATAAATTGATTATATTAAATATTCTCTTTATCATGTCGGCAATAACTTTTATGTAATCTCTTATTCTTTTTAGTTCTGCTTGTATCCCCTGAAGAATACTTATTGCTTGCGAAACTAGACCTGTTGGGTCAAAACCTAATGCTTTAATTAATGCTCTTATTGCTTGTCTTATCTTTTCAATTGCTTTTGCTAAAAATGTATCCTTTGCGATTTTTGCATTTGCGATTGCTTTCACATCACAGGCATGGGATAGTGAACTATTTGTGTTATAAACACCAGTTCTTTCGACAATACCTCTTGAAAGGTTTGGATATGTTGCAGGTTTACCAGAAACCCTAGTATCAACATTTTCTTTTGGTTTTGGTCCTGCCTCAACCTGTGCTGCTGATAACCCATCACCAACGAAGCCTTCATTCTTCTGCTGAACAAATGTTTTTCCCGCAACATTTACTGCCTGATCGATACCAGAAAAGACACCAACCACAACTGGAATTTGTGCAGCTTCACCGTCTTGGAAGAATCCCCAAACCCAATCTCCTTCACGCGGACCTGATGAAGTTTGGGCGCCTGTGGTTGGGTGCAATTGTTGTGCCCAAGGTAAAGCACTTGTTGGTACTAGTTCTTTTTCTTTTGGGTGGAGTCCTATGATACGAACACGAAGACAACCCATCTTCAATGGATCTATTCTATCTTCGACGCATCCTACCCACCAGACAAAAGGTTTCTTGCCGTAAAAATCTTCACTTAACATTTTATTTTTGCTTTATTGAGGAATCTGATGCTACTTCTATTAGAGTTTCGTGTCTGTCATATTTAATTGTATGACGAACACCTGTAATGATGTATCTTCCACTAAATTCAATATCTCTGCTATCTACGGAGACATCATTTTCATAATTTGCACCAGTATATTTAGGGACATCAAGTTCAACCATAATGCCTGTATATAATGCAAAATTACCGGGCATTGTTAGCTGAAGTCTTTTCATAGCCAAATTTCCAAAAAAGTGTTTTCTTTGGAAAACGTATTCATGTGTGTTATCATCCATCAATGCTAATTCTGGATTAAACTCTTTTACATATTCGCCTTCTTGTGTTGTTCTTGGATATGAAAACGGATATGTTGTTACTCTAGACTTTTTGAATTCTTCTGTTGGTAACATATCATTTTTTATTTCTGGTAATTTTTTGGTCAATGGAATATTTGGGTATGGGTTCGCATGATGCTCTTTTCCAAGTTGATACAAGTTTGAAAACGTGAAAACATTTTCTTTGTATGTTCTTGTTAGTGTATCAAAACCAACAAATGTCCCACCATAAACACCACTCATTAGACTTTCTAGAACAGTAAATTGTGATACTATTTTCAGATCTCTTGCGCCAAAAAGTTCAGTACCAAGCTTATTACCCTTCATATCTTTCCAGAAAAAGTTAATTTTATATGAGGTTGGGTAATCGAATAAACGTGATAATGATGCAAAACAATAACCATGTTTTATTTCAAAAAACACAAAATCTGGTTTTTTGTTTTGCCATATTGCTCGTCTTGCTATCCAGTCTATTCCTTGAAATGGTGTAAGATTTGGAATAACAATATGGTGTATTCCAAGAGATTCGACCCAATATGGTTTGTATATTTTTGGACCATTCAGAGTATTCAATATTTTTTCAGCAATACTTGAATATGTCCCCTTGTAATACTTCTGTTCCTTTGTATTCTCGGAAAGCAAATGTTCTTCTGATGTGAAATGTAATGTGTATATCTGTGCAGTAGCAGATACGTTTGTTCTATTTTGTACTTTGTGTATTCTGAATCTCTTATCGAAACTTAGTTCTTCGATTTCTTCCTCTGCATTGACTTTTTTGATTTTTATGTGTATAAACTCATTACCATCAAGAGAAAGAGAATCTATCATTCCGAGACCGTCTCTTATCACTATATTACCAGACATACACGAAACGAACATATTATCGAATATGCTCAACTCTTCAAATATAGAACTCACATCGTAAGAAAAGTCAGAACCATTTGGATATTTACCAATTATCTCTAACTTCTCAATAAAAAAATCTGTTGGGTTGACTGCTTGTTGTGAATTACTCATTAAAAATACTTTCAAATTGTGATTGTGCTATATCGAGAAATTGTAGTTTCAATACCTTAATATTTCTCCTACTCTCATTTATATCTCTTTCATACTCAAAATAACTTTTAACTTTTTTGGTTGTTGTTTCTGTTATTGTGTTGCCATCTGGAAGTGTTATACTGTTTGTGTCATTTGTTAAAGCGTTGTATGTTGCCTCATCTATCTGCAATTCTGTAACGATAGTTTTTGTTTGTATTTTTTGAGATATGACTTTATAATAGGAGTGTGTATTTGTTCTTGCCCACTCCAGACCATTTTTGTTTTCTAATAGACCTTCAGCAGAATATTTGTTTTTAACATATTCGTTAAATGTCCTTTCATCCAAAACCCAATCAAACAAAGGGTTCACTATGTCATTCATTAACAGAATGATCCAATGCTTTTCAGATGATCCATAGAAACGATGTGCTAGCATTTCTGGAGTTTCGCCATCTTTTACGATATACTCATAATAGGCAATAGAATTTTCTTTCAATTTTTCATCGAAAGAAAATCTAGAGGTTATTTTTGTTGCTATAACATTCGATTCCTTTTCCGAAAATCTATATTCGGTTAGGGGGAAGAAATTAAAATATTTTGCCATTTTTAAACGTCTGTCGATGATTCAAAAGGATTTCCAGAATCCTCTTGTATTTGTTGTGTTTCTGGTGTAGATGTTGTTTGTTCTCCATAACCAGCAGATGCAGCATAGTTTTCTTTTGTCATGTATTCCATCTCTAGGAAAGAAAGTGTCATACCAATAACAACAGGCATACCAGTTTTTCCGTTTGATGGTGTTGGTTCCCCGAAAACTTCATATGCCGCCCAACCATTTGGAGCATAGTCCAGATCAATACTTTCTAGAACACAAGTTGATATGCTTTCTATATTCGGATTCTTTTGCCCATTATAGAAGAATTCAATATCAAACGTTGAAGGTGGAACTAGGAAGAAACCCTTAGATCCTTTAAGTATTTCTGGTGCTTGATGGAATTTCAGTTTAGATATAATACTATTCAATTCTTGCGCTTCCTTCACATTCCTTGGATACATTTTAAACTCAAATGAAAACTTCCTCATTGATGGGGATTGGTAAATGATTTCCATCATAGGGTTCATGACCATACCAGTTAATTGTCTAAATGCGCCGTTCCAGAATGGGTCTTTTTGTGTAAGTATTCCTGCTGCCGCCCCGAGAACAGCAATCGAAGCGTTTCTAGCAGAACCCGAAATCTGATCTTTACTTCCAGCCCTAGCCTTCATATTTTCTTGGAATGAACCCATACCAGTCAATGCTGCGGCTTTCCAGTTCTTACCGAAATTTGGTGCATCAAACTCTTGTCTGTTACTGAATGCCAAGGTGTCTGGAATATATAATGCTATTGCTTCTTTAGTTCGTTGTACATTATTATAAGAACTTAGAATGCTTTCAATACCACCAAGATTTTTCAAATTGGTCATATTGTATTCCATGTTTGTCGGTGTGTTACCATCAACTTCAAAATCGTACTTCGATCTTTTTTGTGTGTTGATATATAACAACATATAGTGACCTTTATCCGTCGATCCTAAATCAACTGGATACCTAAGTACATTATAACCCTGTGCTGGATTGTCTAATGCATTTGAGTATGTGCGTTCTTCGTCACTAACAGAAATATCTGTAAAAGTAAATAACCCCATATATTTTCCTATTGTTTTATAAAGTATTTATGCGTTATGCTAAAAGGAATACCGAAACCAAAAATATTTAAACCAAAAAATCCCCAAAAGTATAAGGGGGACTCTACAAATATATGGACGAGAAGTTCTTGGGAAACTAGAGTTATGAAGTATCTCGACACTCACCCACAAGTAATTTGGTGGTCATCTGAAGAATTGTTTATACCATATAAATCACCAGTAGACAATAAGGTGCATCGTTATTTTCCAGATTTCATTTTTGAGATAGTAGATAAACAAGGAAAGAAAACAGTTCATATGTGGGAAATCAAACCCCATAAACAAACCCAGAAACCTGTTATAAAAAGAAAAACAAAACAGGCTTTACTTGAAATGAAAACATATGTGGTCAATCAAGAAAAATGGAAGGCAGCAGAACTATTTTGTCTTGAGCATGGTTGGAAGTTCAGCATAATAACCGAAAAAGAGTTAGGAATTTAATATAAATAGTTAATCATGGCTAAAACACTCACAGAAAGAATCAAAGAACAACTAATGAGGGAAGGTCTTGCTTTACGTTCAAATAAAGCAAGAAAATGGCTTCGTGCTAAAATGCTGGAAATAAGAAATTCAGCAACCCCACCATTATTTGATGATCCTAGAAGAACAAGACTTAAAAGAAAAGTTGAGATAGGAAAAATGTACTTCTTTGTCTATGATCCAAAGACAAAAGACAAACTTCCATATTATGATTTGTTCCCACTAGTAATTCCAATTGGGGAATATCGTGGTAAGGGTAGAGGGTTTCTAGGATTGAACCTACACTATGTACACCCAAAGAATAGGATTGAACTGTTGGATAAACTTGAACAGATTTTGTCTAATCGAAATTATACACCACAAGCAAAGTATATGATATCGTATCAGTACATAAAATTAAACAGTAGACGTTTGTTTGAAGCAGGACCATGTATAAAAAGGTATCTCGCTAAACACGTAGATTCGCCTTTTTTGGAAGTTCCGCCTGATGAATGGGATATTGCAGCTATGTTACCGACAGAAGGTTTCGTCAAGAAAACAAAACATACAGTCTGGTCAAGATCAAGGAGCAAATTTTAATGTCTTTCTCACCAGCAATATTTCTCTCACACATTAATTCAAAAGAAGGTTTAGCAAAACCTAGCAGATATGAAGTTGTTATACCGATACCAGCATACATCAACAATTTCATAGAACAGTCATTGTTGGAACAGATTTTAAATCTACCAAACACAATAATTACTGATCTAACCAATCTAGTTAGTGGTTCGTCTTCAGCTAATCCGTCAATGACAAGATATTTGGCACTTCAATGTGAAAACGCAGAATTGCCCGGAAGATCTTTACTGACACATGAAGCTAAGGTTTATGGTCCAACTTTTAAGGTTCCATATCAAACACAATTTCAATCAACTAGATTGTCTTTCATGTGTACCAATGACTTTTTTGAAAGAAAGTTATTTGAAAAATGGATTCAAAGTATAATGCCATTGGACACAAATAATTTAAGGTATCCAAAAGAGGAATCTTCAAGATATCTCACAAACATAAAGATAATACAGTATGACGATTTTGTCAAGCAAATATTTGCATTAGAATTGATAGACGCATATCCATTAACCATAGCATCGCAACCTCTTTCTTGGAGAGATGAGGGCTATCATAGACTAGACATAGAGTTCACATTCCAAAAATATAATGTGATATATGACGGAACCTATGATGTTACCGCAGCACTTACTTCTATATTTGGTGCCGGATTTGCTACTAAATTTGACCGTGCCGCAGGAAAATTTACTGGAATCGGTGGATCACTATTCTCAAAAGTTATTTAATATAAGGATGATTATAAAATGAAATTACCTAAACTTGATGTACCAATTTATGAAACTAAACTTGTATCAAACGATAAAGTTGTAAAATTTAGACCTTTTCTAATCAAAGAACAAAAGTTGTTCTTAATGGCATCACAATCAGACGATCCTGTAGAAATCGTTAATTCTATCAAACAAGTTTTACGCAACTGTATTATTAGTGATGATGTTGATATTGACGAACTTTCATCATTTGACTTGGAATATTTGTTCCTAAACCTAAGAGCAAAATCTGTTGGTGAACTTGTAGACCTTTCATATAGTTGCAACAACACAGTAAAGAACGACAAGGGTGATGATGTTCGTTGTGGTGGATTAGTTAAATTTCAAGTAAATTTACTTGAAATTCAGCCAACTATCCAAAGCGGCCATTCAACAAAAATTGAAATAAATGATAAATTGGGTGTTGTAATGAAATACCCAACATTCAGTATTCTATCAAAACTTGAGAATGTTGATAATGTTGGACCAGTCGAATTGATTTTAGCTTGTGTTGACTACATTTATGATAGTGAAAACATTTACTATGCAAAAGACTTTTCAAAAGAAGAATTGACAGAATTTTTCGACTCAATGCAACAGTCAGATTTTGCTAAAGTAGAGAACTTCTTTAAAACAATGCCACGTATCACAAAGACACTAAACTTCAAATGTGGTAAATGTGGACACGAAGAAGATATCACTTTAGAAGGTGTACAGAGTTTTTTCGGATAGGACTTTCTCACGATAATCTAGCAAACTATTATCAAACAAATTTTGCGCTTATGCAACATCACAAATATAGCTTAACAGAACTTGATAATATGTTGCCGTGGGAAAGGCAAATTTACTTGGATATGTTGGTTGCACACATTGAAAAAGAAAATGAACGAATAAGAAATCAACAAAAACAAAGAAGATAAAAATGGCTACAAAAAAGAATAAATTGCCTACTGCAATGCAAATTGCAAGATACCATCGATTTCAAAAAGACAGAGGTTGGTTAACATCTAAAGCTTTAGCCTTTACTCAAAACATCGCACAAAATATAGACCCAAGAAATCTGATCAATGATTATGGAGAAATGAGATTATTCTTGGGAAAAAATACACTTAAGGGGTATAGAGCGCCCGGAGGATATACGAGATCACCTAGTAGAACTAGTGGTGATTCTGGTGGTCTGGGTACTCAAGAAATTGTTAACAAAATTAGTGAACTTAATGCTGGGTTTGATCGTTTTTTTCAGAAATCAATTGACACTTCTATACACACTAAAAACGTAGCCAAACACACATCACTAATTCCAAGAATGGCTAGTGACACAAATATCACTAGAAAAAACATTCAGAAAATAGCTAAAGTTCTTGGCGCAAAGCCTACGGATAAAGCAGATAGGTATTTCCAAAACTTCGATGTGAGAGAAAGGGAATACGAATCTAAATTCAGAAGAGAAAGAGGGAGAGTAAGAGAGACTTCTACACCAAGCAGAGAAGGTGGTGACGGTGGAAGAGGTGGTGGTATTCTTTCAAAACTTCTAGGTACGCTTGGGAAAGGTGTTGGTTTAGCAGCAATTGGTGCTGGTATCGGTGGATTCCTTTATGGAATTAGTTTGGGTGTTGGTGCATTAAATAAAATGGGTGGTGCTACAGGATTAAAAGACCTATTAGTAAATTTAGCTGAAGGTTTAAAAGCCTTTGATGCTAAAGGTTTGGCTATCATGGGAACACTTTTAGTTGGTGGTGCTTTATTTGGACGATATGCTGGAGGACCATTAGGAATAAAAACAGTCGGTGCAGCATTAGGTATTACTGCTATTGGTGCTGGTATCGGTGGATTTATGGCAGCAATGTCTTTAGCATCAACATACTCTGGTGATAATGGTAGATCAGCAAAGGAACTAATGACCAATATTGCTGAAGGTTTTAATGCTTTTGATGTCAACAGTATGATTGCTATGGGTGCCTTAATTGGTGCTGGTGGTTTGTTTGGTGCATATGAAGGAAGAAGTCTTGCTGGTGGTGATTTAAAATCACTAGGAGAATTTGGTGGTGCCGTGATGGGTATTACTGCCATAGGTCTTGGTATTGGTGGATTCATGTCAGCACTATCACAGGCAGCAAGATTGTCTGGTGATGATGGAGAATCGGCAAAAATAACAATGCAAAATTTCGCTGCTGGTATGAATGCTCTTGGTGGTGTTAATATGGCAATTCTTGGTGGAATAATGGCATTGGGTGCTGTTGGTGGTGGTATTGCTGGTGCAATGTTGGCAACCGGAAATCCATTAGGGGTTATAACTTTTGTTGCCGGTCTTGGTGGTATCGCAGGTATTGGCGGTGCTATAGGCTTATTCTTAGCTGCATTGTCTGGTGCAGCAACACTTTCTGAAGATAGGGGACAAGCAGCAAGAGATATACTTGTTAATCTTGGTACTGGTTTAAAAGCATTTGATAGTCTTAGTGGTGAAAATATATTAAATCTTGGCAAAGGATTTAAGAGTTTAGCAGAAGGTTTAAGAGATCTATTCCTTCAAGATATTTGGAATAGAATAAGACAATTCTTCACCGGGGCTTCGGCTAAAGATACTTTCACAGCACTAGCAGATAATCTTAAAGTGTTGGAAAAAGTAAATGGAACAAATTTATTTAATTTGGGAAATGGTCTTCATCATTTAAGTCTTGGTCTGAAAAACATGGCAGCATTGACCAAAGAAGACTTACAAAATATCAATGGTGCATTATCTACGGTTAGAGAACTTCCTTCTGCATCAACAATAGTACCAAAAGAATTGCCTCCAGCAGAAAAACCAACACCAACAAAAACCGGATATATGAAAACATCATATGCACCAGAAGGGTCTCGTTCATATGAAGAAAAAGTTGGTGGTAGAGAATCAGAAGGAAAGTATAACACAACATATGGCAAAGCAGGTACTGGTGACATTAATGGAAAACCAATAACCGAAAATACTGTTGCTGAAGTTATAGCATGGCAAGATCAAATGAGAAAGACTGGCAAAAACATTCATGCTGCTGGTAAATATCAATTTATGAATGTTGGTGATGCTGCAAGATTAGCCAACATTCCTCTTGATGCTAAATTTGATTCTGCAACACAAGAAAAGATGATGCAAGCCTACACAAAAGCAAATGCACAAACTTTAAAGAATCTCGGAATAGAACCATCAGAATCGAATTTAGCTTTGGCTCATGCTGTCGGTCCCGGAGGTGTACAAAAGTTATTACAGGCAGAAGCATCTGGTCAAGGTAATGCTATTGCTGCTGATGTTCTCGGTCTTACTGGAAATGCTAGATCGACAAATAAACATCTAGCAAAAATGACTGTTAGTGAATATCTAAGCAAAATGAGAGGCGAACATGGTGATGGAGGAACCCCACCAGTATTAGCAGAAAAACCAGATAGATTACCAAAGCAAGAGGAAGAAAAGAAATCTTCAATATTTTCTCTAGAAGGATTGAAAGGATTGATTCCAGATTTCTTAAAAGATTCTGCGTCTGCTGTTACTGATTATGGTGGAGATCTGAGAAATTATATATTCGGCCAAAACAATCCAGCTTTTGGTAAATTCAGTCAATTGCAAAGAGATATTGGTTCCCCAGAGAAATTGCGTGAATTTTTGGATAGTTTAACTGGTGTTGCCAAAATATCTGGTGGCGAACTTAATGAATTAACCGATATGTTGACTCAGGGTAAGGAAGAAATGATGATGAGGTCTGGTGAAAGTAGTGTGCCAATACAGAAACCAATTGCCCTACCACAAATGTCTCAAGAGAAAATAGGAGTATCTACAACATTAGCACCAGTAGTAGATACAGATCACATGAAATATTTTATGAAGTGGCAATCAACGTCGTATACATTAATATAATAAAAAACCCCGGTTTTATCCGGGGTTTCCTTTTTACTCGTCGGCTAGTGACCTAAAGTAATCCATATCGTCCTCATCTTCTGTGCTGCTTGATGCTGCCTTTCGAAGAGAACTCATCTCATCAGTTTCATTCAACCTACTAGCAGGACTAGTTGGTTTTGATGATTCTGCTTTTGTTGTTGGAACTTCACCACCAAGAACTTTATCTAGCCTTGATTTGATCTGATCATAAGACTTGAACTTTGATGCATCAGTAAATTCTTTTAGAGAATATTCCTTCTTCCATAGTGATTCAAGTTTTGCATCATCACCATCGAATAGTGCGGAAGGTGATTCGAACTCTGACTTATCATAGTTACGATATCCTTCAACATTACGCATCTTTAGCTTAAAGTTTGCGCCTTCCCAGAAATCGAATGGGTTCAATGGAGATTCATCAGCAAACTCAGGATTCATTGCTTCGTTGAGTTTGTCGAAAATCTTTTTGCCATACTTAAATAGCTTAACTTGTCCTTCGTTTTCTGGATTTGCTGGATCGGAAATAATTAGTACATTTGAGATGTACGATAGCTTGCGTTTTTGTTTGCGAGCGATTTCCTTATTAGCCTCAACGCCGGAATTCCAAAGAGTGCTGTTGTGTTCGCATACTGGACATTTGCCATTAATTGTTGTTAGGCAATCGTCAATTAGCCAACCCCCCGGACCTTGAAAACCGTGCTTCCATACACGCGCCCAAGGAAGACCTTCATCACCGTCTGCTTCAGGAGTTGGTAGGAAACGAATAATTGCCATACCGTTACCTGCTTTATCAACGCTAGGAGTCCAATAGCGGTCATCGTCCTTTGCTGATTCGGTTGCAGGTTGGGCGGTTTGTACAATCTGCTTCTTTAGGTTATCAAAAGAAGTGTTGCGTTTTAGTTTTGCGAAAGATGTCATATGTTACCTCGTATAAAAAATGTATTACGGCTTGTCCACAAAAATCATTATATCATAGGTATTTAGCTATTGCAAATGAAGCTTAATTTTTGTTAGCGTCTCATCTGCATCAACATGAAGAAGTCCGATACCACCAGCAGCATTAAAATCATCAATAACATCTTCTGTGTCATCAACAAGAATATTGTTACTTGCTGCATATTCTTTCTTCTTTTTTCTACCTGATACAATATTGGCATTGTATGTAATGCCTTTTTCATTCAACCAAAAGAGTTTCTGTTTCACTACTAGATCATGGTATCGTTCACCTCCAGATGAAGAAAGAATCTCAACGTCGAAACCATATTGTAACTGAAGTAGTCTGATGTTGTCAAGGAAATATTCACCATCTTTCCACCAATCCAAGGTTTTGAACTGTTCTGTCTTTACAAATTCTTTCCATTGGGGTGAAAATAGTTTATTGTCTCTTGAGTCTTTCGGTGTTGAACTAAACAATTCAATATATCTAGAATGAAAATCAGCAAGAACTCCATCCATATCCAAATAAATTTTCTGAATCATATAAACTCCTTTATAATTTTTTTACATTGATCCAAATCCACATGAATGAAATCCGAATACTTCATAGTTTTTCTACTAATTGAAGGCCACCGAATAGTGTCAGAAATTTTTCGATTCCATGATGGCAGAAAATTTAAAATCTTATTCAGTATACACAATGTCTCAAATGTTACTTCTGAACGCAAGACTTTATTCAGAAGTAATGGATAATCTCCATCACAGGTCAATAGTGCATTTGGATTATCGACACCAGAGAACAGTTTATCACAATCTTGCCTGAATGTATAGGTCAAAGATTCCATAATCTTTTTTCTTTTGTTGTTAATCGCTTCAGCTTCATCAGTCAAAAGATCCCCAACCCACACCTCTTCATTATAAAGAAAATTTGAAACGTAAAAATCTATTAAAACTTGCTTATCTGTATATTTTCTCGATAATTTGTAGAAATGATATTTGTCTTTGCGTTTTTCAAATGAATCAACCGAAATGTTTGTCTTTCCGTTATATTTGAAAAAGTTATAGGAGTCTGTTGAAAAATGAAGCTTAAGGGAGTGATACAACCCAAAAGCTTCATATCCGGTCATAGTGGTAATCTGTTTCCAGTAAATTTGATCATACGACTTTCGATTGCATCAAGTTCAATCTTTGCTTTAAGATTGTTGTTGACTAATGTAGCTGCAACCTCAAGTTCCAATCCAGTTTGATTACAATACTCTACAATAGCTTCGATATGGTTATAGTCTGTTTTTGATACAAGTTCATCGATAGCTTTTGCAAAATTAGACATTTCGTCTTTACTTGGCACTTTCTTGATTCCCGTAAATGAAATGCTCATCATAATCATAAAATAGATCTTCATATGGTGTATGAACAAAGATTTCTGGTTTTACAATCTTTACATCACCATCAAAATAGAATCCACAACCATGAAGAAACTCTTGAAAGAACATAATCACATCATCAATATGTTCTGCATCAAAAGTATGTTTTACTTTGGAGTCATCAAGTTCATATTTAAAAGTAAATTTACTCATTATTTCACCACCGTTTCATAAAGGGTTTCGAATTGATCTTGAACAGCAACTTCCTCATCGAAGTTCTGCTTATGATACACCTTAATCATCTTGTTTACAAGACGTTTTGGGATATCAAGTTGTTTTGAGATCTCTTTTACTTCTTCTCGGATGAAGTCTCGTTCAGCAGAAACCCTTGTTAGTGCATCAGAACATTCCCTAATAACACCAAGGAGTTTTTTACGATCTTCTTCTGAAGAAAGTTGATTGATACTAAATTGTTGAATTGCCATTATATATTAGTTTCCTTTTTAGGTTTGTAAAAAATGTGTTTTCCGATTGTCGTTGTTTTTTTAACACTTTTCCATTTCGGATTCACATAGTTAGCATGATAAAATAATGCACCTCTAGTTGGATCGTGCATTTCATGGTGTTTTAAGTAGACTACCATAGCGAGTTCACGGATGTAATTATAGTACCTTTCTTGGTTTAGTGTCAAGACATTTTTCGCAGTTGTCTTTTTTTCACAGACCCAAGAAAACTGACATACATTATTTCTTTTTTGTTTAATCACATCACAAACTCTACTTGGGTAATTACCACTATTTACTCGATTCATAGTCACAAAAGCAACAGCAACTTTTCCAATATCTGGTTCATTACCAGCTTCAAAGTGGATATTATCTGTTAAGCATTCGATTTCTTTTTTAACCTGCTTGTCTAGTTGATGAAAAGAAACCGTTAGATTGTGTGTTTTACTGTCTGTCGAAGAAGGGAATGTAAATCCCATTAGGAATAGAGAAACAACAGACAGAGTAAGCAATTTGCGTAAACGCATTTTGTTCCTCCGTTTTGATTGTAGTTTAAACTAAGCCGAAAATTGAATTTAGTTAAGGTTGCTCGACTAGAAAGTTTAAACGAAGTGTAAGTATTATTTATATCAATCCCAAAGTGTCTTAAAATACTTACCAAAAAGTTCCAAACCATTGTGAATCCGCTCTTCATGCCTCTTTAGACCATCCCAATCACAAACACCTTCTTTCAACCATCGAACAGGAACAGTCTTTTGTCCTTCATCTTCTGGGTATACATTAAGGTCGAATTCTGGTGATTCAATCCAATACTGTTTTTCCCAATCACAATCAGGCTGAAGTTGTTCGAAAGTCCAGATCAACTCATCAAGCAACCAATCATACCGTGTGTGGATGTCGCAGTCAAGCTTTTCTTTGGTTTCCTTGTAGAAATCGAAACAAGGTTGATGCCATTGCCAGTCTTCATCGTTGTCTGTGTACCTAAGATGTTCTGGCACATCTTCAAGATCAACAAAACCAGACCCATGCTTAGTTTCTTTCAACTGTTTAAGCATAGGAAGAATGATTGGGGATAATGTTGAATCAAAATTCCAAGTATCGTATTTGTCGATACGAATTTTTACTTTACGTTTCCGCTTTGATTCGATCCAAATAAGAATTTTTGCAAACCATGTGATGTGTTTGCGATCTTTTGAAAAACCTTGTGCTAGGAAATCACCAAGTTTTTCTTGGAGGCGATAGTCCCATCGATTTTTTACATTTTCATCTTCTGGATATTTTTCACACCAGAAAAAAACCATATCAGCAATTTGATATGGTCCGATATAATTTTTGTGAGGGCCGATATATACTTTCACATTAATCTCCATAATGAGTGGTGGGTTATTCTGTTACGAGGAAACCCACCGAAACCCTAAGCCGAGTTTAGGCGGCTAATGCAAATCTTTCATCGTTTGCGTTTAGTTTTTTGCTTGATTTACGGTCATCGCCTACCGTGCTGTCCATTCCTCTACTCGTCCGTCAATCGATACCAATGCAGACCCATCAAAAACATACTTGTGATAGATTGCACTATCTTCTATTTCAACCGTTCCTTATGCCTTACGGTATTTACGGACTAAATATGCTTTTGGTGGATCTGTCGGGAGTCGAACCCGAGTCTTGCCCGTCTTTGGATTTACTTCATACAGCAATATCTGAATTATACACCAACAGATGGATTTGTCAAGTGATAATTATTTATAAAATTCACAGTTTTATGTAAATACTGTTCTTGTTGTTTGATGAAAAATTGTGGGTCTTCGTTCTCTACAGCAATAGCGACCACAATTTGTCCGATAGGTATTCCAGTCAGTTCTTCAAACATCACAGTATAAGTTGTACATTGCATAAAATAGTTTTCAATGTATTCTTCTTTTTTTAACTTAGAAGAAGTTTTAAAATCAATAACAGATAGTACACCATCCCATTCAGCAATACAGTCAACTCTTCCAGCAACTCTAAGTTTTTTTGAATACAATGCTTGTTCAATATAATAAATGTTGTCAATACTAACATCAATCCTATCACGCATTTTCAAAAACAAAGATTTCGTATCTGGCATCATAGATCTCATTTTCATATCTGTCAATTCATTCAACAGATACTTTTCACAAACACTATGTAATTTAGTGCCTCTTGTGGATGCCTTTGTTGAAATCTTGTTAGCCTCTTCTTCGCCAACACGCTTTCTCCACTCCAGAATAGCTTTTTTATTATATGTCGAAAGAACTGTGGTAACGGATGGATACTTTGTCCCATCCGGTGCAACATAAGTCCTTCCTGTTGGCAGAGTTACAGATTCCAAATCAAAGTTCAGAGCATCAACTTTCACATGATTAAATGTTTTCATTACGTAGTCTCAATAGCAGTAATAATAGCTTTACACAATTCAGAACGAACAATATCGTCTCTGGTAAATTTAACTACAACAAAGTAGTCTGTTAGTTTTCCCATAAGTCTCATCAACCATTCATAACAACTTGTCTCGCGTTTACGGGCAAGATCGTTTTGTCTTGTATCACCACAAATGATAACTTGACAATTTTCACCTAGTCGAGTCAACATAGATTCACACTCACTAGAATCCATGTTTTGAAATTCATCAACGATAACGATACAATTATCTAGAGTCAAACCACGAATATATGTTGTGGAGATGAATTGAATCATTCCTTTTTTGGTTAATGTTTCCCATGCAGTACCACTTTGACAAATCTGATCAACAATATTTTTGTATGGAATTGTATATACCAATTCTTTTTCTTCTAGTGTTCCGGGTAAAAAGCCTTGTGACCTAATATTAACAGCAGAACGAACAATTATGATTTTATCGACTTGTTTTGATAAGAGTTTTTCCAAAGCTAGGTATGTTGCAATATATGACTTGCCTGTTCCTGCTGTACCTTCGGCTACGATATTCAATCCTCTCATGAAAGAATCAATCATATCTGACTGACCTTGTGTCTTTGGCATAACCTTCAGTAAATGAAAATTGTCTATTTTTGGACGCACTCTCTTTGATCCTTTAATTGATTCTTCGTTTGTTATTAGTTGTAGTCTTTTTGCCATTTGTTGCCCTATAAAAAGAAAATGGAATCCCTATAAAAGAATTCCATCTTTGAAAATAACCTTATCTATTTTTCCACTTGTCTCTATGTTTTTTCACAATGTCTCTAGTCTTGATATCTTTAATAGATTTCTTACCATATCGTTTAGCTACTTCACTATCGGGATGTGCCTCTGCTACCTTTGATAGAACTTCTTTCCACGAATCATCTGTTTTGGATTGAACATCTCCTGTTCCTGAGATTATACCAAACGATGATGGTACTTGTCTAATGTGTGGATTTTTTTTCAGTAATTCTTCTTTGATTGAATTTGATATAAAGTCCTCAAACTCTTCACCAGTTTCTGTATTCAAAAATTTAAATGTTGGCATACTTTTTCTCAAAATATTTAATAATGTCTTTTGGATTCATTAATTGGTAAGAATGAACTTCTTTACCAGTCTTAAAGGATTTAACAATACCTTTAGCTTTTGTTTTGATATTCCAAACATAATTAGATAGTCGATACATCTCAATATCGTTTCCAATTTTATGTTGAATATCACTAACTGTTATCGGGTTTCCATCAATCATAATGAGTAAAACTTTTTCGAATTTTTTTACTCTTTTAGCCTCACCGCGAACACCCATCCATTATCCTTTTAGTAATTGTTGTTGTGGTTCTTCTCTTAGATCTTCTTCGAACTGTTTCACCTTCAATTGATTAAGTTTTTTTAAAAGAATTTCTTTATCGGAAGTTGCTTGTTCAATTTCTTGTTCAAGCTTTTGAATTTGTCTTTCTAGAACGTCTTTATAAGTCATATATTTCCTTCTCTTCTTGTTTCAAAAGTCTATAGTATGATTTGTCATGATGTTTTTGTTTCTTTTCGTTTTTTTCTTCTAGGTCTTCATGTCTACGGAATTTAGTTTTTTTAAATTTTTCCTTTTTGTTGTTGCCGCCAATAAGCATTTTTTCTCCTTACGAAATAATATCAGCTACACCATATTTAACAAGTTCGTCAGGTGTCATCCAAACATCAGATGGTGGAAGCAATTTAGCTTTTACTGTTTTTGGATCTAAACCAGTAACTTCTGTTAAAATATTAATCATCCTATTATTGGTTAGTTCCATTTCTTTGATATGTGCTTCCATATCATGATGTTTGCCCCACATACCACCACTATATTGGTGGCACATGATACTTGTGTTCTTTGCAATAATTCTTTGACCTTTTGAACCACAAGAAAAAATCAGAAATCCGGCTGAAATGATATTACCAATCCCAATGGTCCTGATGGGATAATTTGATTGACGCATGATATCAATTAATGCAAATGCATCTGGAAGACTTCCCCCAATTGAATTAACATAGAGGGTTAACACTTTATCCTGTTCTGTGATTGTGTTTTCATAGATAATCCATTTTATGGCACTTTCTACAGTATATTCATCAATAACACCATTCAAGAAAAAAATATGATTATTTAATAGACTAGTGTTTATCCGTTCAGTAGCAATCATCATCTCTGATGCATCGATATCTTCCATTCTTTTACCCATAAAATAGTTTTCCTTTTTTTATTTAGATTTTTTCATTTTTACTCACTCAATATGATTCCGGGACCAATCTGAACATACTGATTCAACCAAGGATATACACCAGAATATTTCTCATAATTCTTTTGATTACCAATTTCAAAAAATTCTCTATTAACTGAATTAGGATTACCGTCAAGTCTATAACATAAACTGTAATCTGCTGAACAAGTGAAATGTGGGAAGTATTGCCTTAGTGCATAGAAAAATTGTCTATCGGCTCCCCATTGACCATACCATGCGTGTCCAATTTTTGTTGCAACCTCTATCTTTACCGCAAAGCTAGATGTGTCAATATGATAAACCTGATCATTTACATAGACGGGCCATTTACCCAGAGATTCGCAATTATCGTTACAGATGAAAGAACCGTCTTTATCATGAATTTTACGTAGAGAATACACCCAATCATAATTTTGTGATTGCATCTTTTCGACAAGTTTTTCAACATGATTGGGTTCAAACCAGTTGTCTTCGTCTAGATAACAGATTATATCAGCATTCACCAGAAATGAGCAAGCAGAATAAACACGATGCCCATACCAACCTTTTCCAACATTTTCTTGTAGTGAAATTGTTTTTATTTCTTTCTCACTACAGTTTTCATTAATTGTCAGATAAGAGTCGCCAAAGTATTGCTCACCATCAACAAACACATAATGAGTTAAATTTTCATATGTTTGTTTTTGAACACTTTGCAAACAATCTTTTAGAACTGGTGAACCGATTGTTGGTGTGATGACTGCAACTTTCATGATAGATCAAGACCGGGAAATGCTTCTTGAACAATTTTGGGTGTCAAATATTTAATGCCCAAATCCTTTTTGATAAGGTTAACTAGAATTTCTGCTTCGTCTTTATGAAGAGATTCTAGAACCACAACAAGAAGACTTTTCTTTTTTTCTGGTGTTAGATTTGTCCTATTTGGATGATCCTTGATAAACCTATAAAGTTTTGGGATCTCCATATCAAGATAAGTCCAGTTTAGTCCTGCGGGTTCTGGTGCTGGTCTATAAGCAGGGACATCCACATCAAACACAATTCCTTTTTTGTAAAGAAGTTGAAAGAATGTCCTGAAAATTGGATGATCATATTTTCTTAGAACTTGTATCTTGTCTTCTTTTGTATTTGCTTTTTGATATTCATCAAAAATTTCGGAATATAATTTTGCTGCACTCATTAGAACTCTCCAATAACTTCAATTAGGTTTTTTAGTCTGTACTTGATCATATAATTCATGAAATGTGTTTTAGACTTGGTTTCATAGTTCTCATAAACATTAATGACCTTTTCTGACAACTCTTTTGGAATCATAGTCAGATCAATCAACATCTGATTCCTATTAAAGTTGCGCTTCATGTAATCATCGCAAAAATCATCGGGTTTCTGATTTAACCAATTTGTGAGTTTGACCTCCATGATTGGTTTTTGTCGTTTGCCCACAATAAAAACATCATCATCAGAAAGAATGTTTGGAATACCATCATTCTTATCACCACGAATAATGAGTTCTTTAAGTTGTTTCTCAGGAAAATTTTCCTTGAGTTCTTTCTTCATGATCGGTGAAAATTGGCTAACATTTTGGAACTTTTGCAATTGAGCAAAGTCCTTGTCAGATGAAAGAATCATGATGTTTTCAACCGTATGATACTTCTGTGCTAGAACAGAAATAATATCATCTGCCTCACAAGTATCAATCTCAATAACTTTGTAAGGTGAGTTCTCTTTTAGTTCTTCTTTAATTTTGTTTAGACAATCGAAAATCTTTGTCCAATCGTGACCAGAATTATCTCGATGCTTTTTTCGATTAGCTTTGTAATGGGGGAAGATTTCTTTCCTCCAATAATGTCGGCTATCACAGGCAATTACAACATTACTACCATAACTTTCTTTATATTTTTTAACATATGTCCTGATCGTGTTTAGGATCATATGACGAACAAGATTCTCATCAACCTCTTCTTTGGTTGATCCAATCTGTTCCATAAGATTCGAAATGGCAACTTGGTTATAGTCAAAAATAATCATTTAGTGTATCTCTTCATTTGTATTATATAATCCACCACTATACTTATGTGCGTAAATATCTATCAGTATACTTTCAAACTCATTTAATTCTTCTAATGTTGCTGCCTCAGGTGGAAGTTCTCCTGTGACAACTTTCCACACTCTATATCGATCTTCGTAATTCATATAAAATTCCTATTTGATAACACGTAGCAGAATCGTGTCAGAATTTAGACGACCAGTAAGTTTGCCTTCGACTGAGTTGATATTTTGTAGGGCAGTCCTGAGGTACACTTTACCACCTTTTATGACTTCTGGCAAGACTTTTTCTGGTTTCCTAAGAGTTTTCTGAACGGATTTGGTTTCGTCAAAATTAATTAGTGTAGATCCCTTCACAGATAGACCAGTAGCTTCAGAAGAAAAATACACACCAAGCTTCCTAGTCTTTGTATTGTATACCCATATCTGATTAGCCCCAATGATATCTTTCTTTGGAAATGATTTTAATGAAAGTTCTTCAAAGGATTCACAGATATTTAATGATGCAACAAGTTGTTCTGGTGTTTTTGTTTTCTTCTTTCTTGGCTTTCTTGTTTTACTGGAATCTTCAACAGTATTAGTGCATTCAATAATAATTGCATTGAAGAAAGAAACAATTTTCTTTAACTGTGTTTTTGTAAAATTCGAATATGCTTCTTGTATAAATTTATCATTAGTTTCGATAACCTCAATGTACTCAAGTCTTTTTTTCTTAGCCCACTCCATAATATGTTTGGCGTGAAAGGCTTTTACCTTTTCATGAAAGACCATTTTGATCTGTGAGTAGTCTTTGAAATCCTCAATGTACTCATCAAATGCAAATTCAAGATCTCCAATAATTTCGGAAACTTTTTCGAAAAATATATCTGATCGATCTTTTTTATTACTAATAGTTTTCTGAATAGTCTTTTTCATATGATGCCGTTCTTTGATTTCGGCAACACAAGAATCAAACCATTTTTGGTTCTCTTCTGGAATTTCACCACCGTTCATAATAATTCTACAAACAAACCCAAAGGTTGTTGTCTGATCTTTATATGAATCAGTTGTAAGTTCTAGTTTAAAATTTTTCTTGAAGTATGACTGAATGTATTTCTCAGAATCTTTATCTGTGCGATTCTGTGAGAACCAATTTAGAACACCAATCAATTGAAGCTTTGTTAGTGGTCCAGTAAGTTTTGGTTCTGGAGAAATAATGTCATATGCGTTTGTGTTTCTTGTCATTTTTCATCCTCTTTTTTCATAATGCTACAATATGTAGATGAGAATGTCAAGATGTTGTTGGCACCCCCGGCAGGAATCGAACCCACATTCATGCTTTAGAAGAGCATTGTCTTATCCATTAGACGACGGAGGTAATTTGATGGTGCCCAAGGAGGGAGTCGAACCCTCATACCTTTCGGTAGTGGATTTTGAGTCCACCGTGTATACCATTCCACCACTTGGGCTATTTATTTTGGTGCTGCCTCTAGGGATCGAACCTAGTTCCACGATTCTTCAGACCGTTGCTATGACCACATCAGCTAAAGCAGCAATGTGTGTATATTACAGGAATACACCAACCTTGTCAATACTTTGGTACTTCGTGACAGAATCGAACTGCCGTAACCGCCGTGTAAAGACGGAGTTCTACCATTGAACTAACGAAGCATTATTCTTTCTTCTTTTTAATATGCACATGAACACCATTAGCAGCAACGCCACTCAATTTTTTAACTTCAACTTCATGTCCATGCCTTCTAGCATAATCTTCAACGTAATCTTTTAATTCGTTACCATCAAACCCTTTTTGGTATGATGTTTCTTCACCACCACCTTTTACTTTTCTCTTTACCCAGATAGATTTTGGTTCATCACCGGGAACTGAGTTTTTAGCAGCATCAATATCACCTTTCCATTTGCGTGTACCAATAATTGCATGACCACCATCTTTAACAGAATTAAAAATGGAATGCATTACGTGTTCGCGCACATGAGGCTCAACTACATTCAATACATTATGACAAACAGCAGCGTGATAATGATTGCGTGGTATATCTTCTGATTTTGTATATTCAGGTGGTTCTTTTCTACCTTCTGGATTTGGCTCCATGTCATGAATTTCGTGAGTATTACCCTCACCAAGACCAGAATGTAAAGCTTTTCTTGTATGATCCAAACCAGCACCAATACTAATAATTTTAGAATTTGGTTCTAGTTTATTTTTTAATATACGACCAGTTTTTTCGTAGGTTCCACCAGTAGTTGCTACTTGTGTTCTTCCTGTAGCATTTACTCGTTCTTCTTCGAAAATGAATTTTTTGAATGATAACATATTAACTCCGATTGAATAGATTTAATATTTATCTATATGGGGTGTTCAGTCGGATTCGAACCGACAACCATCTGACTCACAATCAGAGACTTTGCCAATTAAGCTATGAACACCATAATTTTGGAGCGGGTAGGGAGATTCGAACTCCTCACTTGAGGTTTGGAAGACCGCCGTGCTAACCGTTAAACACTATACCCGCTAACTGTTTTAGATTACTTTGTATCGATCTTGCAAAACAGTTTTAAGCATGATCGACTCTGGTGTGAACTGTTCCAGATCAGCAGCAAGAACAGACTTCATAATTGCTGGTGAGAACCCAGAAACTAGTGCAGTCCCTTCCTTATCAAACTTCACAGGAACATTATCGTGTGCATTCAAGTTCCAGAACACAATTTTTGGAAGCTTATAACCAGCAGCTTCATATTGCTTCCGAATCATTTTGAATGCAGTATAGTCAGGACGACAAGCAGCATCAAATTGCATATCGGAAAGGATTAGAAGAACCTCTGGCATTTCTTCTTGTGATACTTTACCCTTTGTTGCGGTTTTAAGAATCAACTTAAATGCTGCTTCAAGATCGGTATTCATTCCCCAATCAGAAGAAACCATCTGTTCAATTTTCTGATTGATGTTTCCTTTCAGATAAAGGAGTTCTGGATTTCCAGAGAAAGTCAAGAAAGCATCCTTGAACTTACCAACATTTTTATCTGCTAGGTAAAGTCCTAGAGAAACAGCAATTTCCATACAAGTAGTCTTAGACTTACCAGCAGGACTATTCATAGAACCAGAAACATCAACAAGAGGAAGAATCTTAGCATCCCCAACATAGTTAGGTAGTGCTTCCCATTGTTTTTCAATGAGTTTTAGTTCTGTACCACTAAACTTAATATAGTGGCGAATACGACCCTTTAGAACATCGTGGGGGAAAATCGCACCAGCATTAACCTTCACAGTAGGATCATCACCCTTAACAAGCTTATCGATATACTCTTGATACTTTGCTGGAGCATTACGATAGAAAGCTTTTTTGTATCGTGAAGATGCAACAGAAGGCACATGGCTGAAATTGATATCATCCCATTGTTTTGCACACATCTGAGTCTCAACAACCTTAGTTAGTTCGACTAGACGCTTACGATAAAACTTAGGTGTCCAACCAAGATGATTACGAAGTGCAACTGCGGCATCACCTTTACGTGGCATCCATTTAGCACATAGACCATCGTTGCTAGCAAGAGCGTCTTTAATCATGTTAAAGACATTTTCTTGGTTTTTATTCCAAGCATCACCAATTGCAAGAACATCATCCCAACGACCTAGTTCTGGTGCTTTCGATGCTAGAGCAAAAGCAGCAGCAGGATCATGTTTATCAAGATGCTTTAGGATATCACGGTATATTTGACGTTCACCAGCACCACCACGAACATCACGTACCCAAGCAGCGATACGTAGAGCAAGATCTTTGTCTTCCACATAAGCAGCAACGAAATCGGGAATGATGTCTTTTCCGCGTGAAGCACCTACTTTGAAGAATAGGTCAACACAGGCACTACCAGTACGTTTACGGGCTTTCATACCGTTAGTAGTAGTAGTTTTTTGGTTTTGGATTGCGTTTACAAAAGTAGTCATATTATTTCCTTTCAATTCAACAGGTTAATTTTTAGTCAATGTATCAAATTGATTTTTCATAAGTTGCGGAACTTAACCTAAAATCAACAGAATAGCTTTTTTGCGTGGTTACAATTACAAGTTGTATGCATTTTTGTTGCTGTAACTATTCTAAAAACAACGGGATAGTTGTTCTCATCTTTTTATCCTGCTTTACGAGTCTTCGCAGTTTGCCTGACACTATGTAATCAGGCTTCTCTTTTATTAGAGGTTGCTGTCACCTATCCCAAAACCTTTACTGCTCAACATGGTGTAATTATGTCACACCACCAACAACTTGTCAAGCACTTTTTAGTGTTTTATATCTATCTGCTGCGTAAGATGCTGCAAATGCTCTAGGTTTAACCATTGGAATTACATTGCAAGTTCCTTTGATATAACCAATAGCTTCATTTACAACACAAGATGACCCATGAACTTCATTTGGATTGATGTCTAGGTGGACTTCAACGTCACGGTCTTCCAATACATCAGCAAGTTTTAGATACATTTCCGAAACTTTATAAGCTTCGTTCATTAATCGGTATCGTGGTTTGTCTTGTTTTTGGTCATAATCCCTTTCGCGGATAATTTCACCAAAAACTTTACAACCATTTTTACCATTCATATGAACAACGATAGCAATAATGTAATCTGCATACCATTGACCATTTGATTTAAAACGTTCGGAATCACACCCAAGATAAATTTTAGTCTCAGGTGACTGAGAATCGATGAACATTTTTACTTCTTCTAAATTTATCTTAGACATGATAACCCCTTTTTTATTGTGCTACGGTGGAGGGATTCGAACCCCCAACAACTGATTTTGGAGATCAGGACTCTTCCAGTTGAGCTACACCGTAATTGAAAAAATGGAACCTCTTGAGAGAATCGAACTCACATTCCCAGATTCGTATTCTGGAGTCCTAGTCCGTTGAACGAAAGAGGTTTAGTTGATAAGATATTTGTATAATTGAACTAACTTTTCACCATAAGCACCTATAATAGTTAAAAGACTAAAAATAGTTACTAGACTCAAAGCAATCCACTTATTCGAATCGTTTGATGTAGATAAGGCTATGGCAAATATTTCATTGCCCAATATTCGTATCTTTATTTCGTATGTTTTCTGTTGGTTTTCCACTATAAATATTCACTTTAAATATTTTTGGAAAATTCTTTCTATGTATATTACAAATACGAATTATACACAAGTAATCATGTACTGGAAATCCTTGTCTCTTCCCGTCTCTCGTATCATATAATAGATTTAAAAAATACTGATGCATATCATAACTACCCCACAACAACATAATTTTTTTTGCTATATGTGGATATTTTATTGATATCACATCAAATTCTTTTGTTTGTATAAACATTTTTTTATAGATTTATCTCTGACCACCAAAATAAGGTTTTGCCAGATTTTCTGTTATGAGCAAATCGTTTACAGACACCGATTCATCCAGATTTAGATACAATTTTGCTAAGTATCTTCCATATTTATCTGTTTTAAATGTTTGTATGTATATCTTCTTATCAAGAACTAAATCTATTAATCTTTGTTTAGCTTTTTTGGCTAGTTCTCTTTCTTCTGCAACAGATGATGTTAATTCTTCAGTATCAATCCCATAAAGTCTTAACCTCTGATGGGAATATACAGAAAAACCAAGATCAACAGAAACATCAATAGTGTCTCCATCCACCACATTTAATACTTTTGCTTCAAACAAATAATACATTTTCATCTCCGAAATCTGATTATTTGTTATTTATGTTTCACTCTTCCTCTTCTCCATCCTTCTGGTATAGGATCTGTTTTCAATATCTTTTTATTTTTTTCACCATCAGTAATCCACATAGTTCCATATTGAGAATTTTTTGTTGGATCGGAAAGTCTTTTTTTAGCTTTTTCAGACATATTTCTTTTAGTTTCTTCACTATGAGTCTTACCAACAAAAGCACCATTAGGATATTTTTTCTTAAATTGTTCAAAACCTTTTTTAGCATTGTTTCTTATGTGTTCTCTAAACAGAGAATCAGATTTATATTTTTCTTTCCATTTTTTTATTCTATCTTCATGGCTAATCAAAGAATTTAATCTTTTTTCTGTCAAATACTTTTCAGGATTTGTGTTTATCCAATCCCAACCACCAAATCCACCTATTTTAAGATTATATGTATTTTCAGTAGCAAGAAATTCTTCATTAACAATTTCAGCTTCTTTTTGGTACATAAGTTCTGGTGTATCAAAAACAAACAATATTTCTTTGGTAAAATTTTCTATACCATATTTTTCTATTGCTTTTTTAAGATACTTACCGGAACCCACATATTTGTCATCCAGATCTTTGGTCTTATGGCTTCCAATATAGAACTTGCCATCAATCTGATTTGTTATCTTATAAATTGTGTAGTACATAGTAAACTCCTATGTACATATTTATAAGTTTCGAGTCTTGACATCAACTCAAGGGTCCGTGTGGCAAGATTCGAACTTGCGGTTTCTACGCCCCAAACGTAGCGACTTGACCGGACTAGCCTACACACGGTTATTCTTGTTCATAAAATTTGTTTAGTACATTCTGATCAGTACCATAACACCATGAAGGACGTTTTTCAATTTCTTGCCAATCAACATAAAATGGTTGTTTATTTTTTTGTATTACATTTATATTGCTTTTTTCACCATCACTAGCTGAAACATTAAATGATATATTTTCTATCTCACCACGAAATTCTGATGTAATCAAATATGTCAATGCTGGCAAATCATTTTTATATCTTGATGTTTGTGTGTGTTTCTTGTTTCTTGGATCGAATTCCCTAGAATCATGAAATAACATAAAACCACCATTTTTCAATTTACTCCAAATGATTCTAGCAATTTTATGTCTTGCTGGAACTAAACCATCTATGAACGCCACATCTATTTCAGAAATCTGTTTCACGATTCCCTTTAAGTCAGAAGATATAATAGCATTTTGAAAATTTAACTGTTTAATTCTTTCGCTTACAGTAGAAACCCATTGTGGATTGTGTTCATAAGCGAATACTTGTTTTGAAGTTTGTGCGAAGATCATAGTGCTTCCACCAGACCCATGCTCAAAAACAACTTCAGAATTTGATCCATATTTTGCAAGAACATCAGCATCTTGTAAACTGAGATCACCAACCCATCTAATATTTTGAAGATATTTAAATCTACTCATTATTTTCCTATATCTTGTACGGATGGTGAGATTCGAACTCACACGCCTTTCGACACGGACTTCTAAGGACCGCACGGCTACCAGTTACGTCATATCCGCTTTTTATTATTTTTCCCCGAATTTGTACTTGTTTGTGCGTGACAATTCGGACAAATAATTCGTAAATTTTTCATATCATTATTATAATGATTACCATCTATATGATCAAGTTCAATCGGAACTTTTTGACTCATCCATTCTGATATATTACACACTTCACATCTATGTTCTTTTATACCTTCTCTAATCAATTTTAATTTTAATTTGTGAGCAGACACATAGTTGTTTTTAATATATTCAGAAGCACTTATATAAGTTTTATCGTTTTTAGATCCTCTAGAACCCTGATTACCGACATATGTTATGCCCATAATTTGAAGATAACGTTCTAGAGTTTCTGGTTTACATTTTAAAATTTTGCAAATGTAAGCTTTAGGGCGATTTTCCGTTATCCAAATAAGAATATCTTGTTTTTTATCTAAAATATCATTTCGCATACAATTCCTTTTTATAGTATACTCAATGTATTTATAACTATTGCCTCTTCCAATTGGGCTACATCCGCATTTAATTCTTTGGCGCTGCTGCTAGGATTCGAACCTAGATCTCTTCCTTGACATGGAATTTTAGTATGCTGTACGTATCCATTACTGGATCACTTTTTAAGTATCCTACCATTAGACGACAGCAGCTTTGGTGCGAATGGCCGGGATCGAACCGGCACGACCTTTCGGTCGGCAGATTTTCGTACCACTATAGCTTTCGCTACCCATATTTAGTAAACATAGTTTGTGGTCTGGACTTTATCTTTACCATACTATTATAAATAGTTTAGGTAGTGCCTGTCAAGTCTCTACACCTCCAAAGGGAATCATATGAAATTACGCAAATATACGAAAGAGCAATTAGAACAAGCGGTTTTAACATCAGTATCTCTTAGACAAGTCTTGGAAAAACTAAACGTTAAAATGGCAGGAGGTAATTATTCCACTCTTAAAAAAGCAATCAAGTATTACAATCTAAATACAGATCATTTTACAGGAATGAATCTTAAAGGTAGATCATTACCACCAAGACGAAGACCAATCAAAGATTATCTAACAAAAGAGTCTGGTGTACAATCAAATAAACTCAGAAAATATTTACTTGATGAAAATGTATTCCAACATCAATGTTCATCTTGTAATCTAACTTCATGGTTAGATTCAAAAATTCCACTTGAACTCGATCATATAGATGGTGATAACATGAATAACGAATTATCCAATCTTCGACTTCTTTGTCCGAACTGTCATGTTCTAACACCAACGTATAGAGGCAAAAACATACGAAAAACCTAAGTTTGGCTCGGGGTTGGCATTTTAAAGCTTTCTCCGAATTTAAGCACATTCACACTAGAAGTTTCCTATCTAGGTGCTCAATTTACTTAAGTCTGCTGCGGCTACCAATTACGCCACACTCGCAAAAATCAACAGGATACTTTTTAGATGTCTGCTCTACCAATGAGCTATTCTTCCAAGCGGAAAAAGTTGGGGTCGAACCAACTACCTAACATTTATGTTAGAATTGCTGCGTGTATCCTAAAACTTGGTGCCTCTTGCCGGTTATGCTCCAACGACTACGGGTTACAAATCCGTTGTTTTTCTAATTAAACTAAAGAGGCTATAAAATCTTTATTTATATTTTCTATGGGTACAACTATAAGTTTTATGTTATTTTGATTAATAACACTATCTATCTTTTCTTTATCCTTTATTATAAGGTATTCATTTTTTGTATCGAAAAAAACATTACCAACTTTAAAATCTGGATAATATCTATGATGAATACCGTTTTTGTCTTTCCAAATAAATGGTTTTGGCCTTTCCCATTCTACTTCAAGTTCCTCAAGAATAGTTGCAAACATTATTTCATATGAACTATGTAGGTAAACATCACTACCATCTTTTTTACGGAACCAAATTTTATTTTTAGAAGTATGACCACCTAAGTTATTTTTGATAGCCAAATCTCTCATTTTTTCTTTGAATTCTGGTGGGTGTCCAGTTAAAGCCCTTCCCCATTTTCTTCCTATAAACTGAGGTCTTGCAATATTAGGATTATCTTCTTATGTCAATCCTTTATTCCAAGGAGATTTCCCTTTTCTTCCATTTTGGATTTTTCTGTTTGGATTATCTTTACATCTTTGTTCGTGTTGCAATAAAGATGAATTTTTTCCATACTCTTTTAAACAGTATTTACATTTTAACATATATTATATTTTATAATAATTCTTTTACGACTGACTCCTTGTTTTGTTCCGCCTCTCTTATTCGGAACCATTTCACCCTTGAATACTAGGCCGGCAGGGTCAGAGGTAAGTAGTTATAGTTGATACGTGCTAGTTGCTGTGTTGTCGGACTCGCACCGTTAGCTTTCTAATTGTATGCCTACAACTGATTTCTCAACATCTACAACAAAGTGTCATGCGTAAAAGAACTATTGGTGCCTGTAGTTGGGATCAAACCAACGACCTATCGGTTATCGACCGATTGCTCTATCAACTGAGCTATACAGGCAAACTTGGTCACAGATCAGTCTATGCCATCGGTTACTGCGGTAGCCGATTATTTTCAAGACAGGCAGAGGTGTGTTATTTAAGGCGCACAACATTTCCTAAATTGGTGGGTTGGGTAGGAATCGAACCTACTTGCCGAAGCCACGGGGTTACAGCCCGCTGCCCTACCATTAGAGCATCCAACCCATGTTTCTACTATATCACAACTTTACTACTGATGCAACATTTTTGGTAGTGATGGTTGGAATCGAACCAACACCATTCTTCCTTATGAGGGAAGCGCACAGACCATTTATGCTACATCACCATATTTGGCTCCGCATTAGGGAATCGAACCCTACTAGCCATTGATTAACAGTCAAGCCCATGCACCTTGCTCGGGTTCTGCGGAATCGATACTACAGGTTAGCTTTATAACATTCCAATATGTTTTTTTATATTGCTGGACCTAACCTAAAACTGGTTGCGGAGGATGGATTCGAACCACCGACCTTCAGCTTATGAGGCTGACGAGATGACCAGACTTCTCTACTCCGCAACAAAACTGGTGGAAGATATCGGATTTGAACCGATCTGAATATCCGCATTGCAAGTGCGGCGAACACCCCTAGCATTCCCATCCCCCGAATTATTATATATGGCGACTCAGACGGGATTCGAACCCGTGATATCTTGCTCGACAGGCAAGTGCATTAGACCAACTATGCTACTGAGCCAAAAATGTTTCGCTGTCACGGCTTTTTGCGAAACTTCTCACGAAAGAATCTCTTGATTCCTTACCGTACCATTCGATGTGTGTGAGATATTTTAAACCATATTAAAGTAAACTAATCAGGTACACTATATAGTCTACGACAATCACTCAAGCTTATTGACTAGCATACTTTAATATGGTGACGGTATAAGGAATCTATCTCCGTCTGTGCAGAAGTCATTTCAACCATCCTGCGAGGGTTGTCCACCATATAAAGGGTGAACCCGGTGTCCCCTGCGCCTCTGCATCTAACCATATTAAAATACACTAGTAAGAAGATCAATCCAATTGGCTGATGATTGCTTCTTTAGGTTGCCAAACCCGTAACTAACTAATGTACTTTAATATGGTACGGGCAGAGGGATTCGAACCCACAACTTATCGGTTAAAAGCCGATTACTCTACCATTGAGTTATACCCGCAAAATCTTACCACTCTTGTCACTATCCATAACAGGACTCCTTTTATTAATGGTTGGCATTACGAACTTTAGCCGTACTTCTAACGTGAGTACCGAAAATGTATCGTAGACACATCGTTTTCTTACGCCCACAAGGGATTTGAGGAATTGGTGTCTCCAGAGGGACTTGAACCCACAACCAACGGCTTATGAGGCCGCTGCTCTGACCGATTGAGCTATAGAGACTTAATCTTCAACAGTACGCATTATACAGGATCAACCAACTTTGTCAATAGGTCAAATGTTCATGTTGATTCTTAATTTTCTTCTTAAGCATCGTCTGAATTCCCGGATTCACTACTAATGCAGATTTCACCATTTCTTTACGAATAAAATTCCGCATGAATGATGTATCTTCATTACTAGGATCGTTAATATACACGATTTTCTTTCTCGATGCCCAATCAACAATTTCTTCTTTCTCTGTAATCAAGAAAGGTCGAACAACATTTTTATTACGATAAGGAATCAGTTTCGGTGTTCCATGTAGAGAACTCCAAATCCATGTTTCCAATACGTCACCAAGATGATGTCCAGTAACAACCATATCAAACTGACTAAGAAACTTATATCGTTCCTCTCGCCAAAACTCTTCTTTACTTTGTTCTTTAGGTTTTGTCGAAGTCAATTTACCTACAACAAGAGGCAGAGAATTATTTTTACAGTAATGTGTAAGAAACAGTTCTGCTTCCTGTCCATGTTGTGTGCCGTGATTGAAATAAGCAACTTGTACTTCATGATTCCGTTTAAGGAAGTCTAGAACTACCATGCTATCAATACCACCAGAACAAGCAACAGTAACTTTCCGTTGCACACCAAATAGCATTTTCAACATATTCAATATTCCTTTTAGGATACCATATTGAAACACACTCTTTGCAAATATCCCACCGCTCCGGAACGGTTACAACGGGTCCAACGTCAGGGGTTGGCGAATGTATTTCAATATGGTACTCGGAGTGGGAATTGAACCCGACATTTCATCCTTGAAAGGGATGCGTCCTAACCACTAGACGACCCGAGCATATTTTATATAAATTTTTAAAGAACGTTGCTGACTTGTTTCGTTCAGCGCATGGTGTGAACTATACTGGAGTCGCACACACTTGTCAACACCACCAACAAAAAACCCCAAGATTTTTTAGGTCTTGGGGTTTCTTTTTTAAGTTTAGTTAGATTTTATGCAAACCTACCTGCAACTTTTCCTAAGAAACCACCAACTTTAGATGCTCCGGTATTGATAGCTGTCTTTACTTTATTCTTGACATTTTCAACACCTGTATCTATACGTTTTGCTAATACACCGCGTCTGCCCTCAACATTACCGGCAGTAGCACTAGCAGATTTTCTCTTTGTCTCAGCAGTTTTATATGCTTCTTTTGCTTTTGCTGCCCTATCCTGAACTGTCTTAGACTTATTAACAGCAAATGCATACTTTGCTCTCTCTAATGGATTTTTACCAACAGGCGCAGTTCTGGCAGCATCTGCGGCAGATTTGGCCTTTACACCCATTTGAGTTGACTTTTCTTTTGCTTGTTGTGCTTGAGATGTAGCTTTCTGTTTTGCTCTATTTGCTAAGAACCCTTTAATACCATATCTAGCACCAGCAACAAATGTACCAATTGACTCATCCAAAAGAACATCATACAGTTCTTCATACAATGGTGTATTAATATCATATCCAGTAATTGCTTCTAAAGCAGACTCTTTCAAAGTTGGATACTTAAAGTTTTCCTCAAAATAATCCATAAGAATAGATGTGATATATGCATCTTCTTCTGTCATAACATAATCTTCATCTACATCATAGTTTTCTTCGATAAACTGATCAAGAATAGTAAAGAAAAGTTCTTGTCTTTCTTGAATTTGCTCTTCTGTAAGTTGTTGTAACATAAAAATCCCTATAGCGTTATATTATTTATACTTATTTAGCTTTCTTTTTCTGAATCAAAATTGGTTTTGGTGCAGAATATTCTTTACCTCTTGCCTTTTCTTGTTCTTCTGGTCTATCTATCTCATACTCACCATTATGTTGTTTAGCGTGTTCAATATGATCATCACTAACATCATGCGTAAAATTAGAATGGTGTTGAACATCGCTAGTGGAAGTTGTTGGTGTTGTTACTAAAATAGCACCAGCATCTTTACCATTTTTAGATTTGAATCTTTCTTTTGGTAAAAATTCATTATCCTTAAATCTAGAATCTGTTGGAATTTTATGACCATCAACATCAACTAATCTTGGATGAAGAATATGTTGTTTTTGATAATCGTATCTTCTAGCTTTACCATCATCACCAACTACAGTTCTATGACCGTAATGTGCTTTATCTGGAGTGGTTGGTCTACCTTCACCGTCATAATGTCCCTCTGGTCCTTCAGCTTTTTCACTATCAGATAATTCATGTTCTTCTCTACCTTCAGACCAATACTTAGCATGAGTTACGTGTTGTTGGAATTTTTTATCCATTTCTCCACCACGTTTCATATTTGTTACCATATATGAATTTTTTGGTGGTGTCATATTTCCTTCATCATTTTTAATATCTTCACCTGAAGATTGTGTAGCATGAATTGTCTGACGAACACGAATTCTATCTTTTTTCTTATTTTCAGTAATTTCTTTTCCGTGTTTCACTTTTGGACCAGTATTAGAATATGTTACATGATAACCATTTTCTGGATCATGTAATTCTGTCGTTTTTCCATAAGAATTAGCAATAATAGCTGGTCTTCCTTCTGTTGCACGTTGTCTGTTTAAATGTTTAATAACGTGTCTTGAACTACGATCAGTTTCATCCACAACATTAGGTCTAAAAAGAAAACGTTTTTTTCTTTTATCTGCTGCATCTGCACGATTTCTTAGTGAATGTGTGTGGGCTAAAACCCAATCGCTTGTCATTGCTGGATCGTGTTTAGCTTGTTCATGACAGGCTCTTCTCACAGCAGCATTTACATATTGTGATTCTGCTTTAGGCGCAAAACAAGTTCCACGCGATGTATCAACAACACCTTCAGCATCAACACCACCACCACAACCTTCTGTCTGTGCTGGACAAGTATTTAAAATGTGATGTCTCTGATTTTCTCCGTGTCCTGATGTGTAAACAGCATGACCAGCAACACCTTTAGATGCTGCTGCTTCAAAAGTTCTACCTTGTTCATCATGTTCATGTTTTACTGTATCTGTCTTTTCGCCTTCATCTGTTGTATCTTTACTGTCTAGGTGTCTTGCTTTATGTAAACGTTCAATAGCTTCTTTTTCTGCTTTAATTTGTTCTTGTTTTGGTTTTGAAAAATGGTCTTCTAAAACTTTTTTATGCACACTTTCAATTTGACCAAGACCTAAAGGTGGACGATGTTCGCCACCATAAATTTTTGCTCTTGCTTCATTCCTTTCATTCATACCCATCGCACCAGATTTTTCACTACCTTCCCACATATGTCTAGGAACTACAATTCCTTTAGCTTTTGATTTACCGTCACCATCATGTTTAAAAAGTAAACGTTTTGGGTTAGGATGATCATGAACGGATTCTTTAATCATATCGGCATTTTTGATTGGAATATAATCATTAACACCAAAAAGAGAATTTTGTACATTATGTTCTTGGGTATATTGTGGATGTGTCTCATCCATATCAATAGTGTGTATATCAGACTCTTTCAAAAATGTTTTAAATGATAACATAAAATATTTTCCTATAAATAAAGTATTTCTTCTATTTATAAGATTTGGAGTGCGTAGTAGGAATCAAACCTACCTAAAACTGTTTTGCAGACAGTTGCCTCATCATTCGACCATACGCACATAATTGGCGGTGTGTAATGGATTCGAACCATTGGGGCAGTTTATTAGACTACCCAACTTCTTAGCAGGAAGCCGCCTTCGACCAACTCAGCCAACACACCTTAAATTTTTGGCGGAAGTTAAAGGATTCGAACCCTCACCGGCGACTAACCGATGGCGACGGTTTTCAAGACCGTTTGTACACCATGTACGCTAACTTCCAATTTTGGCAGGGATGTCGGGATTCAAACCCAACCTAACAGAGTCAAAGTCTGTTGTGCTAATCGCTACACTACACCCCATCATAATAAAACTAAATTTTTAAAGAACAAGAAAAAACCCCAAGATTTTTTAGGTCTTGGGGTTTGTTTATTACTACCTAGAATGATGACGTATCTACATTCTTTCACAAACCCCAATATCATCACAATTCTCTGGACGATATGAGACACTCCATTTCTGTGTGGAGGCTGAGATCGTACTAAATGAGAGTTGATAAATTGAAGTTTTCATGATTTCCTATATTTGTTTATTCTATTTAGCAAACTTTTTCGCCAAAATCACTCTTTTTCAAAAAATATTTTTGTTTTTGGCATATTTCCATTAACTGTACCATCCATTTTCATGTATGTCAAATAATTTTCTTCACCTACAGTTGCATATCCATCGAAAAAATATTGGTCTTTACTTTTAAGATGCTCTAGATTTTCATTAGACATTACCTGAACATCCATTGTTTGTGTACTGAGATGAATCGAAGTATTGTAGTCAGATTCTAGTGCAATTATTTCTGCCTTCTTTTCATCTTCAGCCTCAACAACATGATATTCAACAAAAGTCACAAGTGTTTGGACAATATACATTTTTTTCATTTTTTAATATTCACATTAGCTTTGAAGAACCCACCAAGAATGATTACAGATAGCCATGTAAAGAAATTATATGGAATCGCAACCATTGGAAATAGTGTATTAAATGCCCAAATCGTTAGTAGTGGTCCAGCAACAATAAGAGCAATAACAATCAAAATAATAACTAGTTTATCCATTTTTCAATCCTGTGTTTGTTCAATGGGTTTTTCACCATCCATCAATCGTTTAATCATACTATCCATCCACTCAACAGATTCTTCTGTCTTGCGCGTAATGATACCATATAGAGAGTTGCTTTTCAAGTTTTTTAGATACTCATATGGATCTAAAAATACTGCTTCGAAATGATCATCATAGTGCATAAAATCGTTTTCGTCTTTTTTTACAAATAAAGCCAACCAGACATTTTCACCAAGAATTGTTTGGGGTTTGTCAAACTTCATAAAATTAAAATCAATTGCAAATTTTTCACCATCAATATCTCTTGGTTCAAATGTAATCGTATCATACTCGTCTGGTTTCACTCATCGTCTCCTGAATTGACATATCACGAAGATCCATTGCAGCATCAGCAACACCATGCCAATCTTCACGGGCAATCATAATTTGTAGATACTCAAGCATGATAGCTTTTTGTAGTTTAAGTGATTTGTAATCTGGTCCGTTATTCATAATTTATAAGGGAGACTAAGCCCCACTCCTTTATTTGTTGATCATTAGTCCAGTCATGTTACTTGGAACGATGATTGTCTGAACTTTACCGTTTTTGATACCCTCAGAGATGTTTAGTGCTGCTTGGGCATTCATGAAGGCAATTGAACTAGCACTATTATTTGCTAGTGCTGCCATACGTCGAGCCTCTGCTTCAGCCGTTTTTACTTCAACCTCTTTTTGTAGAAGTTCGTTTTTAGCACGAACAAGTTCATTTGCACTTTTTACCACACTATCAGCAGGAAGAATATTTCGAACTAGAACCTGATTGATAGTAATAGCACCATCAAGTTTCTCTTCACGTAGAGAAGCAAGCATAATTTCACGCACCTTGGTTTCGATAGCCTGACGATTATCATTCATGGTTAGTGCTTCGTATTCTCTTGATGCTTTATAAATTGCGTTTCGTGCAGATTGAACAATATAGTTGTACATCAGAAAAACGTCACCATCATGATTTGCGTGGAATGCCTTCGATTTCTGACTATAGAGTTCCGAAACCTGAGAAGGATTGATGTTGTAAATCACCACAGCATCAAAATCTTTCATCGTGCTATTATCTTTGGCTAGTGGAGTAAGATCATTTACCTGAACATTAACATCTTTGACAGGAAAAGTGATGATACTGCCCACGATGGTTTGATTAAAAGAACCCGGTAGAAGTTCACCTTGCTGAATTTGTTTATCAAATCCAACACGAACACCGACTTCACCAGTTTCGATACGCGCACAACCAACTGCGGTAGCCACAGCAAGACCAAGAACGGAGAATTTCACAAATTTATTCATAATATATTTCCTCAAAAAATTGCAACAATCAAAAGAACCAAACTCAAACTAGCAAGTGCGATAATGATAGCAAACCCAAGATCCCATGTCAACTTATAAATTTGCTTTCTGGTCATGTTTTTGAACATTATCACACCAAGATAGATCAAAAGACAGAATAAAAGAAAGAAAAAAATGGCATTTATCATACTAGTCACTCTCTTTCATCAAAAATTTGTTACTAATTGCCTTAAAATGGATTTCTGGAACCTCAATACACTTAAAAACAATACCCTCACGTTCTTTTTTATCATTTAGTACACTCTTAGACTCAGCAAATTGAAGAATATCTTCAAGAGTTTCGTTAAAAAGTTTCCAATCAAGAGCAATTACAGGAGCATATTGTAGTTGAAGCTTGTGACAAAACTCATTTCGGTCATAAGCATTCATGTATTTTCCAGTTTTCACATCATAAACGTCGAAAACACGGAATTCGAAGTCAGGAAAATTGTAATAATTCCCCTGAACACCGGGACCAATCAGTTCACCTTGAATAGCAATACCAAGATGACCCCTAAGTTTTTCTTCAACATTGTATTTTTTAGCAATTTTCCAGAATGCATTGTTTTCATCTTCTTTTAGATCAAGATTCCGAGAACAAACATGGAAAATACCTTCAGTATCCATATACATTGTGCATGAAGAACCCTCAAGTTTTTCTGTAATTTCCCAAGTGTAACCCTTTTCCCTCCAAATCTCAAGTTCTTTTTTAAGATTCTGAATACGTTCCTGATCAGTCTTAGGTACAAGTGTTGGAAAATTACCTTTTACCTGTCCAGCAAGTTGAGCAGGAATTGGTTTTTCCCATTTTTGAATACCTAGAATTTCAGTAACATCCATGCCTTCTAGATTATCTTCTTGAGCAATTTGTGCAGTAAATGGTTCAAGAGGAAGCAAAAGACCCTGACTAATTTGACCACGAAGTTTGACAGTTCGTAGACGTTCACCTTTTACACCATTAAATTCCCGTGGTTCCTTACCTTTACTCAGAAATGGTGCAAGTTCAGTTGGTATCCAAGAATCAATTTCACAATACACGGCAAGATCATCAATTTTATACTCACCCTTTTTAACCACAACTTTCCAACCACCGACAACTGCTACTTCAATAGCATCAGCTTCAGGAATCGGTTGAATATCATCAATTTTTCTTACAGTAGCAAGTTTTCGCATCATTCAACTCCAAAATGTTCTTTAATCACAAGGGCACAAATCTTAAAATCAGTAATATCTTGTTCACCACGAAATTTCTCTGCTTCATCCAGACAAGCTTGAGAACATTCTTTGATAATCAATTCAACAAATCTTTCAATTTCATCAAAACCAATCAACACCTGAAGTCCACGATGAGTTGATTCTGTTTTTTGTAATTGATCAATAATTCTTTGATTCGCTCGTTCATTAAATATATCCTTGTGTTTGTGCCCAGAAGTATACAGCAACTCCAACAAAATAGCAAATCACCATCCACCAAGATTTATACGGATTAAACCTACTAGTCGATAGTCCCCAGATACCACCAAGAACAAATGAAAACAAATTCAAGGTAGCTAATGAAATAGCAAAGAAAGCTTCCACATCACACCTCCAAACTCACATCATTCATAACAAACCAAAGAGGTGTATCGCGTCCGGTCCATTTAGCGAAATCCTTCTTTGCACCAATATAATACTTACGATATGCAACTACAGGATCAGAGTCTTTATACTCATCCGGCATAGCTTGAGCAAATTCAGTAAGCCCAATGTCTGGAATGGTATCAGGACAGTCAAACTCTGTCAAGAAATATTGATCACTTTTATGTTCTCGATTGTACCTATAAGTATACTCATCACACAGAGCAAGACCATGAGCCTTAAGCCACTCATAGTTTTGTTTAGACCTACCTGCCCATAGAGTAGATGGATGATTGGCATGAGTAGGTTTATAAGTAGCTGGCTTACCGTGCTTGTGGTTTACAGTAGCAAGAATCTGAGCCGACTCTAAAAGCATTTTTACTACGTGCTTATCACATAGCATCTGTGCAGCAACAATAGGATCTTGATGTACATGGAAAATATTCATAATTAATAACCTTTATCTGAAACACGACACCAAGAACTGTACAGGAAAAAAACACCCATGTCAAGAGTTTTATGGGCAAAGATGAAGGTATTGACAGGATGAAGAATTTGGAGTAAGATTCGTTCCACCTCAACTCAATGGAAATTAATCATGACTGCAATTAATCGAATTCACCGTGAAGACCTGACAGTAGATCAAGTCAGGGAAATGTTTAACTATGATCCTGATACTGGATTGCTCACACGAAAAGTAAAAGCAGGAAGGTCTAATGTAGGAGATTTTGCTGGTAGTCTGAAGAAAGACGGTTACTATGAAGTCAAGATCAAAGGAAAGTATTACAGGCAACACCGAATCATCTGGCTACACTATTATGGTAAATGGCCCGATCATTTCCTAGATCATATCAATGCTATTCCCACAGACAATCGAATTTCTAATCTTCGGGAATGTAGTGACACAACAAATCAATTTAATAAAGGTGTCCATCCTCTTAGTAGACTAGGTGTGAAAAATGTATCTCTAGTCAAAGGAAAGTATGTCGTTACCTTTAAATTGAACTATAAAAAAATTCATGTTGGTAGGTATGACACACTTGAGGAAGCAGTAGAAGTTGCCCGTAAGTATCGTGAAGAACTACACGGAGAATTCGCCCGTCATGAATGAAATTGTCCAAAAGAGTCAAATCAGGTAAAGTAATAATTACCTCCAGAATCGTTACTGAACTTACTCGCAGACTGCAACGAAAAAAACCTAAAGAGTAACAAAAAAGCCAGAGAATCAAACTCTGGCTTTTTTGTTTTTAGATTTCTGGGTGATGACTTGGATTTATATGAGTCGGATGATCATATTCTCCATACTCTTCTAGTTTCTTATGATCTGGATGAACCATAACATGATGTATATGATATTTCTTTAAAATAGCCTTACCATCATTATACTGTCTATCCAATTGTGAATCTTCTAATTCATCATGGTGTTCTGTACCAAGATAAGTCACTCTAGCCCCATGATGTAGTATAACCTCATTCTCATCGTATTTGGTATGATGAACTGCGCTAAGACCAGCATCAGGTTTTATATGATATCGAACAATATGATGAACCTGTACATCCTGATCATCATTTGCCTCAGGATGCCTTATGCCATTATACTTGTCCTGTTTCCTCTCATTATTAGCATAAAGATCAGAGAAATTACTAGCAACTCTCTTGGATGAAGATGTGCTTGTAAACCCTGCTAAATGATGATCAGAACCTCTTCCAGAATTCATTAACTTCTCACCAATCTCTCTAGGTACAGCACCCCAAGTTTTTATTGGTTTGATATTAGTATTCTCGGGTGTAAATGCAGATGATAAATTCTGTACTGCCCTGTGAGTACGTTTAGGATCATGCATATAGACACCAACACTCTTATTCCCCAATTTATTTCTCAAGTAACCATTAATATTAGCAGAGGAAGCATAACCAGCATCAGGATCTTTAGAACCAGTAGATGTATAGTGTAGTATAGATCCCTTATGAATATCGGATAATCCTTCTGGCTTTACATCTGGGTGATCATGAAAATCCGCATCATACCCAGCACCATATCCATTATTTTTACTATTTCTAGGATATTTGTATGGATCATTAAACTTCTCATCATCTGGATTATAGTAAGGAGGATCAGCAATAGCTTCCTTGATACTTTTCTTACCTCTAATCTCAGCAAATGAAGAATCCCATGAGAGTACATCAGGTTTCTTTTTAACTGGTTCACTCCTAATTTCTGCATGAGACGAATCCCAAGAAAGAATACTAGGTTTCTTTTTCTTTTCTTTAGTATATTGTTTAAACGATTTCATCTAGGTTCCCTATACATTGTTTCAGATATTCTATAATCTTTATTTCTGCCTTTATTATCAACAAACCCATGCCCCCTATAAAACTTCCTTAATCGATCAACACTAGAGGCACCAAAGTCTTTAGAAGGACTTAGAGCAATTCTTTTACCATGTTTATCCGCATGATCAGTAATAAGTTTCATTGCAGCAGATCCCTTACCACCACCACGTTCATTCTTATTAACAACAATCTTAGAGACAGTTAGTGTATTAGATGGTTTATGATGATGTATGTAATGATCAACACCAAGACCATCCAATTTACTTTTCAATTCTTCAAAGTCTGTATCATGTTCGGTAGACTCTAAAATGAATGAGATAAAGGATTTCATTGATTTTCTTTCTAATTAGTTTTGATAATATTTATGAGAAAGGGTTTTTAAGCGACCTATACCAGAAAAAAATTTTGAAGAGGGTAAATAGCAAAAAAATTTACCGAAAAAAATTTTGAAAACGACTTTTGGGGAATTAAGAAAAGTATTTAAGTATATCGAGGCAACTATCTTTACATCAGCCCAGTCTTCTTTCCGGAGTCCCATTATAGCTGTCTCTGAGCGATTTGTCAAGCTGTATCGGTCAACTGTATCGGAAAAACAACACAAAAGCTATCGGGGGCAAAACACTAACACAAACACAGATCCATGTCAATAGCTATAGAAACAACACTAACCTATTGACAATCCTCTGAGACTATGTTAGATGCAGTATAGGGGAAACGTCAGCCAATCCACTAACATATCTATAGAACAATGTCAATAGGTTGCGGATAGGATACGGATAATCCACGGTGACTGTATCGGAAAAACAACACAAGGACAACCCTATTGACAATCCTCTGAGAATATGGTAGGGATGCAGATAAACCACACATACTATTGACAAACCTATAGATATGTGCTAAGGATATGTCAAGCTAATGTGTGAATGTACAAATGAGAATGATTCGTATTCTCGCTTCTGGTTCTGGGAATGATTCTCGCTTCTGGTTCTGGGATAGTTCTCGGTTTGTCAAGTGAAATATTATTGTGTGGTATCGAAGCAACATGAGAGAATATTGTGCGAAATGTTGAAATAATGCTTGACAATATTGTGTTTACTTGATCTACAACAATATTCTCTTACCGTTCAGCCTATTGAACAGTCTCCAGTAGTGCGATATAAATACAAACAATTCTCATTTAGATTCCACCTATAGTGTTTCGGATAGTCTCGGACCTTACCTATAGTATCCATCCCCAGCAAAGCATCTAGAAGCCCCTACAATCGATTTTCTGCCTCTACCCTAGTCTACCCCTTTCCCTATGTTCCTGATGCGATCCTAGAGCGTTTTGATGCGTTCTAGACTATCCTGATGCGGTTCTAGTCTTTCCCTATGAATATTCTCTTATTAATAGTCTCGGTTCTTTGGATATTAAAAAACCCGGATTATCTCACCGGGTTTATATATTACTGACTGATTATATTCTCTTATTCCTTACTCAACAATTCCATATAATGTTCCCAGCGTGATTTTGCGAGTTGAAAAATCGGCTCCATTTCAATTTCCATGAGTTGCAATTCACCCGACATAATCACATATTTTTTATTGTCGGTGATCTTACCCGAATCCAATTGTTTCCGAAGCTTGACTACTTTCCGATTCAGTTTATCAGCAGCATCCTCGGCTTGTTTCCAAAGTGCATGGGCATTTTCTTTGCGTTCATTGTTGGTGAAATACATGGTGCCGATTCCTATTAAGCGTTGACAAGTCCCGATTGTAGCACCATCAGGGAAACGTATGCAAGCGAAAAGTGATGACCCAGCAAAGCCCCTAGAATCGATTCCTTGTGATCACTTGGTCCTACCCTACCAGTCATCCCCTAGAATCGATCCTGCGCTTTCCTGATCGATTCTAGGGGCATCAGCGAACCTTAGGCGATACGGGCGCGAGGATTGAAGTAGTTCACCATCTTGCCGACATAGGGCGACTTGGCAAACGATTCAACTTCTTGACCCTTAATCGTCCCGGAGATAGTGATTTGAGATCCGGCGTCGAACCCATTATTAGTGGTGAACAGCTTGACGATTTTATTATCCCCGGTCCGAATGGTATAGATCGACTTCATTCCGAAATCATTTTCATAGCGGTGAACATTGATAATCGTCCCCGGAACCTTGACCTTAGTTCCCGGCGCAGCAATCGGTTCCTCATTGATCGATTCTGAAGCGGTAGCACGGGCAGCGACTTCATCCCTTTCACGCATAAACATCATCATAGCAGCAGCAAGATACCCGAATGCGTTTTCGGTGATGAATTCCGAGCCAGCAAAGGCGGCAGCATTAAGATTGAATTCCGAGCCAGTACGGGCGGAAATCCAAGCTTGAGCGGCAGCAGCAGCGTCCCGATCCGAATCCTCTACCGTGATTCGATCATCATCCCGCTTGGACCAATAGTGATTCCCGATCATCACTTTAGTGGGGAAATCGGCGTCAGCTTTGCGATACCCGTATTGGCGAATCGCGGCGTGAGCGACGGCGAGGAAATTCAGAGTCTCCACGCTCCACACAATCCGGCCCCCGCGACCGATATCCTCTTCATCGATATCCGAATAGTCTTTGATGTTGAATCCGGCGAGCAGCGAACAATACTGAGCGATTGCCTCAGGGTTATGATGACCGAGAAAATCCTTGAGGCAGGACCGACCGACTTGTTTGAACTCCCCGTCTTTGGCGACGATAAACGTGTCTTTGCGGAACCGATTGATACCACAATGATCGCAATGCTCAGGATTCGCATCACGGTAGTATGCGGGAATCGTGGCACCCGGAACCGACTTCAGAAGAACGGCACCCGTATCTTCCACTCGGGAGATGGTGCCGACGAATTCCCATCCGGCCAGTTTGGGCGCGGACCCGGAAACCGTCGCTTCGATATGATCGCAGAACATATCCTCACCAAACCCGTTGCGACCGATCTTGATAACCTTGGACGCGCCGAAAATCAACGTCGGAGCATCACAACCCAGCTTCGCGGCACGGGCGGCAAGCTTGGCGATTTCAGCCGTGAGTTCGTCTTTGCGGTAGCAGGGGATCAGAGTGGTGATCATGGTGCCGAGTCCTAGTGCGTTGTGGTGAGCCTAGATTAGAGAAAATCGACTGCGGCGTCGGCGACTTCCCATCCGTCCCGCGCGTCCCCGGAAACATCCTCCGAATCCGATTCGGGATCGTCTTCAGGGATGACACCGAGAAGGATCGCAACCTCATCCACCGAGAAGATCCCAAGATCTTTGAATTCCTTGAACGTCTCCACGGTGAAACCCGCGTCGAAAACGGCCTTGATCGTCGCAACATCCGCGCTAGGATCAATGAATTGGAAAAGCTTTTGAACTTGCTGAGTCGCGTTGATCATGATGCTGATTCCTAAGTGAGTTGCGAGGATTAAATTCTAATCCGGATCGATCCGGGTTGTCAACTACTAAATTTCCCTGATGCTCACCAACTCCAGTCCCGGAAAAATCATGGCGAACATATCAGAAGCTTCCGATTCCGACTCAGCAAAAACGTTATAGTCAAAAGTCCACGCCGAGTCTTCGATCATACGGTCAACCAAATCTTTGCCAACCATTGCGAACAGTTTCATGATCAACCCTATCAAAAGTAGCAGCGAAGACTAGATTCTAGGGGAATTCGGGAGCCTTGTCAACTCCCCTTTTCACCTTAACCGTAGAGTGCCTGACGCCAGCGACGGGCAGTCTTCATGGGGTCCAATCCGAATGCCGCGCAAGCTTGATCCGCATACTGATCCCCGACTGCCTTAAGTGCGCGGAAAGCTTCCCGATCCCCATCCTTGTAAGAGTGATCCGCCCAATTTGCGATATCGAACTCGCAAACACAAGGCATGGTAGGATCGATCCCGGAGTGGAACCGAGCCATACGCCAAACATACGCGGCAAACCCGTCTTTGGGTTTCGCGGTACGAAGACCCTTGCGACCCTTGAGTTGCGCGAGAACCGTGTCGAAGGAAGGCGCGATATAGTTTGCCATGATCATCATCCTTGTTTGTGGTATCGAAGGCTAGATTCTGAACTAATTCCGGGATCGTGTCAAGCTTTATTTTCGTAAGCTTCCACCCAAGCTTTCCCATACTCATTATCGGACCAATTGGAAACCGATTCCTCAGGGTTCAGCGAAGGGATGATCGACGCCCAAAGGATCTTTTCCCCGGCAGAATTCCTGACGCGAATTTCAGCCTCTTCCACGCCTTCAATCACCCCTTTGATCGCATTGTAAGATGAGGATTTGGAAACCGCCCATTCCTCACCATCCCAAACACTAATGGTGCAGTCTTTGGCAAGAAAGAACTTGATCAGATGCAGGTAGGCTTTCATGGTGCTGGACCTGAGTGAGTTGCGAGGATTGAATTCTAACCCGGATCTTTCTGGGTTGTCAACTACTATTTTCAGCGACTGTAGTGAACGGGACGCTCGTAGAATCCACGCTCATCACGGTAGATGCTAACGTGCCGACCATAGCGCGAACCATCCTGCCAAGTGTAGGACCGATTCTCCCCACGCTGAATCCCGGACCAGCAGCAATCCCAAGATTCCAGCAGGTTCTCAGCTTCAAGTGCCGCGTTCAGAGTGGGGAACCAATTTTGCATCTTACTCTCCGGTGATCGTTGCGAGGATCAAACTATAACACACAATTTTCGGGATTGTCAACGGGACATTGGAAGACTGATGCGACGAAAATTCTCCCCGGTCAAGCGTTGCAAAGTCTCCCCGATCCGATTGTAATCCGCGACATCCTGACGGAGCCTGTGCAGCGCACCGGGACCAGCATCCCCAAACATTGCGATTTCATTGCGAGCCTCTGCAATTCGTTCCATGAGGCATTCTGCACCCTCACCGAAAATGACCTCATAAGCGTAAGCAATAAACTCATCACGCGACATCGATTGGCCCATGATCATCATCCTTAGAATTGAAAATAAACTATGGTATTTTCAGAAGTCAAGCCAGCAAAACCATAACCATTTTCGTCAATATATTCCCGAACGCGATCAACTTTTTCTTCATCAGTTTCGCAATCAGAAATATCGATGTCATAATTATTTGCGATTTCATCCGCATTTTCCTCGGCATAATCGCAGCAAAGGGCGATAACGTCAAGTTCAATTTCCTCATCGATATCCTCTTCAAGTTGTTGAATATAATCGAAGAGAAGCCGAAGACCATCAGAAGAAAAATTGTCGGGACGAATAGCCTTGAACGCGTCATGGAACTGAGAGAAATTGACCGTCGTTTTCATTTTACGTTCTGCCTTGTTTGTTTGACTGAATACTAGATTGTAGGGGAACTTTTCGGGATTGTCAACTACTATTTTTTGTTGTATTTTTACAACAGTTTAGTAATCGTCAGAAACTGCTTGACAAGTGCCATCTTCATGGATACTGATTAGCTTTTCTCCCGTGCTACCATAGTACGCAATCCATACCGGAGTGTTCTCGTCCATTACAAATTCTCCCCCTTTGTAACCCTCAAAGGTTTTTCCTAGAATGGATTTGCACTCTTCCAGTAGTTCCCATGCTGGCCTACTTCCGCCGACCAATTCCTCAAAAGCAAGATCGGAATAGTATCCGCGATAAGAATGGGGAGAATATAGACCAATGACCGGAGAATTAGGATCAAAACCCTCAAGAGTTTTAATAAGCTTTCCGAGTGTCATTTGTTTTTTTGCCCGTTCCCTTTTCAACATCTCGGAAAGAACGTCAAACATATCTTGAATATCGATTTTCATTTTTGTTTTCCCTTTATTTTGAGAGAACTCTTAAACAATAAAAAAATGAGTTAGTAGCGCGGCATTCATCCCATACACTAACCGTCCACCAAATTGACAAACTAAACAATACGAAAAGAAAAGCGATTACTGCAACCGGAGGGGCGATGAATTTAATATCACCCCAAAAGTTTTTGATTCGTTTAGTGAAAATTTCCATGTTTTTATTCCACACAATCAATCGGAACCCTGCGCGGCGAAGTAACCCAGCAATGATCCTGACGCATATCCCCGTCCAACCAAAAGATCGCATTCAGTTCAGACATGGTGAAATTGTCAACGTCGTCCACCTTGATCGGATCGCAGAATCGATTCCCGCTTTTGAGATGAATCAATGCGACCTTGAAAGGCATGACTTGAGCGATGATGTATTCCTCTTCACCCGTGCCATCCTGACGCAACCAAACACGCCGACCGATACCAACATTCGATTTCAGTTCCATCTTATTCACTCCGTTGTGTTACTGAAGACTTGATTATGAAGGAATTCTGCTACCTTGTCAACAACTATTTGATGTCGTTTTTTTTGCCACTCTCGGATCATCATGCTCTTGACTTTGAGATTTGGTTGTCTGAACACTCCGGTATCCTGAAGACCCATCATCACCCCGACTTCAGCGACGGCACCGGATCGACAAACCCCAGCATGACAATGTACCACAACATTCATACGGTTGTCAATGGCATGGTGCAGAAGCTTGACAAGTTCCCGTGCTTGTGGTTCAGTAATCGCCCACTCATGGTCTTCTTCGATATCAAGGAATCGGAATTTAAAGACTTGACTGAACTCGCAACGTGGAGTAGGGAATTCCATATCAGGATCGACAATCTGAATCAACATGGAATTGGGACCAGCATCAAAATGGAAACCCTTTTCGATATTGGCAAGAGACACATTTTCAATCCATCCCATGATCATCATCCTTTGTTCAGTTAAGGATGCCAGTCTATCATGATCAGCATCCCCGTGTCAACTAGATTTCGATTGTCTTCAGTTCAAAACGATTGGCGCATTCCTCATAACCAATATAACCGCGAGGATTGGCTACGATTCTAGTTTCCCCAATCATATAATCGAATGGTTCATGCGTATGCCCATGAGTCCAAAGTTTAATTCTAGGATTATTCAGAATAAACTCTGATAGATCGCTAGAATATCCACCATTGATTAAATAGTCATCCTGATATCTCGGATGCGTACTTTGTTTTGATGGTGCATGATGACCAACAATTACAACCTTTTGATCGGGCTTTTGAAAATGCAGAGTTTGTTCGATATATTCTAGGCTTTGTTTATGACGATCAACGGTATTCTGTGGTGAAATGCGCCGATACCCATTTTGATCGTCTTTGATTTTCCTGTAGTCATTCATATAATCGGAAAGACTTCTCATTGTGTGCCAGTCTTCCTTATTACAATCCGTCCAAAGAGTACACCCAATGAAAAGAAAATCACCAATCAGTTTATTGTCTCTCTCCATGAAATACACGTTTTTGTATTTAATGCATTCTTCCCGGAGTTGTGTAATAGTACCGTGCCATTCACCATCATAAAACTCGTGGTTTCCTGCAATATAGATTACATGGGGAAACCTTTCTGATACGTCTTTAAAGAACTGTCGATATTCTTTTGCTGCCCTTTGTTTTGCAGATAATTGATTCATACTGACAGAAGAATATGGGGATGTTGGGATATCCAATTCTTCTTTCAAATGATCAGCTACTAGAATATCTCCACTCAGAATTAGAACATCAGCACCATCATCATTATATAAATTGATGGGTCCAAATTCGCAATGTAAATCCGAACAAATTGATACTTTCATTTTATTATCCTTCGCTACGTTTATTGATGCGCTTTGGTTTATTCATTTTTTTATATCGAAGAAGATCATCACGGTCCCGATATTTGTTTTCTTTGGTACGCTTGATCTTTTCAAAGTAATCGCGGTTCATTTTATTTCCTAATTAAATCACAAGGGTTTTGATTTCTTCACTCTCGACCATCACTTGATTGGCGAGAATAACCTGACGTTCAAAAGCTTCCTTTTCCCAAGGCAAAGACCGATATTCCCCGGTCACAACTTCACCATTCCAGCAATTAAGCGACCGACTACCTTTCACAATCCAATTCAATTTGCCAATCTGATATTGTTCAGCGTGGACCAATTCATGGCAGAGAACTTCAAGGAATTGACGCGAAGCGAGCCTGTAATCGACTTCCGCGATCTTGTTGGAACTCCAGTACCGACCATCCCAGCGCGGAGATTTGATGCCGCAAACCCGAATCCAAACGGTATCAGGGAGTTCAAGCTTTTCCTTCAGAATCGGATAGGCAAGCTTGGCAATCTTGAGATTGTTTTGACCGATTTCCCGTGCGAATTGGTTACGATCATAATTCGCCCCATAGGTGATTGCGGTACGGGTTTCATAGTTCAGAATGTCGGTATTGCGAATGTGCATTTTGAAGAACCTTGATTCGTTGACTGAAGACTAGATTCTAGTGGAACTGCGCGAGGATGTCAACAACTATTTGCATCAGGGGAAGTACCAAGTGAGAACCCGATCCTCATAATTGTCTGCGATATCGTTGTTCAAATCCCAAAGGTTATCGTATTCCTTAAACAATTTGAAATTGTCATCATAAAGACCAAGAACCCCATCGTACTCCATGATGAACAATTCGTCGCAAGTACAATGAGGAATGCCAGTAGGTTTCAGATTTTCATGGTCACAATCAAGGAAGAAAACTCCACCCGAGCGACTAAGAGGATATTCCCCCTTGTCTGTCACCCGAGTGTACAATTCAAAACATTCCCAATCATAAGTCTTAGAATTCAGACTGTACTGGTAGACTTTGATCAGTTTCGATTCCATCATTTCCATGCCTCATTGACTGAAGATTAGAGTTTAAAGCAATCGCGGAAGGTTGTCAAGCGAAAAGACGTTCACGGGCAGCAGAAGCAAATTCACTCCAGTTACCACATTTATCTTCCCAACGCAAGAGGGAACGACAAGTATATGAGATGTATTCTTTTTTACCACAAACAGCTTCCTGATTCAGTTCCCCATTGACAAACACGCGGCAATGGTATACCCCATTGATATTCCGCACCGTGACTTCATGATCAACCTCACCAAGAAGGCAGCGTTGAATTTGAATCACTTGTTTATACCGTTCCATTTTAAATCACCCTGAATTTAATCTCATACCCTTCATTGGTGGCATATTGAACCCATTCTAGGAAGTCTTCAATATGCCTTTTTTCTGCATTATAAATTTCATACCCAACAGGATCACGCTCGTTCAAAAAATCATCATCAGCATAGATCGGATATTCAAAATCCTCTGCCCCGCTTCTGACCCAATCAATATAGGTTTGAATGGGATCTTCAGAATCATGGATTTTGTAGGTGATATTGGTAGGGGTTTGGTAAGCGTCGAAAATCATGGTTTGTTCATCAATCTTCCCGGTCTTAATCACTTGAATATCCCGAGTTGCGATGATTTCAATATTCATGCTCATTATCGACCCTTTGCGTATTTGCGAAGCGTTTCCTGATAATCCCTATAATTGGCAGCATTCTTTGCATTACCTTGCCATGCTACCACAATCGTCCCGGATTTTTTAACTCCCCAAAACCTGCCGACGTTACTCTTATCGCCAGCGTGAACCCATTGACCCGGTTGTGCTTTCGACAGAAGTTCAGCGGGAACTTGCCAAATGTCAAACGAAGGAAGATATTTCATTTTTAAGCCCTATCAGCACGATCTTGAAAGTATTTGACGCGACTCAGAAGTTCCTGACAAATCTCCTCCGCAGCAACATCACCAAGCTTCATAGCAATCGACTCAAGCATTGAAGGAACATAACCGCGAGTATAAGCCAGTTTGTCGCCCTTGTCAATGAATTCTTTTCCGAGTTCTTCCATCAGAACTTTAGCGAGAATCTTGACGGTTTCGGTATTGTTCATTTTGATCTACCTTGTTTGTTTGACTGAAGACTAGATTCTAGGGGAACTTTGTGAGACTGTCAACTACTTTTTAGAACCAGTCTCGATTCTTCTTCAGTTCCGCCTTGTCCCGACTGCGCTCGCCCTTTTTGGAAGCTTTGTGTGATCCTGCGCCCGACTTGGTGAACGCGGCGGGAGCGTAGGGATTGCGAGGTTTGATAGTGCGGCTCATTTGATGTTCTCCAGTAAAGAAATCAGTATATAGGAACTTTGCGAGACTGTCAAACAAAAAATCGGGAAATGTCATGGTCGAACCGTGCTTTCTGTTTGGTCAGAACAGCATCAGGAACCCCATGCACGTTATCATAGGCACCATTGGAAGTCAAGACAAACGGAAACTTCCCGGTCAGTTTGTTGTAATCGTTGATGTACTGCATGAGTTCCCAACCCTGCGTGAAGGTATTGGAAACGACAACATTATTCCCAATGCCAAGATTCAAAAAAGTATGCTCAAAGCACCAAGCATGGGCATCAGACAGTTTGCTGGCATTGAAGTGATAGTCCCCACTAGGGCTAACAAAAAACTTATCCGCCTCAAGATGAACGAATCCAGCAGTCTCCACCAGCATCTTAGCGAAAGTGGATTTGCCAGAACCCGAAATGCCGCGAACAAGAATCAGTTGACCGATCATTTTTTTACTCTCCAATGCAGGGAACTTTGTAGCCAGCGTAGGAACGGATCTTAGAAGTGCGATCCGTATGGAATTCCTTGATCTTAACAGAAACTCCGAGATGTTGCAAGCGTTGAATCAGAGTAGTCCCATCAAGATCCTCTTCAAGATATGCATGATCTCCACGCATATGAGAGTAGGGACTGATCATCAGACGAATACCAATCTTGTCAAGCACCGCGAGAGGAACCTTGTACCAACCATGACCCGGATCGGTGTAGCAGTTGATAGTGATCTTCTTCATGCTCATCCTTGTGTTTGTTGACTACAGAACGAATCATAGCATGGTGCCGGAAGCATTGTCAACCCCCGGCACCATCTTTTTTATCGAACAAGCGTGATGCCAGTTGCGACTTCAGCTTTCACAACGTATGCGCGAGCATTGACGTAGGTAGTGTTCAGTTCCTTTTCTACCATGCGGACGATATCACCCCGTTTGGGAGTGGTAGCGGCGTTTTCCCGAATGATACGCTCCACGGCAGCGTGACGGGCAAGATCGGGCTTCCTGCCGCGTTTCTTGGGTGCCTCGGCAACGGTAGCACCAGCAGCAACAGGACCAGCAGCGACCGATTCAACGGCAACCGGAGCGGGTTCAGTAAAGGTAGCTTTTTGTTCAATCATGATAACATCTCCTTCAAAGAGTTCAGGCTTTTCAATCCTCAGAGTTTCAAGACGATCCTTCGCGTATGCTTCAATTTCATCAGTAGAAGGATCAATGTTTTCGTTGATCATTTTGACAACGAATTCGACTGCCGCTTTAGCGAGAATTTCATTCTCCACTTTGGTCTTACCGGGAACAACCCCGAAAGAATTGATGACCCCAACGGCAAATTTGTTACTGTCACGGGAAGAACGAATCCCATCACCAATTGCATTAACTGCGCGGAGAACCGATTTGCCTTCAATGCCATAGGAACCGAGAATCAGATCGTAGTTCATCTTGTGTACTCCAGTCAAGTTGCGATGATTAAATTATACAGGATTCGTTCAGCGTGTCAACTACTTTGTTTCAAAATTTGTAGACTTTTCCACCAGCACGGATTTCAGTAACTCCATCAAGGAAGACCGACCGATAGCCCATCTTGTGAACATTGAATGCCGACACAAGGTCTTCCTTGTTTTGAATCACATTGATGCCACCCTTACTATACTTCCGAACTCCCGTGCGACCATTGATCTTGCGGGTAGTACCATCTTGTTTCGACTCAAAAGTGGCAGTAAAGAACTTGCCTTTTTGAGCGGCGATGATTTTACGGATCTCAGCACGTTTAGCGATCATTTCCATCTTGTGTACTCCAGTTAAGTTGCGATGATTGAATTATGAACTAGAAGAATCGGACTGTCAACAAAAACTTTTCAATCGATTTCGTTGTACCCATAGTCTTCATCTACACCCATTCCAGCAGAACTAAGAACGTCGGCATCAGCTTCCGAATTGGTCATATGGGAATAGTCATCATCCAAATCGAATTCTTCGTAGTCAGCAACCCCACGTTGAAAACCCGAATCATAAAATTCCCTTTGTGCATCAGAGAAAGTATTGTTTTCAATGCCTTGTGTTCGACCATCGTAATACCCAATGGAAAAAGCAACCATATGATCGTAGCTGATTTTCTGTTCCATCTTGTGTACTCCAGTTGTGTTGTCGAGGATTAAATTATGAACTAGCCAGCATCAGGTGTCTAATTGATTGTTACTATCGTCCCACCACAACCGATAGTTTTTTACTTAAGCCCGAATCGTTCACGCATCAAAGCTTGTGCAGTACGAATGACCGACTTGCTATCATGGAACACGGGATCATTTAGCCGATCACAACACGCATTCACGATAAGCTTTGTGAATTTGTTGGGATCGAAGTTAGTGTAATTCCATACACCATTATTCAGTACAGCACCGGATTTAGCTAGTGCATCTTGTGTAAAACTATCCATTTTTATTCCTTTACCATTTAGAAGAAAGATTGGGAAGAAACCCCGTCTCATTGAACATATTGAATGCCCTTACTCCAGCGTCTTCAGCGTCTTTTGAAGTATCCCATACCGCAGCAGAATTAACTTCAGACATAATAGTACCATCACTATCAGTCATTTTAAAGACGCAGCAATACTTATTATTGTAAACTGATTGACCCGAACCACTATAGATTAGTTTATATTTGTAATCGTGCTTACTCATCTTGCCCCCTCACACCATAACCATTCCCACCTTTAAACACAAGACCAGTTTCAGTATATGTAATGGTGCCTTGTGAAGTTTTAACTACTTCACCAATTTTAGGATAACCAAGACGCGGACCAAGATCAATCGTTTTAATTTCTTTCCGTTCCATATTCACTCCAAGATATTGTGTACTCTTATTCATAAACTCAGCAATCATCATCGTCTTTGCAGTATTCAATAAAGTCTTCCCACGATCCAAGAAAAATACTCTCTCGCCTGTAATTCAGAACCGATACTTTGTCTTTCGTAATTTTATATTCATACTCTTCCTGAGCATTAAAATCAATCGGATGAAGATAGATGTTTCCAATACCCTTTTTCAGATGCCCAATCAGACTAGCAGCGAAACATCCCATACCATTTGATTCTGTGGTGCCACTCTTGTCTTTATATCCATTGACAATTTTTCGACCAGTCATAAATTCAGCCAGTTCCATTCCATGAACACTAGGGTATCCATCGAATTGCCTGTAGATACAAACAATAGGCTCATTGTTTTCGTTGTAGATATATGTAAGGCAGCGAGTTCCCATGATTAACGCTCCAAAATAACGTGATCGCCAAAGTATTCATCAAATACTTCAATAAGATTTTCATAATCCCCTGACATCATTTGCTCCTGAATTGGTTTGAAATCATATCCTAGTTGTTTAGAGAGTTGTTTCGCATATGCCATGAGAGCATATTCATTACCATCAGGACCAGTAAGATCGATCACAATAGGACCGGGATTATCAGTTTTTTTACGGAACATTATAGTGTCTCCAAGTATTGCATGAGTGTATGAATTTTAAAGTAGTGAATCGAAGTTGTCAAGCACTTTCGTTGATCTTGCGAACACCAAAGAACATCAGAGTAAGACCTACACCAGCAACCATAGAATTGTACAGAACATCAGCATCCGCATCAAAATCAAGATTACCTACTGCCCCAAGAACAATCAACATACCAAGAATGATCCGAATCATTTTTCATCCCAATAGAAGTTACCGGAACAATCATCAGCACCAGCATCAGTACCGTATTGATTGTACAGCATTTCAATCATTTCATCAAGGTCAGCATCAAGAACAGTAGGATCAAGAATCATTTTGTATATCCTTTATTTCATCCGCAACACCAAGAAGTTTAGATGAAAAAACTAGCCTTGTCAATAGTTTTATGGGCAATCATTGAGTTGTTGTTTTTACGCAACATCCTTGACATAGAGTCCCGATCTAGTGCAAGGGATAGAGCATCAATCTTGTCCCTGAAGCATCCCACAATTTGCTCTTGAAAGACCACATAGAACTTGGAACCGATCTTGTCAATCTTTGCACCAGTAATTTGAACCATCATGGGGTTTCCTCCTGTAGAAGTCAGACAGTATACCGTACTTTTTTGATCCCTGCAAGCTTGATTGCTTTGGCGCAGATCGGGCAGGGCTTCGCGTTCATGGGTTGACCATCAGCATTATACCTTGAAATGAAAATAGAATATGCCCTACTCAGGTCTTTACACTTTGTAATTGCATGAATTTCAGCGTGTAGATATTCCTTTTCGGGCATTCCCACATTATTTGCAAGTTTCTTTTGATATGGGTGAGTCTTAACATAAGAGTTTTGACCCACACTAATCGGATGACCGCGCTTATCAAAAATAATTGCAGTCATTCGTTGTTTTTTACTTGCCATGTTTTTCTTTGATCATATACGGTTGTTGAACTGCTTTTTCCATAGCGAGAAGTTCTTTTTCGTTATAATAATTATAAACACAGGAATAACGATCCGAATTCAGACGCCCCATTGCTTTAATTCGACCAACTTTTTTATTGAAGTTGTCATTAGGTGAGCACCAAGAATATGCAACCTTAAACTTGCAATCACCAATTTGGGTATATGCCATAGTGACACCACCAAGATTAGAAACAGCACCATCAAATTCAAAATTGCGGAAGTGAGCAAATTTAATCTTTTCCATTATAAAACCCCTTTATTTAAAGAAACACGTTGCAACGACACAAGAAGAGAGAAAGATGATTTCCTCATAGGATCGAAGGAAATCATTGAACCAACAAACAAACCCAAAAACTTTTTCCATTTTATACCTCACTCGCAGATAGAGTATTCTGCCATACGTTGCCAGTCATTGTCAACTGTGGCGCGGATCTTGCAGGTAGTGATAAGAGAACGCAGCGAAAGGCCACCTCGCGCTCGATCCTTAACAGTATCTAGGAATTCTAGTGCATCAGCCTTAACTTCTTTGGAATACTCCGGGAGGAAGTTGGGGTCTTTTGCAATAACACGCATACGATCAATCGTTTCATCAAGAGTCATGGAAACGTCGATCATAAGCGAACGGGAACGAATAGCCTGATCAATATCCGACTGATTTTGATTGGTGATGAAGATGATTTGACCCGTGAACTCAAAAGTACGCGGGAGATCATCGTCGCCACGCATCTCAGAGTTCCAAGAGATTACACGCTTATCATAAGAATCGAGTGCAGCCTTTAGAATATTGAGTGCGGTATCGTTGTTCAGAACGGAATCACAATCGTCATACACAATGATGCCGTTGTTGTTGGCATACAGAGAACGGTAGAGTGCCTTAGGAGTGCTATAACCCTTGATGAACACAAACGAATTGCTACGATCAATACCGAGTGCATCATCAGTATCGATAAGCGAGAAATCATCAAGACCACTAGTCTCCAATGCTTTGCGGACGGTATAGGTCTTACCGAGTCCACCCGCGCCGGAGATGACAACAGAAGGCTGAACCTTCTCCGCGACCATCTTGACCGCTTTCTCAAGGAAATCGAATCGTTCATTAATGTGAAAGCGACTCTCGGAAAAGTTTACAACATTAGCGGATGTACGCTTCTTAGAACGCCCATCAACGTATGTGCCGAGTTTTTTCTCTACCATAATCTCAGCGGCACGATGCGTATAGGCAGCACCAAGAAATTCACCATTGACATAAGCTTCAAAACGCTTGCCGACTTGCGTAACACCAGTAAAGGAATTGTCGAACATTGTGTGTGTCCTGTTTGAGTTGCGATTCCGAGATTGTGAAGGAATCGGTTATCTGTGTCAAGTCCTATTTTTGTTGTATTTTTACAACATTAGTTCTTGACAAAATTTGACTTGTATGATAGGAACAAATCATAGGCGAGTTCCATTTCATCTTTATCAATTGCTTTTTTGATAATATTTTTGAGATCAATTTTTAGTTGACTTTCGATACCCAATACGTTTGGGTAGTAAGTATGCTCGATAGAGATAGCAATACCAGCATCTTTTAGAATTTGCAAGTCCTCATCAAAGCCACAATCATCAATATCACCAACATAAGAGTGTCCATTCATTTCCGCAACATTTTTTGCATCTGTAAATGGAATTTTATAGAGTGCGTGAATTGCGCGGACAACCTCAGACTTGTTAATGTGCCTATTGTATACAATAGGAATACGAATAGCGAGACGTTTCATTTTATTATTCCTCAAAAAGAATTACATTTGACACCGCGACCAAGTTCATCCATCACTTGACGGGCATTTCCACCTTCACCAATTACGAATTTATAACCATCAATACAACGAACTTCAGTCATACCATTGATGCCGAATGATACCGCAGATTGGTTTGGAATACTAGCCCCAAACATAACAGGAAGTGTGATTGCTGCGAGGACTCCTAGAATGCAAATGACAATCATCACTTCAATCAGAGTAAAACCTTTGATTTTCATCTTATTCCACCAGTTTGTTGATTGCTTGTACGATCAGTTTAGCTTCATCTTTTGTGAATGTCAACCGAGTATGTGCTTTCTTGCTATCAATGCTATCATAGTATCTGATCTCTAGCAAGTCCAATCCATCACGATCCGGACCGATTTCATACCGATAATCCATGTTATAGAGTTCAAACATCATTTCAAGTTCAAGCTTGTTGTTCATAGTCCCATCCCAAATTTATGTTGAATACAGGCAATTGCAGCGATCTTTGCAGTTCTATATGCAGGACTAGCAGCGCACCAAGTTGCAGGAATTGCCTCTTCGATTTGATTGATGCACTCCTTGATAATCATTTCGGCAATTTCAAAATGTTCATTTTCCGGGACAATACCTTTTTCTTTGATCATATCCCTAATTTGTTCGTACATTTTAGTACCACCCATATTCATCATTTTTAATATGCCGATCAGTTTTAAAAAAGAGTTTGTCCATGATCATATAAGGCCCGAACACGATTGTGACAACAAATAGTAGCACGATGGTTCCGAGTGTGTCAAGGATTTCGTTTAGAAGACTCATTGTTGTCCCTCAGTTGGTATCGATGAAACCAATTGTGCCTGACCCCCGTGAAGAAGTCAAGCACAATTTTTGTTGCTTTTTAACAACAGATAGTTTTAGAACATCCCGCCTGTTGTGTAGATAAAAATTTTCAACTTGTATTTCAATGCCAATTTGATCATATGCGCCGTGCCATTCGATTCCCCATCCCATACAGCAATAAGTGCATCAGCTACCTTCGCCATCTCTTCATTCCTAAGATAGCCAGCACGTTTTCCATACCTATTCCAATCAGCAGGATGTTTTTCTATCTTAATATTGTTCTCTATAGCCCATTGTTCACCAAAAGTATCAACACCCCTAGCACAACCCGACACTACGATATCAATATTAAATTTAGATTCTTCTATTGCTTTCCTAACTATTTCATAATCGACAATAGACCTACTTCCAGCAATAATTACTTTCATTCGTTCTTTGGCATTGCGAAAATTTCAGATAGATATGCGAATACTTCTGCTTCAGTCTGACAAATATACTTTCGGGTTAGGTAATTATCTCCAGCATCCCTACCAGTAAACTCTACCATAAAACCATTGTCATAGCGAAAAACATTAACATTCTCATCAACTTTTTTAACTTTACTGTCAATTTTCATTTCATCCCCTTTTACCAATTTTCACCTTTTTGGAAACCATCCAAAAATTCTTCATAATCATCTAATGATCTAAATGTGGGAATGTCTACTGCCCATTCCTCGACCTGTACTTCATTAAATTCCTCACCCCTGTTTTGAGCCGTTATAAATCGTGATGCCTTTTCTCTTGTGGCTTTTCCCTCAGGTGTTTCGTGGTATTCAATTAACTTCTTTCTTCTTACTTCTTTGTCCTGTTCCGTATGTTCTCGGACATTGGCACAAGATCGGGAACAAAATGTCCCCTTCTTGGTATGTTTTGAATTACATCTCGGACAGATTTTTTGTAGAGTCGTCATTTCTCGTTTTCATATGCTGATATAGTTTCAGATAATACTGAAAACTTCTTGGGTAGTGTTCTGGGTTTGGAATTGCTTCTGCCCCAAATAAATCTACCATATCATTATATATTTTGATAATGTCTTCGTCACTCATCTTTACTTTCGATCTGTAGTTTCAGTTTCTCGTTCTCGGTTTTAAGTTTCTTGATTTCTCGCTTTAGTTCGTCAATCTGCATTTTCTTCCAACCAAGTTCATCATATTTATCTTGAAGTGACTTAATTTCATCTCTATCAATTTCTCTTAGTCTGGATTCTGGATTTATAAAAATCTTTCCTCGATCCCAATCGAATCCAACAGACAATGATTTTACCACAACAGAAGGAGTTCCACCAACTGATCCAACACGATACACAGGAATTACTACTGTATAATTTTCTGGGTTATCTCGACTTGCGTAACCAGTTGCACGATCATATGCAAAATCAACCGCTCGTTTCAGTTCTTCTAGATTCATTCTTTCTCCAACCAATCTGAAAAATCTTGAATAGTGAATGTGTTACTATCTTTTATGCCCGAACTCAGAAGATAAACCACAAACATTTCTTTACTTGAAAACCAAACATTCAATAGCTGATTACCACCACAAAATGTTTCTTCAAAATCTGATGGGCATTCTTGACTATTGTGGATAGTATTTTCTAGGATTTCAATCCAAGGAACAACATTTTCGATTACTTCATTCATTTAATCACCTCACTTGAGTCTGCTTCTGATTTATCTAGCCTTAGTTCTAGGAAAATAGGAAGGAATAGACTTTCCTTGTTTTGTTTATTCTTGATTCTGGCATTATACTTGACTGCTACGATTTTGCCAAGTAGTTTTTCTTCCAGAAGTGTTTTTCGTTGTTCGTCTGTAAACCCCGAACCAACAGAGACTTCGATTACACCATCAGAAGATTGACAGATAATAGCACCAAGCATTCGTTCATACTTACCCGTGCCAGCCTCAACACCAGTAATAATTAGATCACAATCAAGTTCTGCCTTGAATTTAATCTGAGACTTGGTTCGTTTGTTCTCCCAAATACCATTAAAGTCTTTCAGAATAATGCCTTCTTGACCTTCACTTAGATAATCATTGAAGATTTTTCTTGCTTCATCAATATTAGATACAACATTAGAATTCACAAGTTTAATCTTGCTTGGTAGATCCATCATAGACAGAGAACCAAACCTTTCAACATAAGGAGTTTTATAAACTCCCTTTACGAAAGCATCATATTCAACCTTATCCCAAATGGTAGCATGAATTTTTGCTGCCTCTTCATCCGAGATAGTATTCTTGACTGCCTTGTTTAGAATTCCATTGCCAGTCTGACGATCAGCATATTTGTCGCCTTCCATGACAAGAAGTTCACCATCAAATACTAGATTCTCGTTATTTGCAAGTTGAAGAAATTCGGATTCAAGATTACCTAGAAGATCAATCTGTTTACCATTCCTAGTACGAAATTCGACCTTACCATCTTTCACAATAGCATTGAATCGCATACCATCCATTTTCAATTGAACATATGCGGGAAACTTAATTTTATCAATCAATTTGTCTTCGTATGGTGAACAGAGCATACATGGATAATCAGCAACAAGATCCTTCCAAACAGCATTTGCAGTTGCAGTCGATACCCCACACTTTAGGTCTTTCTGAATAATTCGCTCAATGACTTTTGCATCATCTTGATCCATAGACTCAAGAATAGATTTTAGATGTTGAATTCCAGCATTACCAGTATGAGTACGATTTGAAAGCTTATTCAGTTCACTTAATGCCCAACCAAGATCAACAAATGGAAGATCTAGCCTCGTTTGATACTGAGGAATCTTACGAATATAAAATTGCGTAAATGGATCAAGAGTAAGAAAAATTACTTTTTTAAGAATAACATTATTCTGATTTTTCTTAAGTTGTTCGATCTTATAATTCCTTGACGTATTAGCTGCAAGATCTTCAAAGAATTTGTTGATATTCATTTACGTTCCTTTTTCGGTGCAGAGCAAAGATAACAAACCTTTTTTACTGGTTCTGGTTTTTTGACTTCTGGTTCTTGTTTTTTGACAATTCCCTTAGTCAATAGTGCTGGAATTTGTTTAATCATAAGAAAGCACCCATCCCCTTTCTACAAATTTGTCAACTCGTTTTTGTTTTGCAAGAATAATATTAATTGGAAGAAGCTTTTTACTCTTAATACACTCATACTGATTTTTTGAAATGTAATATTTGTCAGCAGAAATGTCATAGTAAGGCAAAGTGTGATAAAAGTCAAACTCTTTATGTGCCTGTTCAAATGGTGCCATAACAATCGTTTGCATTTCGTTTTTGAATGTATATGCGTTATTGGTCACAACCTTATTTGCCACGGTTCCATTAGACATTTCATAATTTGGATCACAATCTTTAACACTATCCCAAATATTGTTGTCTTTCATATAAGTGTGAAATTCATTGATCGCATCGTATGTCTTAAAATACATATCAACATCATTATATTTTTCATTATGAATTAGAGACGCAGAAATTCCACCAGTAACAATACAATTATTGAAAAGAAGATCTTTTAACTCTTTGTCGAAATCATTCAATTTTAGATACACGATAGTTTTAATTTTCTGTTTCGTGAGTTCAATTTCAGTTCTCTCTTCAGTAGTAAACATCACTTCTCCAATAATTTAAATTTAATTTCCCCATCGTTTTTCTCGTAGGACCAAGACTGATTGCAAGTCCAGCATCTTACCATACCGATTGTGTTATTGCAAGGAATTTTTTCGCGTGTGGGGGAATTTGGGTCCACATTAAAAAGACATTCGTATTTACAATGTGGACTTGGGTGCATTATAGCTCTACCAATTCGTAGTCTGATTTGCTAACACCACATTCGGGGCAGCAAACATCATCAGGTAGTGATTCCCAATCTTCAACCGACAGAATATGACCACAAACAATACAACGCATTACTTTATTATCCATTATAGTGTCTCCTTAATTTTTTGATACGCTTCTGCATGACGTTTTTCAACTTTGGCTAGTGCGGCAAATCGTTTCTTTGCCAGTTCTAAAACTTTTTTAAATTGTTCTGCGTGTTCTTCTGATTCTTTAATTTGAAGGCGAGCCTCTTGTGCAGCAACCATATCACCTTCATTTAATGCTACAGCCTCAAAATGCGGATACATTTGAGTATATTCATAGGTTTCACCTTCGATTGCTTTTTCAAGACATTCTTTGGTATTTGGTTTACCAATTAGCAGTTCAAGATGACCCCATGCGTGTAGGATTTCTTGATCTGCGGTATGTTCAAAATGTTTTGCAACATCTTCAAATCCTTCTTCACGGGCAATCTTTGCAAAATAGCGATATTTGATATGCGCCATTGATTCACCCGCAAGTGCAGACTCTAGATTTTTCATTGTAACTGACATTATTTCTCCTTTATTAATCGTGTTCGAATTCTTCTACTTCAAAACCATCTCGGGTTGCATATACTACAACATGATCACCAAAAACTTCTAGAAAAAAATCATCTGGAATTTGACTCAGTTGGTGACGAAGATTTTCCATGTTTTCGGTTACACTTTCTGGAACCAGTTCATGATTATGACCACCATAGTCGGGATCATCGACCCAGACATTTTCTTCATCGTCACCAGTATATTGACCATATTGAATAACACCGTACTCTTTTGCATTGGTTGCAAATGCAATATAAGCATAACAACTAAATGTGCAGGGAGAACCATCATTAAAATATGGTGTATATTGTCGCCAACCAATATAATTTACTTCTGGATTCTGTTCAAAAAACTCAGCAAATAAAAGATTGAATTCTTCTTTCACCTTTGCCTGAAACTGTGCTTTCTGTTCTGCAAATTCTGCTACCAGTTTATCAATTTTGCTCATAATATTAATCCTCAAGTTTAATAGTTCGACGTTTCTTTTCTGTACCACTCATCCAAGGTTCGATTGACATATTCTTTAAATATTGTTCCATTGTGGGTATAAATCCAAGATCCTGAAGAATGTGATCCTCTGCTACATCACGGGGCGAATATTCTTTTCCCGCAGAATTTACCCGTGTTCGACCAAAAATCTTTTCAACAAGAAAACAACCAAAAGCAGAGTGCAGTATAGCACGATGCCTTACATCTGGCAATGCTGCTTTCGTTGAATCAATGAAGTCATCGATGTCTGCATAATCATCAGCAACACCACCAAATTTTTTTGCATGGATTCTTGCATGAAGATAAGGTTTCATTTCAAATTTCCAATCATCATCAAAATGCTAGGCATACTAAACATTAATGCACATAACCAGAAAAAGCTAGATTTATACCAAGGCGCATATTCGATCCTCAATAAATCACATACTTCTTTTTGCGACATATTACTAACATCAATATAACAAATTTTTCGATCTTTCATTTCATTCGGCTTTCCTTTTATTCCAAGATTTAATTGCTTCTTCTTTTGAATCACCAAGAATCGATGCATCACAACCGCCAGCATTACCTTGACAAACAACTCGCCAAATATGGTAGTTACCAAACTGATCTCTTGCGACAGGATAAACTGTGTCCAAAATATCCTGCTTATTTAGATCGTTGCCGCAAAATGGGCATAGTTTAAATTTCTTGGTCATTTCACACAAGATTTTTCTGTTGGTCGTTTGAAATCTTCGTCCCAATACTTCTGATGGATTTTACCATCAATACATTCATTTGACGGTGTTGTTACGGAAATAGTGTAAAAACAAAATAGAACGAATACACCAACAATAGTGTAAAATATGATGTGATCAATTTTCATTCAAATCCTTCATTCATTTTGAGATATTCAATATACTGATCAATATCCATAATCTTTACTTCGTCACATTTAAACCCAGGTTCCCAGTCATATAGAAACCACTCTACTGATGATGTATGTTCCTCAAATACGATTTTCATCATCATTTCATAATCACGAATTAGAAGATCGGAATATAGATTATCATAGATTGCATCACGAATGTCAAGAGGTACGCTATCAATATAGTTATCTCGTTCTACTTTATTTTCATAAAGCTTGCGGAAAATAGTTTCTTTTTTCATCATCAAGTCCTACGTTCAGGTTGTTGTGTTGTTTTACTCTTACAGGGCATCCAAGTAGAGAGTGTAGCATAAATTATCGAATCCGCAGTTTTATTTCGGTATTCGGGAAGCTTTTCAAGTGAATTCCTAATAATATCTCGGATCTGCCCAAGAGTCACTTCTCCTTGTGGACAAAAACTAGTTCCGGTCAATGTATCGGCAACTCCAGCAACATAACCAAGAGCAAAAGACTTTTCTTCTACATTTCCAGTCATAAATGAATAAAGCTTGTTACCAGAAAGGAATTCTGCATTTGCTGACATAGAAATAAAAAGAAGAGATGAAACAATTAGTTTTTTAATCATTTTCCACACCTTTCAAAATGGTTTCCAACAATCGAAGATAACCAATAGCTTCGCCAACTGCTTTTGCATCCGTTAGATATGTGACATTCATTGAACGAAGTTGTTCGATAAGTGGTGGAAGTCTTTTTTGAATATTATCATAGTTCATAGATTTGTTTTCCCGTGATGTGACCGAACTTTTTTATTGGAAAGAAGTGCATCTATTTCTTCCCATGACCAAAGACCCATATCCTTTTGTGGTCGAGCATCAATACCAACATCAATTGCTCGACCATCAATCTGCACATTTCCATGAACATGACCGAAAAGATGATAAGAACCGTAGTGCATCTTTTCCCATTCATAGATTGGATAGTGAAACATGATAACATCTTTCCCATCAAGTTTCAACTTTTTGTAGTGCTGAATACTCTCAAAGTATTTCGACATATTATTATAATTTTTGGTAAGCCATTGATCATGGTTTCCAAAAATGAAATGGAGTCTACCTTTGAGTTGTTTCAGAATCTCTTCTGTCTTCTTACTATCCCGGAATGAGAAATCACCCAGAAGATATACCTCATCAGTCAGAGAAACTGTATCATTCCAGATTTGAATCATTTCAGCATCCATCTCATCTGCCACAGAATGACCTTTGCGAGTCTCTGGGGCAAATTTCATGATTGATTTGTGGCCGAAATGGTTGTCACTTGTAAACCAAATAGTCATTTAATATTATCCTGAATAAAATTACGCATATATTCTAGTCGCATCTGTTCATCCATCATTGTAAACTGATCACCAATAGAAGTCAAGTGGTCAATCAAAGGATAGTATTCCTCATCGACAAGTTTTTTATTTAGTGAGAAAATATCCTTCTTACGGGCAATAGCTTTCAAAGTCAAATAATAAGGAGACTTCAGTTTAAGAACTTTTCCCGACTGTTGCCCGTAAACAACAACCCCTTCATGATGAGACAATTTTACTTCATTGACAATATTTGAAAACCTTGAAATGCCCCAATGTGGTCGCATAACATCAAAAGCGTTAGCAATCAAATCCAAATCTTCTTCATGCTTCAAGCTAGAGAAATATGGAGAAGAATCATTAACATCTCGCGCACCAATCAGATATGCACCAACTTTTTCAGGAATGATATGTGGATCATCGGAATCAACAATTTCAAAAATATAGGTATACTTCTGCTCTCGGATAAGTGGCTCCAGATGCTCAAGATATTTCTTAGCGATATCCACAAAAATAGAATCCAATGATCCTGTTGTGGAAATAACAACATCGTTCACTTCTGGAACCCAAGTTGCCGCTGCCATGAAACCATTGATTTTATTGACATATAGGCACACTTCATCACGGTCAATATCCATACCATTTTCAAATCGATTGAAGATTTTGGTGAATGGACGGATTACAATTTTGCCATCAGAAGTCTCAACGTGTCCGCGAGATTCAATCAGTTCTGGATCTTGATTCCAGAGATTGTCAAAGAAAACTTTTTTGACATATTTCTTGACAAATAGTCCCGGATACCGTTTGGATTCTTTTCGTGTGATCAATGGTTTCATGTCATTCCTCTCGTTGTCAGGACTCCATTAGAACACGAATTTCATCATCTGTCAAGTCTCTTTTCCTTTCAAATACACTTCTAATGTTTTTGCAGAAAGGTCCAGATATGCAGATCCGTCTTCAAATTCAACAAATGCGGCATCTGGATCATTAATAATAACTTCAAGATCGGGATGCGTCAGAATATAATCTTTGTATTGAAAGTCTGCAAAATACTTTCGAAAAATAGTTTGCTTTCCATCAAATGTTGTAAAGATTACACCAGTTTCGCCATTTGCACAATCTTCACTAATTAGTTTTCGTTTCATTTTCAATCCTCAACAAACATTTTATATTCAAGATCGGCAATCAAAGCACGAATTCTTGTTGTATCTTCATCATGAAGTGCAGATTTCATTTCAATAAGAATTGGTCTAAATTCACCAAATACTTCCTCGATCATTGCACGTTTCACATCGTATAATACTTCTTTAAATTCTTCTTCTTGTGATCCATAGTTTTTATGGAATGTTTCTTTCACCCAAGCGTTTGCTGAAAGTTTAGTTTGAATCAAAACTTCTTTTGCAATATTGTATGTCCCATATGTTTCTCGCATATGAATATCAACATCGGTATATCGAAATTTCATATCACGGATTGCTTTTTTATTGCCCGTGAGAGCATAGGTAATTGCTTTAGCTAATTTTGACATTTTTAAGTTCCTCAATTTGTTTTTTCAGAAGTTTAATCTCAGATTTAAGCCCTCGATTTTCATAGTCTGCCCAACCAGCTCGATCTTGCATTTCACGCATTTGTTTTGCGAAATCACGATCAGATGGAGTTAGGTCTTCATCGGGGATAATAATAAATTTACCCGCTTCGAAATCGAAGCCACTATTAGCAAATTTAACAGGAACCATTGGTCTTGAACCAACTGTAGAATATGGTAGTTTAATAAGAACCATTACCTGTTCATAATCATCAATGCGTTCTAGGATTCGCTTTAGTTCATGCACTTTCATTTCGTTCTTTCCACATTTTAATACATTTATCGATCTCTGCAATTTGTTCCAGTCGAATATCGTCAATAATATTAAATCCAATAAATTCACAATTCATATTTCGCTGAGTCATTTTCCAGAGTTCATTTCGATGTTTTGTTAGAACATCAGTCACTACGCAATAATCATCATTCATCTTGGAATTACCTCCTCAGAGACAGGAATCCAATAACCATCAACATTATATTCAAGTACAGGCTCAGACATATTTACAAGGATTTTTCTGGCTTCGTCAAGAGAAATACAATTTGCTTCGGCATATGATTTAACCTCCGTTGCAAGAACTTTATTATAGTAAGTTGCCCATCGTAGCTTCATGGTCGATACTCCAGTTTGATACATTTCCAACCTTTACGTTTTGCCCACCACATTTCATAGATTGCTTTCATTATACTCTCACCAGCATAAATTTGCAACCATTCTTTTGATCCGTGTGCAGGATAGTTCCAAACATTTACCTCATATGTCCAACCCATTATACTACCCCAAAACGTTCTTCTAACATATCAGCAAAATCATAACCGTCAAATTTACTACGTTCTTTCAATTCTCTTGTTTGAAATGCTCGATCCGCTTCTCGTTCTGCTTCACGCAGTTCTTTAGCGCATTCACGAACAATCAATTCGGCAAATTTATCAGCAAATTCTTTACTGACAGCGTTTGCATAACCTTCAGGTCGATACACACCATCATGAGTCATACTATCCTTGAGTGCAGTTTCCGCAAGTTCTTTAATTCGTTCGTTCATTTAATACAGGCCCATTTAACTTGTGTATATTGTTTGATGTTGATTAGTTTGCGCTCGTTAACATCCCGAAATTCTTTGTAATCATAAGTACAAATATGATACCAAGTATAAACATCTTTATCAGAGTCAATCGTTGTACACTCAAGAACATACAGACGTTGTGTTCTTGAATCATCGTCAGGAAGCCACCTAGAAGCATCACTCCAAAATAGATCCTTATACTGAGATGGCAACTCTTGTTTAGATGGAAGTCCGTCGATAATGCCAGTTCGATATAGTGTCATCATTCAACTCCGAAAACTTTTTCCATCCCAAGACAAATCTCACGGGCTTGATTGCGAGTCAAATACTTTTCAGGATAATTATACACAAAGGCAGAACATTCCAAAACAATCAACTCGGCAAACTTTTCAAAATCCTCTTTTTTAAAGATGACAAGATTTTGCCATTCTTCGTCGCCGCCTTCTGCACTCGGATATCCAGTAGGATACCAAGCGTTGGTATGTTCTGCGAGTTCTTTAATTCGTTCATTCATCAATATCTACTCCAAAGTTTTTGATGATGCACAATGCATCTACAATTCCGCCATTGCATCCTTTCAGATATTCTCTGGATACCCTGTCAGGCTCAATGTTGATTAAACTATCGTCGGTTAATTCTTGTTTTACATCATCGTAAATAGCCTGTTTAATTAATTCTAGGAATTTTTCTGGATCGAATGCTTTACCGAAATAACCATCTGTGTGACTCTGCCGATAAAGTTCTTTAATTCGTTCATTCATGTGCATACCTCACGAGGTTACTGGCAAATTCGTTTCCACGTTTACGGGCAAACTGAATATACTCTGGTCGCATTTTATCGGTCATGTTGATATCTAGCCAAATTTCACATCGTTTGTCAATACGTTCCAACCAATCGTCCCATGTAAACTTAGAACCACGATACTTTGGATTCATCATAAATGCAAAATCAGCAGCGACATTTGCAAGAATGATCTCGGAGATTTGCATTTGTTTTCTTTGACTGAGCATTATTTAACTCCAAAATATCGTTTGAGTCTTTCTGGATATTCACTTGCAGGAAATCGATGATCTACAAAATCTTGAATTACATTAGCACATTCGATAATCAAAATATCAGCAAAAACCTTGTGATCGACCATTGCTTTAGCTTCACCAGTATTCCAGAAATTATACACTTCTGTAGAGTCTTCTAGAATTTCTTTAATTCTTTTGTTCATTTCGCTTGTCTTTCAGAATTTGTTCAATCTTTTGTTTATAAGCATTGTACTCTGGATTTGATTGAATGTGGTGCCAAAAATCATTCTTGGTGTTATTATCCAGTACATCTTTCAATCTAACTTTTGTTTTTTTCATAGATCAACCAAAGAAAATTATGTACATGACATATGCACAGACCACACAAAAGAACCCAAAGAAAATCAGAAACAGAATACCGAATATAGTCATTATATCACATTGATCGGAGAAGTCAACTGTTGTTTTTCATACACAACAATCATATTTCTCAGTTTTTCTATCTCTGTTGCCGCTTCTTCAAGAAGGTCTGCAATTCGATCTGGTTTACCTTCTTGAACAGACTTTCGATCTGGAATTTGTCTACGAATTTCTGCCCGTTTGCGAAGGCGATAAACTAAATCTTCTTCTGTCATTCTTCAGCCCACTCTTTATATTCTGTCTTTGGTGTATATGGAAAGGTTACTGACACTCGACTTTTTCTATTTGTGAAATGTGATTTATATTTCTCACCTGTTTCTTTATCTGTATACCAATCCCACCAAACAATGCCGTCAATATCATATGCACCAGTTTCGTCTTTGAAAACATGACTGCATCGACGATTTTGAAACAAATTATCGCCAACATGATTCCATTCCCAATCTTCACCAGTCAGAGGAACAAGAGGTTCAAACATTGCAAGAGTCTTGAATAGATTGATTGTGTAAGGTGCTGTTGTTCCAGAATGACCTTCTTCAGAAAATATTTTAAGGAGAGTTAGAACATTTTGACAAATTGCGTATTGCATTTCGTCGTTAAATTGATTGTTCTCATCTAGCCAACCTGCTGCTTTAAATTCTGTCCATGCGTGTTTTTCAAGATTATTCATTTCTTTTCCCATAATTTCCACCATTTACGTTTAGGTTTAATTTCAATCGGCTCAAACCATTTTGCAGACTCACCACATTTATCTTCATCTTTTCTGCTTAGGTGACAAAACTCAGGATTTGCTGATCCGTCTACTAAACTGATACCATTATTTGGATGATGACACCACATAGATGGTTGAAAATATCGACAATCTTTACATAATTTCATTTTGTTTTCTCCGCAATATCTTTGTAACCTGCCCATGAAGGATGAATTGCATCCGGTTGCAGTCGATTGATTCTGATCACATTATCGCTATTTTTTCTGCAATGTCAAGAACAATTTGTTGAATCTCTGGTTTGATCGCGGGAAGAATCCAAAAGACCCGTTGACCTTTGACTTTCTCTCGCATTCGTTCAAGTTCATGTCGAGTCTTTACGCCTTTATGATCATTTGAACCAAGACTGATAATGACAGTATTTGCAGTCAGATCATTTTTAAGATAATCACGATTCCATTGCCAAGTGTTCCAACCACCTTTTGCATACAAAACACATTCTTTTTTAAATTGGTGAGTGCCGACTGCGATACTATCACCAATAATTAAACAATCAATCATTTCTGTTTTCTCTGATAATCTGGTGACTTCCAACCAACAAAAAGCATAATCGGCATGACAAACCAAGCAAGTTTACTGGTTGCAAAGATACCACAGATATATGCAATGAGAATTAGCCAAACAGGACTATTTCCAAGTCGAATCATAACATTTTTAAAAGTTTCCATTTGTATTATTCCTTTGCATCAAGATATGGTTTACACCCAAATTGTTCCGAAATACTAGTTTCTGTTTTATAACCACATTTTTTACAGTAAGAACAATACTGACGAACAATTCGAACAGTAATTCCCACACGAAAGGCTTTTTCACCACACTTCGGACATATTTTAGAAATCATTGCGGGATTTCTGTCTTCCATATTATCAACCAAAATACCAAATTACTTTTTCAAGTGCAGGAATCATTTCATGATTCATTTTAACATCTTCTGGATGCATCCATTCGCCTTTCTCATGATCCGCAAGTTCTTTACGAATTCTTTCTACTGTTTCTTGAAGAGTTGCTAGCGTAACAGCATCAGCAACCTCCATTGGAACAAGAAGTCCACCATCTACAATTTTAATATCAGTCATTTTCTTTCCTTCCACATTTTGATACATTCATCAATCTTTACAAACACCCAGCAGTCTGGAATATTCTCACTCATGAGAAGTCCCTTGAAGTAAATGCGTACCCATCTTCATCGGTCCAATCGTATTCTGGATTGAATGTAGGCCACGGAGTCTTTTTACCTTCTTCATTATGTTGAAGATTTTTATGTCCGTCATCACGAACATAATTAGGTGATTTTTCGTTTTCAACCATTTTGACAAAATCTATCCAATGAATTCTATCACCATATTCATCTTTGATGATTTCGGGTTTTAGAAACTCTTTCCATTGTTTCCATGAAGTCAGGTTATCATACTTATATCCTTGAAAAGTAAAAGACCATCCCCATGATGACTTACCGATATGATACTGAATATCATATCGGTGGCAACATTCACAGACATTTTTAACCACATAATAATTTGTTCCCATTATTACTCCTCATTTTTTGATTTTTCAAAGCCAAAACTCTTCGATTTTCTTTTGTGCATCTTCGATATTATTTTTAGCACAAAATGCTTTTAGTAATCGTTGATCGTGATCTTCTGCCATAATCGAGTTGTGAATTGCTAGATATCCTGCAATCTGTGCTTGTCCATATGAATCTGGACCAAAACCAAACACACCATAAAGAGCATGACGATACGAACCTTGATCAACAATTTCAGCTTGATAAATGCGTCGAACAACTGCACAAAATACTTTTAGTTGTTCATCTTTAGAAAGAGAATTCCAATAAGCTTCCTGATTATCTTCAATTCGCTTCATTGCTTCATTAAAATCTCGGGAAAGTTCATCCAAAGATTTCAGAATATCATCTTCATTTTCATCCATTTTTTCAACCTTAGTTTTTTGAATTAGACAAATACTATATGCCTTCTTGATTGTTACGCTATGCTTGCAGCACCATTCGGCATATTTACCGACACCTTGATTGAAATACACACAGTTTTTGCAATACTTTTTAATTTGCGTGTTCATCACAAAGGGTTCTCATCCAACGTCCACCACGAAGTTTACCACGATTACCACATACTTCGCAAGTGTTTTCTGCCCAAGATTCTGTTAGACGAATAAGTCCATAGATATACCCATCACCACCAGTAGTATGGAAGCGTAGACTACCAAATTTTTCTTTTACTTGATCGACAGTAAATTCTTGTGGGTGTGATCTTAGATGATACTCAATATTTGTACAAAGTTCTTCTACGATATGAAACCATCCAGCACCGATCTCAAACCCACCATACTTACCAGCAAACATAGTGGGAAATTTCTGTTCCATATGTCGTTGAAAAGCAACATATTTATTAGATTCTTCTTGATATTGTTGATCACACATTTGACACACTCCTTCTATAATTTCTGTCAGTTTACATCA